TAGGTATACCTGCTGCATTAGATGCAATGAAAGCTAATTTCATTACAGGAATTAAGAACTACATAGATGTAAATGATATTGCTTTCCACTAGGCTTTTATTAAGTTTGTATCTGGAACTGACAATAGAGCTAAAAATACATATTTCCAAATTATTGGAAAACTAAGAGAAGAAAACGAAGAAGGAGAATTTGTTGAGAGTGGTAAGGGGGATTATCTAGTTAGACTTATTGGAGACGACTTAGATACTATCTTAGTAACTGATAACAACGGTCTTCAATCTAAGCCCTATAATTTGCTAGAGACTTCCTATAGAGAAGCTGACTCAGTATATTGGGGAGATGCTAACAATGTATTCTTCTATATGTTTGACCAATGTTTCGAATCTGAAATAAAAACATATTTAGTAAGTGTTATAAATACTGCATTTAAGAACAGTAACAGTATGGAAGATAAATCAAATTACTTCTATAAAGTGTTCTTCAATGTTCAAGAAACGTTCCCAGCAGTAGCATATAACCATACAGCTAAGATATATTATGAAAATGCTTAGGCTATTAAAAATTCTAAGGTACTTTCATATTATAGTAACAACGAGATTGAACCTATCGAACAAAGCCACGGCTCTTGCTTAGCTTGTGAGAAATAGTTCATGACCAAGAGATTTGCATTCCTTTCTACTTATGCATAGACTTCTTTAGGAGCTATTGCACTAAGAACTGCAAGTTCTGCAGGTAGTGGTGATACTCTGAGATTAAGAATGGAGTTTGAACCATATTAGGATTGCTATCCTGTTTATCATTACAACGGTAAAAACCTTTATCTATCTAATTTCTAGACATCTAACTTTGATGCAATTAAGAATTTAGCATAGACAGGAAATAGTTATACAGCCGAAATCAATCAAGGAGATCCTGCAATTAACCAAGGTATATACTTAACTACTTTATATAAGAAGTTAAATATTTTAGGTTTAAAGATGTCTACTATTGATGCAGATTTTGCTAGAACTACTGAGTTCCAAATTGATAATGCTTAGTTAGACGATTATACTAGTCTATTCCCAAGCGATTATCCGGACTTAGCTATCAGCTTATTTACTCCTTCATTCCCAGTGTTAGAGAGCTTAACTCTTAGAAATATGACACTTCCTACAGAAATGGATTTGTCTAAGTTCTTAAAGTTAGAGACTATAGACTTCTCTAAGACTACTACTAAGAGCGTAGTATTCCCACAAACTGGTAGACTAAAGAATGTAATTCTTCCTGATACTATAGAAACATTTAGAATCTATGATAATCCAGGATTGACTGATATTACATTTGAAGGATTGAATAATTTATCAACAGTATATATTGACTGTGATAATGTAGGAAGTTTTGATGTAGCTAATTTCTGCGAATAGTTAATTAACTGCAATGCCCTTCAATCAGTAACTATTAGAAATGCTAATCTGTATATAACAGAAGATGCATTAAGAAAGATGATTCTTACTAATACTTGTAACTTAACTGGAGATATTTACATTGTAAATACTGCAGGAAGCACTTAGTTGAAGGCTATTAGCTTTGCTACAAAGCAGTTATTAGTTAATACATTTGGAGACATTTCTAGTTCTTCTTCTAAGATTAGAATTCATTTCCAAAGTGCTGAAATCCTAGACTTTAGTTGTGCAGGGGAAGTTTCTGTATATTACTAGGCTGGAGAATCCGGAACTATTGTTCGTCAAAACCTATTTGACATTACAGTAGATTCTGGTAATGATGTTGAAATAAAATCTGGAACTAACCCTTATAATCCATTAGTAAATGGATACTTAGATATTACTTACTCTATGTCAGGAGTATCAACTGATATTGCTACTATTGATTAGACTGGTGCTATTACCTTGAAGAAGGAATCTAGTAGTACTGCTACAGTAACTATTAGTATGAAGGTTGCTAATAGTGGAACTCCCATTAGAAAAACTGTTAAAGTAAGCTTCGCTTGGAAGGCTCCTTAGCTTGGAGACTTTGCATATGCTGATGGTACGTTTACTAGCTCATTTGATGCTACTAAGACTTTAGTTGGTCTAGTGTATGCAAAGGATGAAAGTGATGATACGTCTGGAGTAGTTTACATCATTGGTAAGGAATACACTGATGAAGAAAAGTCTTACTACTTAGGATATAGTGCAGATGGAAATTCTGGTTCTCAGGAATAGATATTACAACAGCTGTATTAGGTACAAGCCTATTTGTCTAGCGTGTCTGTTTCTAATTATGAAACTGTTTCTGGTACTGCTACTCCTAACTTAATTAATAATATTAATGTATCTACCTACAACATACAGGTAAATACAGCATTTGCTGGTAAGTCTGATACTGAATTATATATTAATCATGTAAATAGTAAGTTACTTCCTATTTTGTATAATAACTCAGCTTGTAAGCCTTATATTAGCAGAAAACAAGTTTCTTCAGGAGGTGGTACTTCATGGGAATACTACATAGAATCTAAGTCTAACTTAAATAATCTATGTGAAGCTATTCAGACAGTATGGACCAATGCTTCTGGAACAGATATTATGAGCTGTCTATTATATCCATACTTCTATAGTATGTAGGTATATGAACCGTCTGTAAAGGATGGAGAAACTCTAAATTCAGCTTATAAGAAAGGTAATTGGTATGCTCCTTCAGTAGCTGAGTTCTCTAGAATTATTTACTATAGAGGTTATAGTGTCTCTGGAAGTAATTTCAATACTGGAGATACAGTAAGATAGCCTATTAGTACCTCAGTTGCCAATGGAGGTGGAGTGCTAACAACTCCAATTTTCTCTATTGCATATTCTAGAGCTAACAACTAGTTCCCATCTGTATGGTCTAATATAGTAGGTTCTGGAGATAATGCTGGAGTAAATAATATTACTACTTCTATTAACTCGTCAGCTGCTAACAACTATTCTTATCAAAGAACTTAGCAATATGACGGAGGTTCTGGAGGTTATACATACTCTAATGAATGGGTTACTGGTAGTTATAACGACCCATCATACTGGAACACAGTTCAATATAATAATGCTTGGAGATTAACTAAACATCAAGGAGTACCATTTACTAAATTTAATTATTCTAAGAATGGCTGATAATTTCATGCAAATAAGTCACGATAATCGTTATTATGTAATTAATAAGGATGACTCTTTGAAATCCTTACTCACTCACGAGGAGCTGTTAAGGCTCCCCTTGAGTGTTTGGAAGGAGTTATTTGAGCGAAAAGATGGAGTATGTTATTTTAAATTAATGCTTCCAGTTTTAGAAGCAGCTATTAAAGCATATGATAAATCATCTAACGTTGATTCGTTCTATTATAACGACAAAGAGTATTGGTTAGATAAAGCTACTAGAGTCGGACTACAAAATTTAGCTAATTGTAGTACTGGTAATATGTCTTTGGTTCTTGGTAGTGAAATAATCGAATTACCAGTAGACAAGGTAAAAGAATTTCTAGCTTAGCTAGAGGTGTACGCTGGGAAATGTTATGTAAACACAACTCAACATCTATTAGCTATAAAAGAGCTTAAGACAGTTGAAGATGTTATAAAATATGATTATACTTCTGGGTATCCAGATAAGATTACGTTAAATGAATGAGAATTTAGAAAAGGATAAAATATAGCTAGGGAATGAAAAGCCCTAGCTACTTCCTTCTAAATCATTACTTAATACTATAAAGCTTGGCTATGATACTAAGCCAGTTCCTCCACCTCCTGAAAATCATATTGATTTTATAGAAGGGGATTCTGTGATAACTACCATAAGTACAGGGTTTGAGCATAATGACAAGCCAGTTCCTCCACCTCCTGAAATCAACCTTAGCTGTAAAACTCCGAAACATAAAAATCCAGATTCAGTTATAGGAAGTGTAGATACGGGATTCGGATGTGATAATTAGCTTATTAGAGAATGTCCAAAACCAAAATATAAAACTCATTTATGTAAAGAAAATTATTTAGGCGAGTTTAAAACAGAATCTGAGAAGACGCTAGCTAGAACTAATCTAGGAGTTTATAGTAAAGAAGAAATAGATAGAATTGTAGGTCAAATTGTGGAAAACAATAACAACAATTTTATCACTAAAAAGGAAGTTCAGAATATGATAGCCGACTTAGATTTTGTAGATTCTACACTAAAATCTTATGTAGACTACCAAATACCTAATAATTTATTTAAATTATGAGTACAACACAAATAAAAAGATTATTTCAATCAAAAACTGAATTTGTCCCTATTACCTTAGCGGAGGCAGTAGTAGTAAACACCTCTAATATTCCAGGACTTTCATCATTAGGAATAACAACTCTTGACAAGGTATTAAGAACTACAATGGGAGTTGTAGGAACTAATGCTGGAGATATTGCTGTGTTGAAGAATACAGTTCAACAAATTAATACAGCCTTAGAGGGTAAACAGGACAAGCTTACTGCTGGTGTAGGTATTACTATTTCTCCAGAAGGAGTTATTAGTACTACTAATAGCATAGAACTATACAAGATAGTTACTTAGCTACCAACAGCGTCAAAAGACTGTTTAAATTCTATATATTTAGTTCCTGCACCATCAGGTACTGCAGGAAATATTTTTATCGAATATATTTGTGTGTATGAAAATACGCAGGCGAAATATATTTGGGAAAAAATTGGAGAAGTCCAAACAGATGTAGATTTATCTGGTTATGTAACTAACGAAACCTTTAATTAGACTATTAATATTATTAATGGCTAGTTAGCAAACACTATCACTGCTCAAGATGTTACTACATCAGATGGTGCTTCTAAGGTAGTAGTTAATTATACTATTCCATCAGATTTATATGACAGTATGGTCAATACAGATAGCACAGACCAAGTAATAGGAGGATAATCATGGAATTAACTATTAAACAACTTAAGCAACATGGTTAGATATTCGTTCCTTAGACTACTGCTGAAGCTGTTTTAGTTAAAGATGGTGAAGAAGTAATTACTCTTGATAATATGCTAGAGAGGAAGATTGAGTAGATTATTACACCTGCTGGGTCTGGACTATAGGCATTTAAGCAAGAAAAGAATATAATTCTTACTCACTCCAACTCCATAACTGCAAATGAATCTCCTTCTTCAGTAAAGGTAAAATACGATAATCGAGGACACATAGTAGAAGTCGCTCCTACTAGTAATGTGACGGTAATAGTGGACCAAGAAGGTTATCTTTAGTATAACGGGTCAGAAGACCGGAATCTGCTTCTGGGGAATGATTTTGGAATAGATGAAGATAATAAAATTATACTAAAATGGAATCATTTATAATATGGCACTATTAAATTTTGCTAATACCTATGCTGAAATATCAGGCAATCTTACTTTGCCGGAATCTGCTTCTGGGGATTACGTAAAGCTATTCTTTTCTAAAGACGGTCACATTATATCTCATGGAAAGGATTTTACTCCCACATTTACTCCTACAGTAAGAGGTTTAGTTCCTATTTCTAGCGGTAAAGCCACTGAAATATTTAGAGGAAATGCTACCTGGGCTGAGATAACAACCACAGACTTGCCAATAGCTGAAAATACTTCTATAAATAATACAACAACCCTATTTACTACTCAGTAGGTTCATTAGGTAATTAATGCTAGCTTTGCTGCTAACGATGCAATGCGGTATAAGGGTACTATTACTTATAGTAATGGAAGCTATACGACACATACCGTTGCTGGAGTAGAGGTTTAGGGATTTCCCACTAAATGTGAGGTCGGAGATACCTATAGAGTAACTTCTCAGGGAACTTATGCTGGATAGACGTGTTCAGCTGGCGACTTACTAATATGTATACAAGACGGAACAGGAAGTGGATTAAACACTGCAGCTTATTGGACAGCTATAGAAGCAAATATTAACGGATAGGTTAAACACACTGTCAACGGTACTTCTATATATGTTTATAGTAATAGTACTAATACATTTACCATTTATGCTCCAACAACTGGTGGTACTTAGGGTTAGGTACTACTTAGTAATGGTAGTGCTGCTCCTACTTGGGCCGCACAGTCTACTTTAGTAGTAGGAGAAGCTAAGAGGGTTAGTAACGCATTGTCACTTGGTGCAGGCTTAACTTTTGGAACTGCTGGAGTTACTTATAATGGTAGTGCAGCTAGAACAATATCTCTAGTAGCCGCAACTACTACTACTATAGGAGGAGTAATTGTAGATAAAGACTCTACGAATAAAACAATTTCTGTTACTAGCGCTGGAAGCATTTATTTAACTAAACAGAATGTTATTAATGCTTTAGGTTACGACCCAGCGGCAGAAGATTCATGGAGACCTATTACTATTGGAGGTGTATCAATCGGAGACAAGACACTAAACTTCGTACCATCTGGAGATGTTTATTTAAAAGCAGACTCTAACGGGGACGACATACAAGATATTAGTTTTGGAATAAGCTGGTATAATATCAGTACTAAAAAATACGAAACAGCATAATCTATGAAGATAGCATACAATCCTACTACGGCGGCAGCTTTAACAACTGCTCCCAATAATAATGATATAACCTTTGACTTAAAAGGCTTAAATATCTTTACTAGAGGGATAAAGTTTAAAGGGACAGATACTACTTACTCGGTATTTAAAAAACATACTTCTAGTGGAAGTGGAGGTTATAACGGATTGGTGCCTGTCCCTTCATATACTGCAACAAATGTTAGATTTTTAAGGGAAGATGGCACCTGGTCCATACCTGCGGCTGCGGCTGCGGCATTCATTTATACCCAATTAACTAATCAAGATCTAGATGATTACTTAGACGAAGGGAGATGGTACTATGCTGACGGTGGTAATACCACAACGAACAAACCTAGTGGAGTAGATGCATATGAATTATATGTTGGTCAAAATGCTAGTGGTTATCGTTATTAGAAATTAATTACTTCTAGTGGTCTGATATGGTTTAGATACCATGATTCTTCTGCTTGGAAAACTTGGGTTAGATGGTATACAGACATGAATACTGATTAGAAAGTATTGTAGTCTGCTACCACTACCTCAAATTATAGACCTCTTGCTTTAGGTTATACTAACACAAGTACCACTGCTGATTTAAGTGCTAGTGTTACTTAGCAAGTTTATGTAACTACAACAATATATGCTCAGCCTAGTACAGGTAGTCTATGGGCTAATAAATTGTACTCAGGTGGAAAACCAGTTCTTACAGAACATCAATCATTAGCTAATTACGTTACATTAAATACTGCACAAACTATAACTGGTGCTAAGACATTCACAGTTAATGTTACAGCAGCAGGTTATAAAAAGACTAATTCTTCTGACTCTTATGTATTATTAGGTGGAGGAGGACATAAAGCTGTATCCGACTTCATGTTAAAAACAGAAGAATTATCCAACAATCTCACAACCATTACTAAATCATTAAATGTTACACAAGCGTGGATGGATACAGGAATAACATCTACTAACCTTCCTGCTAATGGAACTTATATAGTATAGGTACAAGTTAGTGCTAACGATGGTACAGGAAATATGTATAATTGCTATAATTCTGGTGTAATGAGTTGGTATAGAGATGGTACTAATGATACAGACACCGATGAAATTATCCTTCACCGTTCTGGTCATGCTTATGGAAAAACAATCTACTTAAGAACTGTTATGCAAAGTTCTGGAGTTTTAAAATTATAGATAGGTGCAAGTGCTGGCATAGGCGCTGCTTACACTTATACATTTAAATTTAAGAGGATAATATGATAAAAGTTAAAGATGGATATGCAAAACTTATAGGAACCACATATCAAGGAAGCGCTACACAAGTCCTTCTTAGCAACGGAGGAGACTTAGAGTACTCCGCTTCGAGCAAAGCCAGCACCCTAGTTCAACGAAACGCCAGCTAGCATATTTACGCTACTTATTTTAATTCAGCTATTTCTGATGAAGCGTTAACAGATATTGGTTCCGTATATGTAAGAAATACTTCTGATACCTTTATTAGAAGAGTGAGTAAGACTTAGTTTTATTCAATTTTAGATGATAAGTTTGTAACTCTTGACACTACTCAAAGTATTACAGGAGCAAAGACTTTTTCTACTAGTGTTAGATTTGCTAATAATGCTAGTATTATATAGAATTAGAATGATACTAGTAACTATACCACTATATTGAAATGGTATAAAAATGGTGCATCTAGAAATACCTACGACCCTTCTATAGGACAGCATAATACTGGAGGAGATGGAAATGGTTCTATCTGTATACTTCCATATCCTACGGAAACCAGTCCTTGGGGTGGAACGGTGGGTCTGTTTATAAGTAAAGGAGTTTTAAAATTAGACGGTAAATCAGTCGCACTAGCTGAGAATTACTATACTAAAACTGAATCCGATGAGAGATATGTGAATGTAACTGGAGATACTATGACTGGACCTCTAATAGTAAAAGCTGCTATAACAGGAACTCAATTAATATCTACTATTGCTACAGGTACCTCTCCATTAAAGGTAACTAGCACAACTGTGGTTACTAACCTTAATTCAGACCTATTAGATGGGTTACATGAAACTTCATTCTTTAGAGCTAGAGGAGATTAGTCTATAGCAAGTTCTGTTCCTACAACTACCGAATTAGCGACTAGTAATAATCTATGTGGTAGCTGGAATGTAAAGTATACAGGAGCTTCTGGACACCTAGTATAGTTTAATGCTGGAAGTGGAAGCACAAGATATATGCAGTTCTACTCTACGTATTCTGGAAGTTTGTATTGGAGAAATAGTACAGACTCAACTTTGAATACAAAGTCATGGAAAACTATTGTAGATAGTGCTAACTATACTGGAATAGTTTTAAAGATTGGAACGGCTACAAAAGGTTCTGCAACTCTTCCTATATACCTAAATGCAGGTACACCAACAGCCTGTAGTACGACTCTTGGAGTTTCTATTACAGGCAATGCGGCAACAGCAACCAAACTATAGACTGCAAGAACCATCAATGGAACATCATTTGATGGAACTGCTAATATAGTAACAGCTTATTGGGGTACTGCACGAACTATTAGTCTATCTGGTGCAGTTACTGGTAGTGCTTCCGTTAATGGTAGTTAGAATGTAACTATCACTACTACCTACTAGTTTGGCTCTATTGATGGAAGATATGTAGGAGGTAATAAAACTGCTAATCATGGCTCTTCTGGAAGAGCTTATACAGCTGATACATATTCTTCTACATTTGTTAATAAGGCATTTGTAGCATTTGCTGAACGAGGTTCTTGGGCTTACGCTAATAATGGATATGTATCTACAGATACTGGTGTAAATATTCCATTGGCGGGAACAGCTATATTCTAGTGGGGAGCTAGTGATACGAATAAGACGTAGTTATATATAACTCCACATAATAACTCAGGAGTAAGTAATCCTGCTGCTAATGAAATGTTATTCTATACAAGCAACGGAAGTGGTTATACTTCTGCTTGGACTAGAGTATTAACTCACAGAAATTATACTAATTATACTGTAACTAAAACCGGTGGAGGTGCAAGCGGTACTTGGGGAATCTCAATTACTGGTAATGCTACTGCATCTTCAAGAATTAACTCATCTTCTTCGGTTTAGAATACTGGGTTAACTTATTACTCCTCTGGAGGCTTTGTAGTAGGAGGAACTGCTGCTGGAGGATAGTGGGGAATGCCCTCTGATAGTTAGGATGCAGCCTATAAAAACGGTTAGTGCTTGAGGATGTATTGGGATTCTACATACTATACAGATATTCTATCTGGACCTAATAATATGGGAACTACTCATGGATTATATATGAGATAGATTGTCAATGGGGCGGTAGCTACAGGAACATTTGCAGGAGGTTGGAGATTAATTCTAGATAGTTATAATTATCATAGGTATGGAGATACTAGATATGTTACATCTCTAGGGACAAATGGTACATATGTGACTTGGGTTAAAAACGGAACAACTAATAATTTAACTGTCCCATACTCATCTTATTCTGGGTACTTACAATCTCATGATACTAGAAGTACTAATAATACTCCAGCATAGTTCTCTAGCGGAGCTAGATTTGAATTTAAATATAATAGCACAGATGGACTAAGTAATGGAGGAACTTACCATGGAATCTTACACTTTAAGCCTTATGGAGGAACTACAGATTTCTTAGGAGGTTAGACGCATTAGCTAGGATTTACAGATGGTGGAAATTTATACATGAGAACATCCACAAGCTCTTCTGCTTGGGGAAGCTGGAAGTTAATTTTAACCTAGACTACTGCTGACGGAAGGTACGTTACTTCATTGGGAACTAATGGAAACTATCTTACATGGACAAAGGCAGGTACTACTAATAATATTACAGTACCTTATGCCACTAATTCTAATAAGGCAAACTATATATATTATGGTTCTATAAGTAATCTTAACTCTCCAAGTAGTTGGACATCAGATGGATATAGATTAGTATATGACACTTACTCAGGTTCAGCCTCAAACAAGCCAGTATCATAGGATAACGCCAATGGGATAATTACTCTATTTAAAAGCAAACATGGAACATCTAATTAGTATGTATCATAGTTAGCTTTTCCGAATAATACGAGAATGTATTTTAGGTATGCTTCTGCGGGATCGTTCTCTTCATGGTATACTATAGCCTATACTTCTGATATAAAGGATCCAGCTAATTATTATTGGGCAAATGTTAAGGTATCAGCTTCCTCTAATTCAGGAACTTCACCTACGTTTAGTACTGCTTATACTTCAAACTGGTTCAGAAGTACTGGAAATACCGGATGGTATTCCGAAAGTTACGGCGGAGGTTGGTATATGACTGATAGTACATGGATAAGAACCTACGGAAGCAAGTCAGTTTATCAAAATACTGGATAGATAAGAACAGACGGATATTTAGTTACTAATGGTGGAATTACTATAGGAGCTACTTCTCCGAATAATGGTACTTATAAATCACATGTTACTGGAAACTCATGGTCTTCTGGATATATTAGAGCAGGTGCTGGTTTTTATCATAATTCAGTAAATAGTAATAGCTATGTATTGTTAGCTGGAGGCTCCTACAAATCATTAGCGGACTTCGCCAAGGGTAATGCTGGTGCCTCAAATAGAGGAGTATATGTAACTAATGGAACTGTTACTGCTATGACATATTACTTAAATGCTACAGTTAACTCTGGAGCATCTGGCAAACTAGCTTATTATAGCGGTACTAACTCTATTGACGACTATACTAGTACTGTTGGTTCGTCAGGAACTCCTATATATCTTTCTAGCGGAGTTCCAACCGCTTGTACCGGGGTGATGGTAAAATATTGGGCGTCGTATGCGATATATAACTACAGTGGGACGTCGGTTACATATTCCAAAAATGGAGGGAATTATAACTTTGTAACCTCTACTTCAAGAAGAGATACTGGTAGATACACTATAGGAACTGTTTATCCTTCTGGATAGACATGGTATACTACATTGGTTTGGGCAGTTGGAAATTTAAATGCATCAAGTTCTAGCAACTCTGCAAATTCTTTGTTATATTGTACTTTAATTCGTGGTTATAATTCTGGGTCTACATATTATTGGTATGTTAATACCGCTGATGATGCATCTACTAACAATGGAAGTTTTGAGTTATTCTTCCTTTGTTTTTAACTTAAATTAAGTTTTTATATTAAAAGAGTATTACTATAATTGATTGAACCAAAATTAATGATTTATGACGTTAAATGATGTATTGACAAAACAAAATGTAATCACCAAGATTATTCTTAAAGATGGTGACAAAGAACTCCCAAAAGAGTTAAAAGTAAAGATTATGCGTATCAGAATGGCTTATAATAAGATTAAGAAGCAATTCGATGATGATACTCAAGAATTTACAAATCAGATTATATCTGATGAACTTAGAGAATTGGCTAATAAGTCCGAAAGGACTCCGGAAGAAGAAGCAAGATTCAACGAACTCAATGATAAAACTAATTCTGAATACCAAGAATATCTTATTCAGAAGGGCTTCGAGGAAGTTAAAGATACGCCAGATGATGTAATCACTATGGAAGAGTATTCAGATATTCTAGATGTTAATTCCGGAAATGATGTAGAAATTAACGGAAATTCTGTTAAAGCTGCAGACTTAATGGAAATTGTATTTGACTTATTTGTAAAATAATAATTTATGGAAATTGTAAAAACAAATGAAACGTATCAAATCTCTGATACAAAAGTGGAAAAAGGCTGGGAAATGACAGGAACAGCTACTAAGGATACTATCGGTTCCATTGGGATAAGTTTTTCTGTAATGAAACCAGGAGAATTAGTAGAAGAAATAGGAAGTGGAAACTACAATTTAGAACCTAATTCGGACAGAATTAATATTAATTATAGTACCTACGAATCTACAAAGGCAGACTTTGTAGAATACATGGAAGAAATAGTTAGTGCAGTTAAAACTCATTTCTCTGAATAATATGGGAAGAAAGAAACCTAACGTACCAAGAGCCGGAGTTAAACGTGGAGGAAAAATCAAACGCAAGTGTAAATAAGAGGCTGTATAAGCTACTTATTATAATATTGAGATACACTCCAGTAGTGCTGTCTATGAATGATATATTACATTCAATATTATCATACTATAACATCAATTGCTATATTTTGAGTTGCCTTGGAGGAGTATCTTTAGCATTTCTCGGAATTTTATACATCATATCTTATGTATTCAGATTTTGCTACTTGTATAGGATTCCTTTATACTTCGTTACCTTAACTAACCTCATAGCTCTATATGATTTATACGTTGGAATCAACATCGGAGATTTACAGATGCTTAGAGTATACTTAGTATTATTTGGAATAAGCATGATTTCGTTCATTTATCTTAAAGTTAAAAAGAAATGTTGAAGTCTATAATAAGAACTTTGTTACAGAAATTCATAGATGACATTGACTCTGATAATTGTAATATTACAATGGAACAGCAGAGTAAGATTATTTCTGTATTGTCGAATATCGCTAATCCAGATTAGAGAATGAGTAAAATTTAGGCTTGTGATTATCTTGGTGTTAGTAGAGCTACGTTTGACAATTATGTTAGAGATGGATTCATTCCGAAAGGAATCAAATAGGAAAGTTTTAAAGAACTTTCTTGGAATAAAGCGGACTTAGATATATTTTTGTCCAGTAAGAATTAACTCAGCAACGAGTTAGAAATCGGGAGCCTTGAATAGCTTATATTATGATAACATAATGTAACTGTTTAAGATTCCCGATTTTGTTTTTAGCATCGTCCAATATCACTCTTAGAAATGTATATTATAGTGTAGTTCTAGAACAGATAAACATTAATTATTAACATTTAAATTGTAAACTATGAGTGATACAAGAACTTATATCGTACCTGATGGTTAGGAAAACAGTACTAACCAGATGCTGCCTTGGATGGCTATGATGAACGGTGGTATGGAGGATTCGGAAACGGAATGTGGAACAACCCGTTCATGTACTTAGTTTGGATGTGGATGATGCGTTGGATGAACAGAGGTGAATGGGGAGACGGAGACAACTGTCAAAAATTACAGTCTGCTGAAATTCAAGGATAGTTAGCCGGTCTACGTGAGTAGATGAATACTAACTAGAATACTCAGTTGTTAATGGACGCAATCAAAGGTAATTCCGCTGCTCTTGGTCAACTTGCTACTAACTTAAATTGCGACTTTGGAGTATTGAAAGACTGCTGCTGCAATATCCAAAATGCAATTACTACTGTAGGTGGACAAGTAGGATACACTTCTGAAAGAGTTATCAATGCCGTAGAAAGAGGTAATTGCGATGTTATCCAAGCAATCAACAACTGCTGCTGCAACACACAAAAAGCTATTATCGAACAGGGCTACCAAAATCAACTAGCAAATGAAAGACAGACTTATCAGATTACTAATAGTGTAGATTCAGTAGGACGTGCAGTAGAAAGAGGATTCTGCGATTCTGCTTATGCAACTCAAACTCAGACTTGCGCTCTTCAAAATACTATTAGAGACACAGGTACTGCAAATACTAATCAAATTATAGCTAAGCTTGATGCTATGTAGAATCAGGCTCTATTAGATAAGATTGATGCTTTACGTGAAAAGAATAGTCAATAGGCTGTTGTTATTAATAATGCCCAGTAGACTGCTGCATTTGGACAAATGATAGGTCAAGCTACTTCTCCTATTGTTGCTGCTGTTAATGCTCTACAAAGTGATGTTAACGGAATTAAGTGTAAACTTCCTGAAACTGTAACATTACCATATAGCTGTGCTACTGCTGTACCTACTTAGGCTGTATTTAACGGATACGCTTTAGGAACTTACGCAGGATGGAATGGCTGTGGATGTAATAACTCTCTTTGGGGTTAAGAAAGGAGGTAACTATGTTATTACCTACTTATATTAATGTCAATAGAGGAGGAATACCAGCTATTAGTAGTTTGTCTGTAAATGTTACGACTACAGAAGTGTAGTTTGATTTTAACAATCATCGTAATATTGGTGCGCCATTTAGAGGATTACTAATCGTAAGACTTAACTAGGCTATACCTACAGGTACTACAACTACTCTACCTATTGTCTTCACTTCTGGTGGAGGCAATCCTTAGAGATTAACTGGATTTAACGGAGCAGATATAACAGTTGCTCAAATATCTGGAACAGGAATTTACCTATGCTGGTTTGAGCATACTACTAATACATTACAATTATTAACAGGAATTGCATAATGGCATTTTAGAATTTAAGGAATAGTAATTAGCTATTTATCTTGCATAAAGATTCTGTCCCTACTTTGGAAATTGGTAAGGTTACTAACGTATCCGTACCAGTTCCTAAGTATGGAAACCCAGGAATGTATAATCAGGAAATGATAGTAGATATTACGGCTGATATAAACGGCACATCTGCTAATTTCCAGAAATTACCTGCAATGGGAGACATTGCGGATTTCGGAAATAATATTGTGGTTTCCTGCAACAAAGAAGCAATGAATAGTGAAGTTTCTTCGATGAAGCAAAGAAGCCTGGATATAATTAATAGTATTGAAACACATTAGAGTATTATTAAAGGATGTGACGAAATTCTATAGCAATTAAATCCAGAAATAATTGAGAAACAGAGACAAGAGCAAGAGAATAAGGCTTTGAGGGAAGAAATTAATTCTCTTAAAGAAATGTTCAAAGAATTTATTAATACATCTTTAAAATAGGAAAAACATGGCAACAATAATTGAAATTCAGGAGTCAAAATTTGAACATCTTTCTGATTGTGCTGAACAAATTGTTAAACACGGAAAGAAATTGATGCATTGTTTATCAGAACTAGAAAGTAAATCTGGTGAGCATTACATGGAAAGATACGGAAAACGTAGACGTGGTGGAATGAGAGATTCTGATTACGACGACGAGGACTACCCAAGATACTATTGATATGAGAGCAGCTTTGGATATGTATGACGATATGCCAAAGTATATGCGTAAGTACTTACAAAACTATGGTTGGCATTTCAATAAGGCTTTGTGTTCATACGCTATTTCTTTTATGAAAAAGGGAGGGAAATCCCTAGAGCCAGTATCCAAAGAATACATTGATAAGGTATTAACTCAGAACAACATTAAATTAGAAAATAATGTTGGATATGATTATGTATTTGTTGGCAATATGTGTAAGGCTGATTACTACGGAAGTAGTATAACAGATGAAAGACATTTTGCTCTATACATTAAGGATACCATAGACGATGAAGACGCTGGAGATGGTACTACTATGAGGAGATGGTATGCTACTATGGTAGCTAACGGAACTATGGTAGACTGGGAGGATGTGATATGACACATTACAGAGTATTGTTTGAGAGATACGATTGGGATATAGAAGTTTGCATAATTGTGGAAAATCCCAATGTTCAATACATTTTAAGTAGATTAAAGGATTTGGGATGTCCAGACGATGTTTTACATAGAGCAGCTTCTAGGATAGAAAATTACGAAAATTCAGGTTTTACGTTTACTAACCAAGAAGAACACAAAAGCATCATAGTTATAAATAGACCGGATTCCGCAGAGGAATTTATAGATACTTATAACCATGAGAAGAACCATGTTGAAATGCATATATGTAAAGAGTTTGGTATTGACCCATATTCTGAAAAAGCTGCTTATCTAAGTGGTTAGTTGGCAAAAAAGTTATTTAAGGCTCAGCTTAAAAACTGGATAAAATAACTCTATATAATTAATAGGAGAATTTTCCGAGATTGGGAAGTTCTCCTATTTTTGTTTTGGTAAATCTGTAATTATGATTATATATTACTGTGAACACATAAACATATAATCTTATGAAATTTTTTACTATTGAAGAATTAACGAAAAGCACTACTGCTTAGTAGAAGGGAATCAAGAATGTTCCTTCTAAAGAGGAAGAGCAAAATTTGATAGCTCTTATTGAAAATGTTTTAGACCCTCTTAGAGAGGCATATGGCAAGCCAATTATTGTTACTAGTGGTTATAGATGCCCAGCTCTGAATAGGGCTGTAGGAGGAGCTAGTACTAGCCAACACATGACTGGATAGGCTGCCGATATACGTACAGTTTTAGATACTAAATCAGAAAATAAAAAGTTATTTGATTTAGCTCAAAAATTGAAATTACCATTCGATTAGTTAATAGATGAACATAACTTAGATTGGATTCACATAAGTTATTCTAATAGAAACAGAAGACAAGTACTGACTATAAAATAATATGGGAGAAGGTAAAACCAATATGTTCGGTAAAACCTATAATACTATTGGTTCTACCGATTCTAATTTTATTATAAAAACAAAAGGAGATTTAAAAGTCTAGTGGGGAGGCAAATTTATTGATATTATAAAGAATGGTAAAATTGCCTCTTCTAGCACTAATATATTAAAAACTGCATCTAGTTCCGATGATATTTCAGATAATGGAATATATTTAATACCTACTGAAGAAGGCAACGAAGTATGGATTTCTATAGATGGAACTAAAGTAAATCTAGCTGGAGAAGTAGGAACTACGTATGTATCATTCTTGGCAGAACAGAAGGAAGTAACTACAGATTAGAAATATACGGCATTAACTAATGCAGGGTTCTATTATGAAACTTTAGAAGAAGCTCAGTAGGCTGGTATAAAGGCTGGAATCATATTTGTAATAGAAGAAAATAAACTTTACTTAGCTAAAGAAGGGCAATTGTCTGAGTATATTGCTTTATCATCTAATACTGGAAATGATAAAAATACTTACTTTGATGAAATTACTATAAAAGATCTGAAAATCTATAATGATGGATCAAACATGACCATTTCCAGTCCAAGCTTACAATTTAAAATAAACGAGCAATTAGCTATATCATTAGATACGTAGCTTAGGTCTTATTTAAGTATAGCTATGTAGACTGGAACTTTCATATAGTCTAATAATGCTACTTCTACTAGTGGGTATAGGTTATATGTGAAAGATGGTAAGTCTATATTAGAAGTAGATTCTTTGGTATGGAGAGATATGGGACAAGTGCTTGGAGGAACTAGCGCTACTAGATTAGATGATGTAATTGTCTACAGCTTGCATAGTAATGTTATTCAGTCAGCCTATTCTGATGAAAACAATGTAACTTGTACTCTAAGATATCCCAACTCCTTTCCCTCTTAGGGAAAGGTATTTGTTATCGTACCTCTAAGCATATAGGTAAATGTAGACTATGAATAGGAAGATACGAATATTGAAGTTACTGCTGATATAGGGGATATTGTAGCAACATAGGACATAAAAATATAGGTATTATATGTGGCTGATGGAGTGGAAGGCACAATGCAATTAACTATTCCGACAGGTGATAGCGCAGCTACTAGCAATTTATCCGGAATCTCAGATTTTGGTATAGATGGATTTACTATTATATCAGGACCTTCTAACATTAATGGTTAGGATGTCTATGGAAAAGGATAGCTAGTGGAATGTGATATAGTAAATATTGATTCCTAGGAAATAACTATATCTATGAACTCTTCTATTTCAAATTTATTCTTGACTAATTGTGAAGGCTCGTTTATCTATTTGGCCAATGCTCCTCTAATTAAGATTATTCAAAATACTATAGATATACTAGATAGATCTAAGACTATAGTGGACGAAGACACTCTAGAGGAGAGGCCAGACGATACTATTCATACAAGGATAGGAGTTGTAAATGAAAAAGATTTTGATTCTCTTAAAGAGTGCCCAGAAGAACAAGAAGAGGTAGGGGTAGGTATATATTCCGATAATTTTATTGGCTTAAATTCTAAATTATACGATGTCATATTTAAGAAAAGATGCAACTTTCCTAGATACGATGAAAATATTGAAATACCAGAGGATTTTAGTGATTAGAAATATAATGCTATAGTTCCTAACATAAATTGGATTAAAGAATTATTAAAGCTAGCAGTTCCTAGTGGAACAATAGCTATGTTTAATGGTAAAGCTGAGTTACCAGAAGGTTGGGCAATATGTGACGGAACTAACGGAACTCCCAATTTAGTGGGAAAATTTATTAAAGCAGTTGCCTCAGCAGATGAGGTCGGAGACAATGACTCTATACTTGACGAAAATAATGAATTAATTCTTTCATAGGATTACTTACCAAAACATAGCCATCCTCATAAAGCCCATACTCACAGCTTAAGTGGGGATTTATCTGGAACTACTGGAAGTTCTGGAGATCTATCTGTATCTTTGGAATATTCTGATTACAACTGGGGTATAGAATCAGTTTCTAAGACTTTTGTTACTTCTGTAACCGGAGAAGGCATCACTACCGAAACTGGGACAGTAGATGGAGTGTCTAATATAAAGACGTAGGGAGGTACTGCTACTGGTGGAAGCCATACCCATTCTATATCTTTGGAAACAGATGAAGGGACTTCGTTATCTTCTGCTACTAGCGAAGAGTAGACTTTGTCAGATTCTGAATGGCCTAATAAACCCTTGAAAATAGAACCACGTTCTTATTCTTTGGTATTTATTATGAAACTATAATTTTTTATTATTAAAATTTAACAATTAGTTAGGTTTTAATTGCTGTATAACTAATCAATGCTTATATATTGTATGATTAACTAAAAAATGAATATGAATATGGAAAATTTTGATGATGTAATTTTTGAAGACGACGAGTTTGGGGACATTGACCTTGGACAGCAAAAACCAGAAGGTAATGAAGGTGATCAGCCTACAGGCTAGCAAAAGCCTTCTGCATAGCCAGATGAAGATTTAACAACTGAAGTACTACGTCTTAAAGGTATTACTGACCCAGGAAAAATTAAATTCGAAGACGAAACTGGTGCTATTGTAGAAAGAGCTTGGGACTCTCTAAGCAGAGAAGAATAGATTAATATCTTGATTGACCAAGAAGTAGAACAGTAGGACTTTGACGACTCCGAATTGTAGCTTATTAATACAATTAGAGAGAGTGGAATGACTCCTGACGAGTATATTCAATCTCTATTGCCAGAAACAGAACCAACTAAACGATATAAAGTCGACGATCTTTCTGACGACGAAGTTTATGCATTGGATTTATTACATAAAGTCGGGTCGGATATTTCTGATGAGGAAATTAATCAAGCACTTGAATTAGCTAAACAAAATGAAGGTTTATTCAAGAAAACAGTAGAAGGACTTCGCAAAGAGTACATAAGACTTCAGGAAGATGAAGAGGCTCAGATAGCTAACGAGAAAGCCGCAAGAGAGGAAGCTGCTTATAATAGATTTGCTGACTCTATTAAAGGACAGATTAAAGAACTTGATTCCTTTGCTGGACAACCGCTGCAACTATCTGACGACGATATAGAAGATTTATCCTCATTTATGCTAGAAATAGATGACCAAGGATTAAGTGCATTTGGTAGAGCTATGAATGACCCTGCCCTATTTACTAAAGCTGCATTCTGGATTCTTAATGAGGATAAAATAGTAGAAGAATTAAATAAATAGATTCAGGATAACTATAGAAGAGGTTATGAGCAAGCCAAATTAGATTTACAAGGAAAACCTAAAGCTAAATTGGTGTTCAACAAACCCGCTTCACAAAAGAAAACCACAGACGATGTGTTTATAGATGATGAAGATTGGTATTAAGATTTATTAACATTTAAAAAGAATAATTATGCTTGTAGCGAGTTTTGTAACTAATCGCCCAACGATGGGTGACACTAGAACTTATGAAGATTTTAGTAAATTCTTGGGAGAAAGACCTCACCGTTTAGGCGTTGTATCTCGTCTTTATCCGGAACTTACTGCAACTTTCTTGACAGAAGCTCTAAGAAATATTTTCTACGGAGATACCAAGAAAGCTACTGGATTCCAGAATATTGATTCTACTTATTTCGAATGGGAAGTAGAAACTAATTATATTAAGAGAATCCCCTTCGCAGCAGTGCCTGTTGAAGATGGAGCTGATGGCTCAGAAATTGAAATGATTTTCCCAGAAAACTATTATCAATTACACGAAATTTTCAAAATTGAAAAAACTGGATAGCAATGTTTTGTTGTATCTCGTCCTACTAGAAAAGCAGACAATATGTGGTCCGTAATGGTAAGACTTATTGATGATGACTACTCGTCAATCCTAGATAAGGATGGATGTCAAATTGGTGATACAACTCGTTTCATTGGTAACGCTAAGCCAGAATTGCATGATACTGGTTTCGTTAAGTATCAATCTAACGTTGAAAAGATGAGAAACTATATGACAACTATTCGTGTTGACGATAGCTACTCTTCTAAATATGCATTAATGGAAGATACTTTCATTAAGGTTGGTAAAGGCGAAAATCAAGGATGCTTAACTGAAAAGATTTACAAACTTGAGCCTATGAAGAAGAACTTAATTGAAAACTTCTTATATGCTCGTGAAAATATGATTCTATTAGCTAAAGGAAACATCGGAGTAGACGGTAAAGCTACTATCTCTGATAGAGGTACTGGACGTCCAATTCCTATTGGTGACGGTATGATTCCTCAAATCGAAAGATTTGCTTCTAAGTATGCTGCTAATAGAGTAACTATTAACACATTCCACACAATCATCTCTACTATGGTAGAAAAGGCTGAGAAACCTACTGGTAATCACTTTGTATTCATGGTAAACGAAAGAATGTGGGGAATTGTACAGAGAGTTCTTGGAGATTATCTATCTACTCGTAAGACTGATGGTGCTTACTTGTGGTCTAGAGGTGGAGAAGGAAAATACATCAAGGTAGGTGCTACATTTGACGCTTACGAATGGGGTGGAAATGTTGTGTCATTTAAAGTTGATAGAACATTAAGTAGAGAGTTCTTAGAACCATACGCTCTATGTATTGACCTTACGACTGGTAAGACTTCTACTCAACCTCCTGTAGCTATGTACTCTCTGAAAGGAAAAGACTACATCTTTAACGAAGTACTTGGTGTAGGTGGTCGTTCAGGCGGTGACAGTGGTGTTGTTTCAACTCCTGTTGCTGGAGGTATGATGACTATCCATGGATATGCTGGTATTGCAGTATTTAATCCATATCGTTCATTTATTCTTCGTTGTAAAGAGTAATAAATAAGATAAATAAAAATAAAATAGATACGGTGGGGAACGAGGTGCTTCCCCACCTAATTCTTTAAAATATGAATATGAATTATGGCAAAAAAGGTTAATGAGGTACAAGATGGAGATTTAAAAAGTAACATCGTTGTATTAAGAAGTGTATTTGGTAAAGTCGGACAAAAATATTACATACAACCACAAAAGGATGCTCGTGGTAGATACGCAGATTGTGTAAAGAGAGTAAACTCCCAAGGAGATATTATTCTCACCCCAGAAGAAATTGAAAATGAATCAAAAGGACTAGCTGCATATATTCCAGAGACTGAGTTATTTGTAATAGAAGATGGTAAGACTTTCAATCTAGATGATGTCTATGATAGAGCTGTTTGGGAGGCAATTAAAAATTGTGACTTAATCGCTCCTGACAGATTTGCGAAAAATGAGAAGGGTGATTATCTAATCGACGGAACAGTAGACCCAAGGTCAAAAAGACCTAGATACGGTACTGCTGAGCTTTATGTAGATAGACCTGGATTTGAAGCTCAACGTAGAGTTACTAGACGTAAACTTATTGTAGAAGCTTCTAATTATATTATGAATGACGAACGCGGATATGAAGGAAGATTGCTTGTAGCTAAAGTTTTAGGTAGAGATATGAAAAATCAGCCAAATGCTGATGTTGAAGATTACCTATTATCTATAGCTGAGAAAACTCCGGAAAAGATTATCAACTGCTATACTGGTGGAGATATTCAACTTCGTATGTTATTTATAGAAGCTCGTGAAAAAGGAGTTATCGTTAAAAAAGACGGACTCTTCGTTTATGGAGAAGATGGTAAAGTTGCATTAGGTGCTACTGATAATGCAGTAATTGAATGGATGAAATTATCTAGAAATAGTAAAACCCTAGCCTTAATCAGAAAAGACACATATCAAGACGTGTTTGAAGATTAATTATCAATATTTTAATATAATGCGAAATGACCGCAAGACAGGTTTTTGAAGCTACACTAATAGAACTTAGTAAAATTCAAGCACCTTCACTTAAGCTTTATGAATTTAACTATTTATTTAATAAAGCTATAAACTAGTATATTAATAAGGTATACAACGTGTACGATATTAACTAGCAAACTACTGATGATTTGAGAGTCTTGAAGTCTACGACTTTCTTGACTCCTCACAAGGTAGAACTTGCAGGAAGAGCGTCTGGAGCTGCAAAAGATAGTGCTATTTAGAACACAAAAGCAGTTACTGGTAACTAGGATTCTCCAGAAGGAGGATATACTGGTTAGGCTTCATCTTATTTAAGTAAAGCCCATCGCTCAATTCAATCTCTACACGGTGCTACGTATGAAGTGTATATGCCTATTGACTACTTACATATGTTGAATTGTGTTTGCATTTATTATGTTGCTAAACAAAAAGATTGCTGGGATGCAGGCTCATATATTGAAATCCCTGCAACAAGATTAACTGCCGATTCTTGGAGTCAAATCATTACAGACATTTATAATAGACCTTCGCCTATGCGTCCGTACTATTATGTCCACAATCTTAACCAATAGTAGGTATTACCTACTGACCCTAGAACTTCTGTGGAAACAGGAACAGGATTAGAAGAAGTTGGTACTGATATGAATGGTATTTATCAGGTTACTTCAGCTTCTGGAGGAGAGTGGGAAGATAATGATATTGATGCAGGAACTGCTGGAGGAACTTCTCCTGAAAGTCAAAACTCTAACTTCCAAAGAACGTTTAAGCTTAATGTAAATGGAAAAGATACTCAAGTATCTCTAGTTGAAAAACCCATCGCATTGAGAGCTGGAAATACTTCTAATGTTCGTTGTGAAATTAGATATGGTAAGGATGATAGTTTGTTCCAATTAGTAGAAGTGCAGATTGATTATGTTAAGTGTCCTCAGTTTATTCGCTTAACTCAAGAGCAAATAGACTTAACAGAAGATACTTCTCAAATTATGGAGTTCCCAGATTATGTAAACCAAGAGATTATAAACGAGTTGGTACACTTAGTAATGGAGCGTGTAAATGACCCAAGACTAGGTAACAATATTTAGATGACTCAATCTATTGCTAGACCAACTGGGCAATAGCAACCAGCCCCTCAACAAGGCTAATTAAACTTTAATTAATTATGGCAACAGGTTTAAATTTTCAAACTTAGACAATTATCAATTCGAATCTGGATCCAGATTCAAGTAAATTGAACGGGAAAGGTACTGATAATACCTATCTTTTCAAGAGTGGCAAAACAAACATCGACGGAGGAGAAGTTGACGCTCTAAAGATTAAAAGAGATTTTGTATTCGTTAAGGGATGCGTAAAAGCTATTAGAAAGAGAGCTGGATATGAGGCAGTGCCTTGTAAAGCTACTATTGATTTCGGTGATACTACTCTTTTAGCTGCTTTAAAAGCAGGAGGAGCAAAAACATATTGCAGACTCGATATTTATTTGGGTGTTGAAGGCGCAGAACCTTACATTTATTCAACTCCCTGGGTTCAAAAAGGTATGCCATTCTGGATTGAATTTACCGTTAAAGAAGCTGACGAAGCTGCTACTATTGCCAAAAATGTAGCAGATATGCTTAAAAAGAATCATGTATTCTTATGTGATAAAGACCTAATTAATGTTTCTGTAACTGGTAGCAAACTTGTTCTCGAAGGAGCTACTGAATATCAGAGATTCCGCAAAATCGAAATTAGCACATTCGATGCTTATGATGATTATGCAGAAAAAGTTGCAGAGTTAGACCCAACGAAAACTTCTGCTACTGACATTAAGCTAGACGAAAGAGGAAAGAATAGCTTCGGTACTTACTCTCAAATTATTAAAGACTTGAGACTTCCGACTGCTGCAAACTACCAATGGACTCATATCCGTCAGGTAGAAACTCCTATCGTTGGAGCTATTTACAACCAATATATTGTAGAGTATGAAGCTCCAGCTACTAATGATGGTCTACACGCTGTAGGACAAAGAATGACTTCTTTTACTACTCATGTGTTCTGGGTAAAAAATGATTCTACACTAATTACTGCTTGGGAAGCAGCATTAGCTACTATCGGAACAGTAGTAGACGTTGATGCTGAATCTGCATCTTCTGTAAGCGAAGATGAAGAAGATGAATTAGGTGCTTAAATAAACTAAAGGCGGGACTACCCTGTTCCGCCTTTTCTTTTAATTAAGGTATGGAACAGTCAATTTTAGAATGGGCCTTAGCAGTAATAGGCAGTGGTGGTATAGGCGCAGTTATTACTTATATTTGCACTCTTAAGAGCAAAAAGAAACAAGTAGAAGCTGAAGCCGAATCTTCAATGGTCGATGTTGAGTAGAAAAAAACGGACCTCAAACAAGACTAGTATGATTATTTGTAGAAGACGTGTGATAAGTACATAAAGGATTACCATGAGCTTGAAGGCGATTTTAGAAAGTAGATATCGGAATTGAGAGAGCAAATGGATAAAATTATGTTAGAGAAATCCCAAGCCATATCTGCAAAATGTAATGAAATTGCCACTCTAAAATCTAAAGTCACTTATTTAAAAGGAATAAGATGTTATAACTTTACTTGCAAACATAGGATAATAACTAATCCTGATAAAACAGAAGAATAATGTATATAGAGAAACTTGCATCCCAAATTCGTAATGATGTTGTATCTGGACTAAGAGGTTATCATTAGAATTTATCTATGAATATGGACTAGCTATAGGATGAAATAGTAGCCTGTAGATTATCCATATTACATTAGTATTTTCTCAGAGGAATATTTCCTATCAAAGACCTGTTGATAGCGATTAACTGCATCGACGTAGACTGTGAGTCTCTTGAGAGATGTAAATGTGGAGTGAGAAGTGCGGATGATACTGTAACAGCTCATTTCGAAATACCACAAGTTATTTCATAGTACGGAAAGCAAGCTATTGAGTATATAGGTTCTACTGATAGGCAAAATAAGTTTACGATAGTAACATCGTTATCTGAATTTAATAACAGAAAGTATAGAAAAAGAAGTTAGAAAAAACCCTACGTTTGGATTGATTTCGCACCAAATGCAAACGGAATGTTAGATTGTTTTCTATTTAATGCACCATTCTTGTAGCAGGTTTCCGTAGTTGCAGTATTCAAAGACCCAAGATAGCTAAAGTAGTACAGTTGCTGTAATACTGATGAACTTAATGGGCCTGATGTAAATACTAGCTTTATTGATTAGCTAGTTAAGGAAAAACTAACTAAGGAAAAATTATACTATTATAGATAGGTTGCAGCTTAGCCTCTGCCTAATGATTAGTAGTATGTAACAGGAGGATGATATGGGATAGAATAATTTTCATTACGCTATAAGTTTAGCTTAGACGCTATACGATATTGAGGGAGATAATGATGATTTAGAGGAAATCGGTTTAGTGGCATACAATTTTATTGGAAATAAAAACACCAGACTGTATAGAGCACTATTAGATATAAATTGTTAGAATGGGTCAGTCGAATTACCTTGTAATGTAGACATTATAGAGGCTGTAACCTATTGTGGTCCAGAGGATTGGGACTACACTAGTAATACGAAAGAGTTTGGAGACATATAGTCTTTGTACACTGAGAATTACATTGAAAGTAGAAAAGCTTTCCTAGATCCCTTTTATGTTAGCGGTAAGTTCGTTAAATATAAAAGAGTAGGAGATAAACTTTATGTTAATAAAGGTGCAGGAAAAGTAAATATTCTATATCATGGAATACTACTCGACGAGGAAGGTCTTCCCGAAATAAACGATAAAGAAGCTATCGCAATAGCTGAATATATTGCCTATGTATAGAAATACAAGGAAGCAATACGTACTAACAATTAGAATGTGTTGAAAATGGCTTAGGACTTGAAGCGCTAGTGGCTACAGCATTGCTTAGCGGCTAGAGTTCCAGAATATGTATCTCAAGAAGAGATGGATAAAATACTTAATGTATAGGCTTCTTGGGGACGTAAGTTTTATAACAAGAGCTATAAACCAACTATGTAAAATATATAGGGAGGCAATTTGTCTCCCTATTTTTGTTTATGATTATGAGTAATAAGAATTATGCAATGGGTCATGCTTTTTCTTTGCATGACATTTTTATGAATTTCCCAGTAGAAAAACTGAAAATGACTTCAGACTAGTGTAAGGAAACATACTCTGATGGAAATAAAAGAGATTTGGCGGCATCTATATTTGCCAAAAGTGTTCAGATGGTAGTAGATGATATTATAGATAACAATGTCCACTTTAAATTACCTGGAATGGCTAGGACATAGGCATATATGTATATGAAAAGAACAGAAGGTAAAAAATTTAAGAAGGCATTTAAGAATGGAAAATGGAATGACATAGACTTTGTAATGTCTAACTTTAGCGGATATTAGCTTACTCTAGAGATGTAGAGTGAAAAGAGGCTTCCAAGAGAGAAACCTATATACTTATCAGCAAAAGATAAGTAGAGAATCGTAGATAATACTAATAGAGGTAAATAGTATTAATTGTTATGGTACTAAAAACTATATAGGATTACTACGACCAAATTTGTGCAGAATATCCAAATATTCCTAAGTCAGATATTAAAAGAATTTTGCAATACGGATGGAAATCGTTATACTTACATAATAGTTATGGAGGAGATACTCTAATTAACAGAAATGGATTTTGGTTTTATTGTGGATAGTTAATGAATGATTCTCTAAAGTATTTTGAGTACTATAAAAATAAAATGAGAATTAAATTACGAATAATGTATAAACGCAAGCACATCCCTTGGGATGGATACTATTACTTTGCATTAACTTAGAATTAGTATAACGAATATTTGAGTTAGAAAAATAAAAGAGGACGACCAAAGAAAAGATTTACCTTTTCTAAGATCATCCTCTACAAAATATATGATGAGTGTAATATATCAGAAAGTAACCGAGTAGCAATATTCAGATTACCTATGCCAGTTGATTTCGGAATTAGTTTATATAAGAAAGAATTAACTACAGATAAAGCAGAACTAATCTTAGTTAGAGAACCTCTAAAATTTTAGGATATATTATTAACTAATTATAATTATCAATTTATTTCAGATAATTTAAGAAAATATAACAAAAACAAGAGAAACGATGACTAATACAATTATGACTGCGAAAAATACATTCGCAGAAGGATTAGTAATGGATTTCGCTCCAGATAATACATAGGCTACAACTCTTACATCTGCACTTAATGCTACCTTGTTAACATTTAATGGGAACGAGATGTCTCTTTAGAATGATATGGGTAATGGAAGAGTGGAGACAGCATATCTTCCAGAGGGATATGTTCCAGTGGGAACTTGTGAATTTGGGGATATTATCTATATAGTATCTTATAATCCAATTACTAACAAATCTCAGATTGGTTGTTTCCCAAGTCCAGAAAGAAATATAAGTAGTGAGGAAATAGGAGGAATGGGATAGTCCTTAAAATGGACAGATTTTCAAGGAAGTAATGGAAGTGAACCTAATGGGGAATTAGTTGCTAGTTCTGTAAAGAAGATATTATACGGAACTAAAGATATGACTTCAGGCGATAAATATATAATATATTCAGCTGAACTTGATAGTAAAGGAAATCATGAACATTTATCAGATTACGGTAACACTTCTCACCAACATGAAAGATTCCCGAAGCTAGTCAAAATTCATGTAGTTAGTATAGAAGAGTCTGGAAAGATTACTTACTTAGATTCTTCTACTAAATGGTATAAGGAAAATGATTTCTATATACAAAATTCATAGAAGATAGTAGGAAAGCCTGATTTAGACAGTTATAGAACTATGGTTAGTTCTGCATATTCAGTATTCTCTTCCAAAGTCTCTGGTAAATTAGCTTTACTAATAGAATTAGAAAAAATTACAGGATTTAGCTGTACCTGGAGCGCTTATACTAAAGAAGTAGAAGATAATTCTGAATATCAATCTAATAGATATTCTATTTATTGGAATTTTAGTTGGAGTACTGATAATAATAATATTAATCCAAATGCTGTAGTATTAACTAACTCTAAATGGACTGGGGAAGACGATACTCATGCTGGTAAGTATTAGATCTGGGAGAAGGATACCGGAGGCTGGGCCTTAGGAGGAAAGAATAAAAATTGGGTTGATGGGCCAAGTGTTCCTATTGCTTATCCTAATATAGATTATAACTATAAAACTATTTCTAGAGTATATAGTCCAGAGGCATACACTGGGACTTTTCAAAATTTTATAAATTCAGGTTCTTATGATGCACAGTCTAAAGCTAAGCTAAATTAGGTTAAACAGGAATTAGGTTTATCTAATGTAGAATTGATAAAAGCTAATTTATCCAGAAAAGAGGACGGAACTCCAGATGAGGGGAAATATTATTTTAATTGTTCATCCAGTGCAGTGGATAAAGAGACTGGTAAAGTACTTTACTACACTAATTATAACAATGAGTTAAAGGCAATTACAGCTAAACCTATGTCTGACGACATTATCAATAATACTCTTAATTATCCTATAGTAAAACATTTTTCTGATTTTCTTATTCCTTTAAAATAGAAAGTCGTTGAAGGAGCTATAGAGGAGTGGAAAAATTTGAACATTAATAATCTTATTTATTATTATGAACTAACTCCTTCTATGCCTTATGGATTACTTAGAGAGTTTTCTCAAGACGGATATATAGACTTTAAGAAGATAGGAACCAAAAGTATAGAACTCAATTCATGGAGGTATTATAACTATGAAAATACTAGCACCTTAACTTGGGGACTAGAAGCTTATACTGAACCAAATAAGGGAATTTCAGAGGTAGTCTTCCTATTCTATGATAATCAAGGGCTTGCTGCTGCTTATCACAATTCCGGAAAAATATCTTACAATGGTAAGTTTACAGAATATTTTACGTTAAATACTTCTGGAACTAATTATAAGCTAAATAATAAGGATGAAAAGAATACAACTTTTTACCATAAGGGTGAGAGTGTTTCTAAAGATGCCGCTACTATTTCAAATGTGTACCTTGACTCTAGTGGAAAAGTGGTGTCTATAGATGAAATGTAGGATGGACAGTCTTACTATCTAAACGATGCCGGAACTCTATATAGTAATTGTTTGTATTTAGTTAAGATTATAGTTAAGTATTGCAGTGTTGGCGTATTAGACGAGTACATAGAAGATGAGGCTTCCTATATAGAAGACTTCAGATGGTATTGGACTAATACTATGTTTAATGATTATTATTACTCTACTTAGGATTTTAGAGGGTTATAGTTTAGCCTAAATTTGGATTGCTAGGCAGCGTTTGAAACCGTTAAGGATAAGTGGGAGATAAAACAGGAAAGCTACTATGCTAATGACGATTTTTCTAGTCCTATAACAAGCCAAAACGCATTTAAATCATTATCTGCCACAGTGCAGTTCGTAAACTAGGACAGGACTTAGGATGATAATCTTAGGATGGCAGTTAGAGCAGGGCTTTAGTAGGATTATAATACTTTTAATTTAGAGGAAGGATAGCTTAGTAACATAAATGTAAGAATATTCTTAGCAAACGAGTATATTCAAAATTACCCAGAACAACCTTAGGTTAAATTTACCGAAAAGGATACTACTATATTCTCCGGGATTTACCCCACTTTAGCAGAGAATTTAACTGGAGAAGTAGATGCTACAACTTCTGACACACTAAATAAACTTGTAAATTCGTCCGTTTAGGGAAATGGAGATGAGTTATATAATACTCAGGATGCATATTAGAACTATTCAAATAATTTCCATCTGTCTTCTAGTTTAGAAGGAGAAAAGGTAGGAAATTCCTCAGAAGGTGCTGAGCTAGTATATATAGACTCAAAGAAATAGGAAGAAACTTCAACTACTAATTTTAGTGTATATAATACTACTCTTGATAAGATATACTACGATGAGGCCAATTCCAGGATTAACGAAAACAAAAGCTATCCTCTTACTCTTAGAGGTATTCACTACAGTAAATACTACTACTATAATTAGTTAGATACCTCTCCCTTAAAAATTCTGAAATCTTTTGTTACTAATGTAAAAGACTTGGAAACATATTCTATGGGAGTAAGTGGGGAAAATAAAATACAATATACTAAAATATACTTCTGTTCTATTAGAGAAAAACGAGGTGCTTCTACTGAGTATAATTCATCTATTGCTAGTTTTAATACTGACCAAAATGGGATTAATACCGTAGCTGGGGAGCCTGATAATAATAATACCAGAGGTATAAATGATAACGGAGACCAGCCGATACATGAAGGATTGTCTTTCACCTATGATAAAATCATGAATAATTTTAAGTTCTTGTTCCCAATGGGATTCGCGTATAATAATAGTAACAATCCAGCTCATAGTAATGCTAGAAAAAATGGCAATATAGTAATATCTTCTAATAAATTAGTAGAAGCTGGATAGACATTTGGAAATGGGGATTTGGGAGGAACCTTATGCGGAATATCTGTAGATGGTGTTATAGAACCAGGAGACCATATGTAGAGTGGAAATTCTCTAACTTATTACGTTCCTATTGTACTTGGATATTTAACATAGCTCTTTTACTTATCATCAGATACAGGGTAGTCTTAGTAGTATTATCCTTATAACTATGTATATCTTTCCGACAATTACTCTATCTACGGTAGAGATGTAGTAATAGAATTGCAACCTAGTGAGAATATAGAAAATAATAAGCTGCTAGTGTTTAGGGGATGGAAGTATTCAGAATACCTAGAATAGGTTATCAATAAATCATCCTTAAGCACAAGGACGTAGGAAGACTTACGAATGGAAAATAATGTAAATTTAAAATTATATGGGTGCTTAAGAACTAATCCATTAGAAATAAAAATCCCATATATTACTCCTACCACAGATACTGTTAGTGCATCTAATAGAATTATAGTAAATTCTATCTATTCTGACATTCCTAGATTTACTACACAATCTTTTACCGAAGGAGCTATATATTATTATAATCCATCTACTAAGCAATTTGCTAATGTAACTACTGGATATTCCTTACGAAGAGTTTCTAATTACGATATATTAGATGGAGAAACAATACAGACTTCATTTGCCAGAAATTATAGTAGTTTCAATATAGAACGAGTTAAGAGGCAGCTTACACTAGTAAATAACTAGTTAGCTTTATCTCAAGTGCCGTCATCTTCTACTGGAACATATTATGTGAAAGTAACTACTAAAATTAATGGAGACTCATCTAGATCACTTACAGGATTTTATTCTGGATTAAAATATTATGATTGATTGGATTAAACTATTTGACGGAAACATTAGTTTGGATGTATAGACTAAGATGCTTCCAACTAAGGGTAATTTGGTATATGAATATAACCCATTTAGAAATTACAGAGTTACCTAGAATATGTATGAATATAAGGAGCAATTATATTCTCTGGGAGACCTGTGGTCTATATTTGGGATAAGTATAAATTGCACAGCCCACCGTTATAAGAAAAATAATGTATATAACTATAAGATAGGAAATCTTAGTAATTATAGTTATACCTGGAATCCAGATGGAGAGACAGTAGAAACTGTCTCTTCTCCTTCTGATTTCGGTAAATGGATAGAAGAAGCTTATTCTGAAGGTCGTAATGCTGACCGAATTAATCTAGAACAAGCACTAATAGATTCAGATATTAATAATGCATGGTATAATGTTCCTACTACAGAAACTGACCCTTATTTGAGAGAGTCTGGAGAATTAGTAGATTTCATTACGGACGAATTAAAATTCTCTCTTGAACACCCAGTTCATATAATTCCATAGCATAGTTATGACGGCTCTGTGAACTTGATAATTAACGACGGTATAAATATACCTAGACTAATTAATAGTAGATTCAGTGCAACTGGTAAGAACACATACGAAATCGTAGATAGAAAAGGAAACAACGATACTAACATATACGATTAGGGAGATTAGTTTGATATCGACACCTCGTTATACAAAAGAGTTGTAAAGATACCAAAAATCGAGTTTAGAGGAGTACATTCTGGAGGAAGTTTGAAAGTAGGAAATTACCATTTTTATTTTAAACTATCAGATGCAGATGGTAATGAAACCGATTTTGTTGGAGAGTCTAGCTTAGTTAGTATATTTATAGGGTTTGACGATTATTATGCTGTACAAACAGGATAGAAAAACGAAAATAGCTTCAAATAGGTAAGTTTTTAGCTTACTAACATTGACCCCTCATACGATTACGTTTATGTATACTACTCTAGAAGTACTGCGGAGGCTGGGGAGAATTTTCAAACTCAATACGCGAAAATAGATAAGAAATTCTTAGTAAATAATGCGGAAATATGTAACGTAATAGTTACTGGATATGAAGATATAATTGAATTATCAGCTACTGATATTAATCTGAGCTATAATACCGTCGATAGCGTAGTTACATCTGCTACCTGTTAGAATATGTTATTTCTAGCTAATGTGCACAAACCAGATATTCCATATAATGAACTATCCGACTTATCCTTAAGATTCTTGCCTTATTTAAAGTAGGAAACTTATACTGTGGATATAGATTAGGACTATAATGTTTCTACATCAAATAAAGGATATTTAGACCCTCTTTTTATATATAACAAAACTGGATATTGGGGTAAAGAAATCTATAGATTCGGAATAGTTTACATTCTTCCAAATGGAGAATTATCTCCTGTGTTTAACATTCGAGGAGGATACAACATCAAGGAATTTGGTAGTGCTGGAACAACCTAGGAAATTGCTTTAGCTGCAGAAAATCCTTAGTATATAGATAATCAATATACTAATATTCCAGTTTACATAAATAATGGAATTACCCAAGAGAGAAATTATGTAAATTATAATGAGGAATCTTACACTCTTTTAGGATATGATGGAGCAGATTCTTATGAAAACATAAAAGGAGTAGTATCTTTCTATCCTTCTAAGGATACTAATACTATATACTCGGTTGATATTAGAGTAGATGATGCTACCATACAAGAACTTAAGAAATATGTTAAAGGATATTTCTTTGTAAGGTAGACTAGGATTCCAACTATCTTGGCTTAGGGAATAACAATAGGAATAGATAAGGAAGCTAAAACTCCAACCATACCTACAGCCGATGGATTTTTATCAGAATTATCTGAGTCACTAAGCATGACCCACGTTACAACTAGTGATATTAATGATGTTAATTTTATTTCAGAAGGGTTCCTAAATAGATATTCTTTTGAATTTAAGAAGAAGTCATCATCACTATTTGGAAAGATTCTTAAGGCTGTTGCTATAGGAGTAGGAGTTGTTGCTTTAGCTGCTGCTACTGTATTTACCGCTGGAGCCGCTGCAGCTGCAGTAGCTGGAGCTACAATGGCAGGAGCAGTAACCGCTGGAGCTTCTGCAGTAGGGACTATCGCAGGAACAATTGCAGGTACAGTAGGGTTAGGAGCAGGATTGGGAACTGTGGGAACTCTAGCTGTAGGAGCTGGTGCCGTAGGAGCGGCTGCCGGATTATCTGTTGCCACAGCTGGAGGTATTCAGGAACTAAGATACGGCATTGCTTCTATCTTTGCGAAAAAAACTTTAAATGGTAGAGCAACTTAGGCTCCTTCTGGATATAAGATAGCAGAAACAGAAAGCTCAAGAAAGTTAACTTAGGACTTTAGAAATAGATTTATTCCAAAGGATTCTGATAGCAATTACGTAGCTGGAATACTGTGTCCGGATTATGAAGTAGACTAGGCTAAATATAATTAGATATTTACGGGAAATGAACATCTTGTAGAATTAACTAACTCCTAGAATATTAACTGTTTAAATGGACACTCGTATAATTACTTTACCAACAACGATAGACATTTTTATGTTCCCGCTTACTATGATAGGAATGTAAATACTAGTTATTCAGTAAAGATAATTCCTGTACCTGATAACACAAAGTGTGTGGGTGTAGACGATATGTTATTTAGAAGTAGAGCTGGGGAAGCTGAAGAGGCTTGGAGATATGAATGTATCGCAGAGGATTATAAATCTGAGTACTCTAAAAAGAATGATACTGAGGATTCAGAAACTATATCTAATAAGCAGATAAATACTGATATAATTAGGGGAAGTTTCGGACCTTATCTTGCATTTAACGATAAGGATAATAAATTCCAACCTGCGGAAACGGTAAACATTTACATACCAGGATACTCTACCGCTAATATGTAGAGCTATTTCTACTTTAGAATGATTGACTCTTCTACTTTTAATGCTATCACCGATAGATATGATATAGAAGAATCAGATAAATATTTGATTAATCCTCCTAGTAATATAGTAGGATAGGAAGATAGAAGTTGTGGATATTAGTTTAATGCTTATAGAGGAGACTGCTATTTATGTCAGTTTACCCATAGAGTAAATAGAAACTTTAATGACCCTTCTGCTCCTTATAATGATGAGATAGTAGATGAGAATACATGGAAGGAAAATTACGACCCAAATAATACTGAGAAATATGAATAGATAAATCTTGGAGACGTAAATGCTATTCAACTCGGAATGTGGGTTACTTTCAAGGTTAGGTCATCAAATAATCTAAATATCCGTACCCTAGACGCATCTAATGTAGACGAAACGGCTATGTGTGGACATCCTAGAGGATACTATCCATACCTTCCTATGAGTACTGAGGGAACATATAAGCACCCAGAATCATAGGTATACAACAAAGGTTTTACTAAATCCTTAAGTGAAAGATGGAACTTTGAACTTCCTGATGTTCCCTATATAAAGAACTGGTTTGGAACTCGTATTATGTATTCTGATATTCACGTTAATGATGCCTATAAGAACGGATTTAGAGTTTTCCAAGGTACTCATTATAGAGATTATACTCGCGAATACGGAGAAATAGTAAAATTAATTTCTCTTGAGTCTAATCTTTTATGTGTATTTGAACATGGTATAGCATTGATACCTGTCAATGAAAGAGCAGTCGCAGGTGAGGGAACAGGTGGAAATGTCTATATAAACACATCTAATGTGCTTCCAGAGAACCCAAAAATTATCTCTGATATGTTTGGTAGTCAGTGGCCCGAAAGTGTCCTCAAAGTCCCGGGAAAGACTGGAGATTCTGCATAGTATGTTTATGGAGTTGACACAGTTGCTAAGAAGATTTGGCGTACTGATGGGAACACTCTTACTTGTATTTCAGACTTTAGAGTTCAAGAATTTCTAAATAGAAATATTACTTTGGGTGAAAGAGAACTTACTCCCAAAATAGGTATTAGAAATGTAAAGACAGTATATAACGCCTTCAAGCGAGACGTATTATTTACTTTCTATGACAATACTTATGGCTTTGAAGAAAAGGTTTGGAATCTATGCTGGAATGAGTTATTATAGAAATTTATAACATTCTATAGTTGGGTTCCTAGCTATATGGAAAATATAAATAATATTCCATTCTCATTCGATAGAAATACTTCTAAGTGGATTGCTAAACTGGGAACAAGTCATACTGAAAGTTCTTTTGCTGACGGTATTACACTATCTAATGTAATTATAGAGAACTCTGAAAACGAATAGGGAGAAGTAGTAACTAACTTTAAGGTTCCAGTTTCCTATGTGAATAAGAAAGGTGAGTGGGTAACTCAAAACTATACTGTAGCGAATGATGGAACTAGTAGGAAAAAATACATTGGAATATTATCCTTAAGTAATAGAATACTTCCAGATGCCTAGCTTCACTATTAGATTTCCTACTCCTTGTAGAGAGATTAGTATGGAAACTATAAGAAGTTTGACATAGTCCCTCTAAATTGTGGAGAAGCTAATGGAGGTATATATCTTCCAGATGATGCTATGTTTGCAGGAGCTTTCATGCCTCTATATTGTCTAAAATTTAAGGAAGGAGGAGATGAATATAGTCCAGTCTATTATAAGGATGGATAGGAAATGACTGAAGTGTCTGACGGTGCTGGAGACACGTTCTATACTTACCAAGCTCTATATACTGCTAAATCCCTATTATCTGAATTATATTATAGGAATAGTGCAGGACATTCATATGCTGATTATGATGTACATAAGGTAGGTCCGTCATAGTATGCTACTGAATATGCCCCAGTAAAATGGTTTAAGAATGTAGATACTATGAATGAAATAATAAGTTAGTTTCCTCCGGAAACTCTAGTTGGTAATTCAAGAGGGTACGACGAATCTGGAAATCCAACAGGTGATTTATTCCCATGTACCACAGTTGGAGAGATAGCATCTTTATTATGGTATCAGAATGGCGAACCAATGGTTCACGGAATACCTTTAAATTGGCATTGGACTATAGAGTCTTCTCAAGATATTTCTTAGAATAAGATTTATTTAGACCTTCCTATATTCAAAGACATTACTGGAAAGCGTCCTACTCTTCCTAGAGAAGAGATGATAAATCCTGATAAAATAGTAACCTTACTTAATATTAAGGCTACAATATCTATTGTTGATAGTGATAATTAGTCTAAACTAAGTGATTCCTATTACAATATGAAAGCGGGATTTTAGTCAGGAACATCTCTAGTAGATGCTGGATATTATGAATCTGTTGTAGGAATAGCTCCTAGATGGAACTTATAGTTCTTATCTACAGATTTTTGGAAGCACGGCTAGGCTGGGCTGATTGACATAGCAGATGATATATATCCTACTTATTGGTACGGAAGACAGCATCCATTTGAATTTGAATGTGTAGTAGTGAACGACCCTTCTATACATAAGATATTTACTAATCTTGAAATTGTTGCTAATAAGGCAAAACCTGAATCTTTCCACTATGAAATAATTGGAGAGACTTACGACTTTGCAAAAGATAAGGTAAATATGTATTTTAGACAGGAAGCTATGAAAGCATTGTGGCAATACAATGGAGCTGATATTTCTTATGATAGGAACTTCTTGAAGGTTCAACCTAGATAGTAGCCAAAGTCTGCAGACTTCCCACATAAGTACTATACTAGACAAGATACTATCAATGAGATAGAGGATTATTATATTCATGTAACTTATCCAGATTCACACGATTATCGTCATTTATCTGGAGCGGAAGTAGTTTACTATCCAAATAGACAAGAATATCGAATCTGGAATCATGCTATGGCTGTAGATATAGACGATTTGAGTTAGGATGATTCAAGGTCAATTATCTCCGCTAATTGTCAGTATTTAGAGGACAGATGGAAAGTTACAATTAATCCTATTTTAGTATGCTATAAGAATGAATATCAAAGGAAATTCTCTGGTTCCTTAATATAGCCTCAGAACTCTACCTGGGCAAAAGCCAAGAATAGTTCACAAAGCTTACCAACTCTTCCTATTTATAATTCTCCTATACCGGATTAGGTTTTATCAGCTGGTGGTATAGATTTCCCAGGAAATGACCCAGTACATCCAGAGTGGGGAGAAGATAACGCTCTTTACAATTTATATGATTTATCTGGATACAATTCCGAAGGAAATTGGAAACCGTTGGATTTAACTAACTGGTTAGACGATGTTAGTATTTATAGATATAACTTTGGAGAAGCATAGAATAGAAAAGAGTTAGATGTTAAGGATAAATTCTTAAAGATAAGAATTAGATATTCTGGAGAAGAATTAGCTGTTATAGATTTCTTAAATACTGTATATAGAATTAGTTATGCTTAATAAGAATATAAATAAAGTCAGAAGAATAGCGAAAGCCTATTATGGGCTTTCCATTCCTTCTGGGAATCCATATATGACTACGAATGGATTAGCCATCCCTGGTAATGCTATTACTTAGTAGAATTTGCTGGGAACTGATTATAGCGCTGATTTCAGAAACATAGCTGAATAGATAATGGCTCCTACTAATAGTCTTATAGATTTTAATGCTAGAATGGGAGACTTATTTAGCTTAAAGCTAAAAAATGATAGAGATTCCTCTAAAGCTATTACATAGATAAAGAGTATGTCTGGAGGTACTACACCTTAGAAATCATAGGGAACTTTCTAGAAACTAGGAGGGTGGAATACGGTAGGACAAGCCTCAGACTTCCTAAGCGGACTAATTGGAGGTGATAAAGATGGATACCTTGGTAAATATGGTTCATTATAGCAAGCAGGAGACTAGGCGTTTGACCAGGCTTCAAACGTAGTAATGGGCATAAATCCTCTAGTCGGAGGAATAATGAAGGCAGGAGGTTTAGTTAGTGACGTGTTAACCAAATGGGGTGGAATGGGTACGGATTCTATGACTAAAACCGATGCTGTACTAGGTAGCAAATTATTATCTCTTACTCCAGTTGGTATGATTAATGGTTTCTTTGGTAAGAAAACTAGGGATTTTTCTGCTAATAGAGATACTATAGAATAGGTAGGAGGTTCTTACGGTGGAACTGTTAGAAATATAGCATCGGCAGAAGAAAAAGCTGGAAAGAAATATGGATTATTCAGTGGAGGGGCAAGAAGGTCAGCTAATAGGTTCATAAATAGAACAGAGTCCCAATAGGCGACTATGACTAATATAGCTAACTAGGCTTCTGATTTATCTTCTATAGCTACTAATATGTCAGATTTGAACCATATTTAGTATGGCTTCAACCTAAACGGTGGATATGATTAGAGATATACGAGAGCTGCTAGACTTGGAACTAAATTACAGAGAATTAAAAAACTTAATATATAGTCTCATAAATTAGGAGGTTAGATATAGGGAGCAATAGATTTGAATGAGTGGCAACCCGTTATAACCGAAGCTGTAGAGTAGTTTGAATCTGGAGGAGAATTAGAATGGACTCCTATTATAACTCTATAGGAAGGAGGAAAAACTGAGAAAGTAGATGGAATAACAGGAGCAGCTCCGAAGATTACTTTCTAGTCTTGGTACGATACTGTTCCAAAAGATAGGTTGTCGAATAATTACGACCTTAAGAAAGCTTTTGAAGTACTACCATTCGAGGAGTTAGAAGCATGGAGAAAGTCTTCTGATGAAGATTTAAGAATTGGAAAGAATCACCTACGAAGCATCTATCAGTTACCCAACGGAGATTATGAATTTTTAAAGCTAGGAAATGAATAGAGTAATCCAGAAGTTCATTTCGAAACTGATACTTATCATTCTGGGGAAAATGGATTAAAAGATTCTCATGATTTAGTCTTTGAGAAAGATAGATACTTCTATAGAAGGAAGCCTAAACAATTTAAAAATGGTGGTAAACCCGAACCTATAGACGCTCCAGAAATAGAAGAAACTAATTAGAAAAATATAATTCCAGAAGGCGCTCTTCATGCTCGCAAACATAACATGGAAAATGCTGATAACTTGACTAAGAAAGGTATTCCAGTTATAGATAATGAAGGAGAGCAATAGGCAGAGATAGAAAAAAATGAAATAATATTTACACTAGAAGTTACTAAAAAGCTGGAGGAGTTATACTCTAAATATACAGACTATGGATACTCTCAGAAAGAAAAGGATGAAGTAGCAATAGAAGCTGGAAAACTGTTAGTAAAAGAAATATTATTTAACACAGATGATAGAACAGGTTTAATTAACACATTAAAACAAGGAGGAATAATAGATGGACTTAAATGATTTGTTAGTATCTTACAAACGTATTGAAACTCCCTCTAGAGTCGTTCCCACCTTCTAGCTTATTTAGCCTGATATCCCTTATCGAGATGCTCCTTCCTAGGATTCTCCTAGACCATAGTAGGTTGTTACTGAGCCAGCAACCACTAGCTATTCTATCTCTTTATCATAGGTAAAAGCTCCTGGATTCCAGATGAAATGGAATAGTCCATATAAAAACAGAAATACTTGGGTAACTGACTTGGCGGCTGCTTACAGAAAAGCAGGAGTGACTAATGATAATGCAATAAAGATGTTAATTGCCCAAGATGCTCAGGAAAGCAGTTGGGGACGTTCTGCACAAGGTAAATTCAACTTTGGAAACCTAACTACTGGAGCTAAATGGAAAGGCGACTATGTTAGGGGAAATGACCATGATGCTAAAGGCAATCCCATCAAATAGAAATTCCGCTCTTATAATTCTATGGATGAATATGCAGCTGATAAGTTATAGTTCTTGAAACATTTATATGATTTTGATGAAAATGATGACATTAATACGTTTACCGCCAAACTTACTGGTAAGAACAAAGGTAAGAGAAGATATGCAGAAGCTACTGATTATGCTGATAGAGTTGCAGCAGTATTCAGAAGTTTCAAGGACGGTGGTATTATAAAGTATTAGTAGGCAGGAAAAGTACTTAGTCCTCCAGAAAAGGCAAGATAGAATTTATCTAGTAAATTTCCGGTTAATTGGGAGAATTCTGATTGGCTACATAACTACTTCTCTAAGAACTTAGGTTATAATACTTCTTTGAGTATATTGTCTTCTATTCTTCCTGAAAGCGGAGCAGACCCTCACAAAAAGTAGCTTAGAGGAGGACCAGGAAGAGGATTAGTCTAGTGGGGGTTTGGTACCGACAGATATAACCATATGAAATCATATAAGATGAGAGGACCCGTACAAAAGGGAATAGACCCAGAACTTCAGCGACAAGCAGAATATATAGTTAACACTGTTAAAAACGAACAAAAAACTGGAGAAGGCTTATGGCATCATGGAGGAACAGGGTCTGGATACAAAAATGCCGAAGGTGCTAGAAAGGTATTTATCAATGCAAGGACTCCAGCATCCAGTAAGGCAAGAGCCTTTAGTCTCGGCTATGTAAGACCTAAAGGAGGAATAGAAGAAGCCACTAGAAGAGCTTCTTACGTAAGTTCTCTAGATTCAGTTTATAATTCTAAATATAAATAATGGATAGAGTAAAGGTAAATGTAGGTGATAAGACATATAATTGTCAAGTTGCCAAGACAGAAGAAGATAGAAAGAAAGGTCTAATGGGAGTAGAAAATCTTCCTCCCGATGAAGGTATGCTATTTGTATGGGAGGATGAAGATACTAGAGAAATGTGGATGAAAGATACTAAAATACCTTTAGACTAGATAGCCATTAACGATAATGATGAAGTAGTCTTAGTATATAAGGCTTAGCCAGAAGATGAAACTTTAGTTCCGTTCATGAACGCTAAGTATATTCTAGAAGTTAATTAGGATTCTGGTATTGTAGAAGGAGATGATTTTGAAATAGACGACTCTGAAGATTATGACAAATATGTTATGAAGGTGCTTGCTCCAGATGGTACTACTTAGATGTATCTCTAGGGAGGTGAAAGAATCGTAAGTAGAAAAGAAACAAGAACTCTCATTAAGAAAGCTAAAAAGGCTTACGAAAATAAAGACAAAGATTATGATAAATATTGCAAATCTTTGGGCAAATATATATTTAAGGTATTAAAGGGTCAAAATACTCGTCCGCCAGAATATGTGGAAGTTCCGGAAGGAAAAGACAAAAATTCTAACGACGAAAATTAACAATATACACATCGTATCAAAAATTCTTGGTTATGAAGATCTTAATATGTAGTATTGAAGTACATAAGATAGATAGATAATTAGTGCATTAATTACATTTTAAATTTTTAATTTATGAAGTTAGGAAATAAGTTTTAGGCAGGAGGACCGATGCCTGCAGGAGCACCTGCTCCAGCGCCTCAAGGTGGTGAAGACCCAACAGCTATGTTACTTCAAGGAGCACAGCAAGCTGTTCAAGGACAAGATTGTGAAATGGCTATGCAAGTATGCCAAATGTTAATCGAAGCATTGGGAGGTGGAGGTAGTCCACAAGAAGCTGCCCCACAGGAAGCTGCCCCAGCTCCAGCAGAAGGGGAACCTGTTTACCGCAGAGGTGGTCGTTTAGTGAGACGTATAAACGCTTGACAAATTTAACACGTAGGGGTATATCTAAAATTGAATTAGGTGTACCCCTTCTTTTTTAATATATAAGTTATGGCAAATAATACAGAAACTTAGAAACCAAAGGAAAGAGTTAAGTATAAATTTGGGCAAAGTGATATTGATTTAACTAATTATATCCATAACTTAGGAACTAATGTATAGTCATACCTCAATTCTAAAAACTGGAATGACGGATAGAAGCAGGAGTTCATGAATGCCTATAATAGATACTTAACAGGCTTGCAAGATTAGCTTGCAAACAATACTAACAGATTTACTACTGACGACTTTGGTTCAATTATTGATTCCACAGGGGCGTTAAGTAATACTGACAATGATGATATAGACCCAGTTGGTTCAGAATATTACTATGATGATAAAGGAAATAGAATCACTACTGACGATTTTAATGCATTAAAAAAGAGAAAACAGAAAAATTATAACACATTCTCTGCTAATAGAGAAGTTGCTACATATTTTAATGCTATTGGTAACGCACTAAGAAGTAAATAGCCTACTAAGGAGTAGACCTCTAATGCGTTTGATTTATCTAAGCATGGATTTCTAGCTGATTGGACAAGAATAAATAACCCTGCAGGAGGGAATTTAAATTTAGATCCTTATCTTGAAAAGGATGCAGTTGACGAAGCTACTGGTAAGAGAGGCACAACAAATAGAGCTGCCTATTTGAAGGAGCAGATAGAGAACTATATTAATAATATAGGAGATTACGATTTTTCTTCTACTCCATTCAAAGACAGGAATACTTATGTATCTAGATTACGTGCTGCTGCAGAAAATCTGGGTAATGGATATAATTCCGAAGATGTTATAGCCTTAAACCAGGCTGGAATTGGAAATGAATTTCTTAGCAAATTTTTCTCTACTGGTGCGGAAGAACCTCAAGCTAAACAATCAGAATTAGAGAGATAGGCTGAACAATCAGCTCAGGAATTAGCTTAGAGAAGAAGGGATGATGAACTTAGAGCTGTCATTGAAGAGGAAAAGTAGGATTAGTATAATCGACAAAGAGATGCTTTCTTTGCAGATTACTAGAAATAGAATCCATTCAATAGTACAATAAAGAGTTAGGCAATTGCTTTATCATATAACCCTAATGCTATGTATGATAGAGCTGCTACAAAATATGGCGTAGACAGAAGTAATACGGAAGCGCTATAGTCTGCAGTTAAAGAATATATAAATTTCCCACAACTAGCTGCGGCAATAAGGGGGAAAGAGCATATACTATAGGGATAGAAAGACGTTACTGCAGCTCACATTGCTAACAATTTAGATTGGGCTGCTCAAAGCAATCTGCTAACTGATAAGATAGGAGACACAGGCTACTATATAGTTCCTGGCTCTGAAAATTATGATAATTGGTCATATATTGCATACAACCCAATTACAAGACATTATGAGGAACAATCTATGCTTCTCAATGAAGAGCTTAAGAAGAAGATGGCATACGCGGAATATGATAGACGAAATAAGGATGTACAAAAACATTAGCTTGGAGGACTCCTAAAATATACAGAAGAATATCAGAAGAAGGCTTAGAAAGAAGCTGAAAAATAGCAACGTATAGACTAGAAGGTAGAAGAAACCGGAAAGACTAGAGAATAGGTAGAAGCTGCAGAGAGAAGACCTATGGAGGAAGGATTTTCTACTATAGATAAGGTAAGACTTGGAACTGCAGCAGCAGATGCTATTTCAGCGGCAGCAGCTTTTATTCCTGGGTATGGAACTGTAGCATCTGGAGTTCTTGGAATTGGAAGTACCCTAACTAATATAGGGGCTGACATCGCAGATGAAAGTATGTCTGGATGGGATGTTGCCGGAAATGCTCTCTATGGTTTGGGAATGGACGTAGTTGGTTTAATTCCTGGTATGGGAGCCACAGGAAAAGCTGCCAAAATCGTCAGAGTATTAAAACCAGTTTCCAAATTAGCTATGAGAACTTTGTAGGCTTACGGAATGGTGCACTCCGCTGATGCTTTTAACAAATTAATGTCTAATCCTTCCGATATGTCTGCGGATGATTGGAGGAATTTAGTAACTGGTTTATAGGCAATAAGTGGTGAAGCTAGGTATAAGGGTGGAAAGCGTGCTGTTAGTAGAGCAACTACTCAAAGAGACGTTGCAGATGTGAAAACATCTACAGGTAGAATGGCAACTATTTCTAAGGAAGATTTAGATAAATTAAGAGAAACTAAAGGATTAAAAGCATAGAATAAACTGTTCTCAGAATTAACTGGAGGTCAGAAATTATAGAGAGAATTTAAGGGAAGAGAATTTAATTGGAAACAACCTTGGAAATCTAGACTACACTCTGATAATCCAGAATTTTCAACTAGAACAGAATCTACATTCCTTCCTGAAGATACTAGCTGGGATGCTAGACTATTTAGAGGAATGTAGAAAAAAGAGGGTAACAGTAAGAAGAAACCTTCTCAATAGACAACTGCTAGTAATTTCGACAGACTAAGAAATCTAAGTTCTCAGACAGGTAAGTTAACTCCTTAGGAAATAGCTACTATCAATAGACAGAGAGTTAAATCAGGAAAAGGAAAACTTACTTAGCAAGAAATAGAGGCCCTAAATTAGAGACGTTCTAATAGAGCAGGTAGTGCTGAGGATAATTCATTCTAGGCTAGATTGGCTAGATATAAATAGGATAAGAAAGACGGAAAGTTTAACTCAGTTGAGGATGATATAAAAAGAGCTAAAGACGAACTCGCGGAGGCTACTAGATAGCAAAGATTAGCAGTTCCTACTGGATAGGGGTCTATAGTGTCTCCAGATGCTAAAGAAGCTAGGTTTATAATGGGGTTATCTAAAGCTATTCCCACTGTTAACCCATCTAGACCGCCGATAACTAATCCTCCAGCTATAATACCAAGGTAGTAGATAGAGATTCCTAAACCTTAGACTACTCCATTTAATAGCTAGAGAATAAGAGAAGGTCTTGAACGAGCATAGAGAGAGCGCTTAGGACGAGATATTGGAGACACTCGAATCTAGAGAGCTATAGAAAGCAATCCAGAAAGAACAGCAAGACTATAGGCTTAGGAAGCTTACAGAAATGTTAGACAATACTTTAATATGTATGGAGTTCCATAGTATAAAAAACCTCTTACTGGAGCAGCTAGAAGAAACAAACAAAATACTTATAACTAGTTATTTGGAGAAGGGTATTATGCTATGCAAGATGCATTAAGAAATAGACCTTTACCTCATAAGTAGTCTAATAAGAAAAAGAAAACTTCTAGAGACGATAGAAGAACTGTTAAGAGAGAGGAAGGTGGTATTCTCGATAGAGTGAGAAAGTTCGATGGCGGAGGGATAACAGAAACCGCTAGAAAAGCAACTCAATATGCATTAAATAATAATTGGTTTACCAATCTGTATAACTAGAAAAGTCTGACAGGCTGGGACTCTTCTAAAGATGCTTCTAAGGCAGGAGTAAGTATAACTAATTAGAATGCGTCCCATGGGAATGCAGGAGATTTGTCAATTCCGTTCTATAAAAACCTGATGTATACATCATAGTCTAATCTAGTGGGACAAGATTTATAGTCCTATTACAATTCCGCATTTTAGGGAAAATCTCTTGAAGACTATGTAAATGGATATAATGCCAATGCTGCAAAAATTAGAGGATATTGGGATTAGGAAAGAGCCTACAGATAGGCAGGTGCTTCCGAACACAATAGGTTGTTTAGAAATATGTTTGGAAACAGAAGTAATAATTCTAATGATGTTTGGAACATAGGATATGATCCTAAACTCGATGATGTAGTCGGTTCATCTACATGGCTAAGAAGAATGGATAGATACGAAAAGGAGTTTGACGCACTATCTGACGAAGAAAAGAAAGCTAGAGTACATAAGATAGATTTAGGAGGAGGAAATGTAGGATATGTATACAAAAAGGCAAATGGCGATATTGCTATATGGAATGAACCTGTTGCTCCGGAATAGCCTACAGAACCCACCAAACCTGCAAGTACTACAACTGTCATTGGGCCTGAACAACCTAAAAAAGAAGGCGATACGAGAGAGATGTTTTCTTTTTTAAGAAATATTAATCCTACTATTGCATACGGGCTTCCTAGGGCAGTATATGCCGACAGAATGAATAGAAGAATGACAGACTTAGCTAAAGCATCAGTAACTCCGCTGCTAAAAGATCCATTCTAGGTACATCGTTATACTAGAAGTGACCTAGATGCAGAAATGTAGGGAGAGAGAAATTACGCTAATCTTAGAAGGTTGGCTAGTAGACCTATTACTTCTGATGGAAGTCTGTAGACTGCTACACAATTACAAGCGGAAGTTTAGGGACAAGAAGCTAGAACAGCCGGAAAAGAAAAGAGTAATCAGACTTAGCGACAATATGATGAATTAGCTTGGCAACAAGAAAAAGAAAATGCTGCTAACCGACATGAAACAGCTATGTTTAATAGAGCATAGCAGTGGGGAGCTGACCAAGATAAGAGTAAATTTGAATAGGCTTACCTATCTAAAAAGTTTAATATCTGGGATACCTTTGGATAGTAGTTGGAATATGATGCTAGAACTAAGCAATAGGAAAATAAAGCATTAGCTGATAATTTTGCAAGGTCAGATATTCATAATGCAGTTAATTATGCTCCTAACGATTATGGTGCTAATTTGACTCCTGAAGAGCTTACAGTATGGAATAAAGTACTATCTGGAACTAATCCTTCTAGCTTATCTACTTAGGAGTTTAACTCTTATAGGCTAGCAGCTTAGAAGGTTTCTAGAGTAGAAACTGATTAGCTAAGACAGCATTATAATATTCCTAATACAAGATGGTCTGGAAAAGCCGGAGTACCAAACACTCCATGGTCTGCCTCTATTTCATTTGTAAAGAAAGGAGGAGTCATTTCGGCCAAGAATGGTTCTAAAATAGCTGTTGCAGGAATAGAAGCTAAAACTGCAGATGCTGAGAGATTTTAGAAACAAATCAAGGATTGTATTGACAGAAACGAAAAAACTCTAGATAGATTATCTAAAAGTTTATATGGACTTATAAAAGCTTCAATGATAAAATGATACTGAAACTATAGCAAGGGGGGAATGCCCTTCCCCCTCTTGTTTCTTATCAACCAGTAACGGTTACTGGTGGGGCAACCGCTGGAGCTTCTGTAGCTCCTAGCGATAATAATCAAGAGAGTGCCGACTTAACTGACAAGGATTTGCTAAAGATGTTAGAAAAATTAGATGGACTTCCAAGCGATATGGCTGTACTTACTTAGACTCTATAGAACTTCTATATAGACCAACAATATAGTCCATTCCCAAGTACTTCCAATATTGCGTCAAGATACCTCTAGGCACTGAATTAGATGAAAATAGCTAATTTCAATAGAAAAGAATATGATGACGCCTTCTCTACAGTGAACAAAAATGGAGGCATTAATGAATATGCTGTAACAGATAGAGGACAGCTATTCTGTATGAATAATGAAGGAGATTTTCAATTATTATCTTTAGAATAGTTAAAGGAAAATCCTGACTATTAGCCATTAACTAACTCAGAACTGCTCTATTATAGAGCGCAATCTCCTTAGTTAGCTAATAATAACGAATTGCTTAAAGTAGTAAAAAATGGTATAGGTATAGAATCAGTAACCAAAATGATTCAGGATAGTATAGGAAACCTTGGAACTACTTCAGAATCTAATGAAGGATTTGTTAGAACATAGGCGTCTCAACTAATTAACGGTCTACAAGAGTTTATGAATGCTCAGCAATAGTCTGGAAATTATACTGCTACTGTAGACAATTTGTATAAAGGAAAACTCTTAACTAAGAGTTAGGCTATGCAAGCATAGGCAGCTCTTAATTATATATATACAACTTTACCAGCAAATGCCAAAACATTATTGAAAACTAAGACAAGAAATGGAACTGATGCAGAAGCTGTAGAACTGGTGCAAACACTAATTAATTCGAAACTAAGTTCAACTGCTGACTTTTCACTAGACCTTGATGAACCGACTTCTGGCTCTAAGGGAAAAGGAGGAACTGGGGACAATTTAGACGCAGACCTAGTTACTATGATATAGGCTAGTCATGGAGGACATGATACTATTTACTAGCTAGATAATAAGTCTGGAATCGGAATGACTGTACAAGGGACTGCATACGAACAAGTCAAAGATACTAAAGGAAACCATATAGGCAGAACTTCTATGGAAAATCTTCTTAATGATTCAGGTTTACGCTCTATCATTAATGCAGATAGTGGAGTGTATTTTGGAGACTAGAAAGTAGATTTAGACTCTCTATTAAATATAACTTACGATGGCAAGGGATTGCTTAGAGTTAATCTTCCTGTGCGCTCTGATGGTTCTCCTAATTTTTCTTTATTAGAGGAGTATTCAAAAGCATAGGCAGAATTTCTACTTAGTTCCCAGACTAATGAAGACAGATTAAAGATTTTTGGTGATACTGAAAAGTATCCTAACTTAAACTCTTTAATTACACCTACTGGTGAATTAGACTAGTCTAAATTTGCTCCATTTATAGTAGCTTCTGGTATGACTACAGACGGAATGGTAGAGATTGATAAGAAAAATAAATTCCTTACTGAAGTTAAATAGTCTCCAGAATTGGTTTAGCAATTGAAGACTAGCTTAGCAGTTGGCACTGGAGATAAAACACAATATCCAGATATTGATGAATATGATTGGACAGAATGGTTAATGCCAGAATTTATAAATGGTCATGACCACATCTTTAAGGGAAATATATACATCCCATTAAATATGAATAAGATGGCAGCAGCTTTGGGAGGAAATCAAAATATTGATACAACTACTGGACAGATATTAGAGAAAGAATACCAAAGAAGAGACGTGACTTTCTAGAAAGCCGACCCTTCATTACTATTAAATAATTAAGTATGTTTGAAAACGATTGGATATTATCAAGCTTAAGTAATCCTACCTTAGATATAGATGATTTAGTTTCAATTGGAGGTTTAAATACTAAAAATACTCAATTTCTAAGCAAGGATTAGTATTTAAAATCAAACTTTATTAAGGATAATTCAGCATTTAAGGATGCTAATGGACAATTCTCTAAAGAAAAGTTTGACAGATTTTATGAAATGCAAGCATCCAGATGGAGAGATTTTTAGAATAATGAATTTCCAACTGGAATAGAATTAGATGCCTTTGATACTGCTAGCAATAGAGCTAATGCTAAGGTCAAAGAAAATAACTTTACATTAGGACCAAACTATAACCCTGATAGAGTTTAGATTGGTGTAGAAGGTTGGAGAACTACAAGTAAAAGAACTAAGTCTGAATAGGAAATAGCTCAATCTTAGAGAATATTCAATCCAGAGACAGGAAAGTTTGAAGATTCTACTCCAGAGGATTACGCTTTATTTAGTAGTCCAACAAAGTGGATAAAGAACCTATTCTCAGAACCTTTGGTACTTGCTCAATACGAAAAGGATGAAGTAGATGAGCAAGGAAATAAACATAAAAAGGGTGAATATAAATTAAATCCGGAAGGAACCTATTATTACGAGAAACTAAATGGTCGTTCTCCAATAGGCAAAACTGTTTTGTCCGCAGCTGATATTCTAACTAAAGAAGATTCAGCTCTTAACAAAATAGACTTCATGGATTCTGACGATTTGGAAAAAAGTGCGACTGGAGTAATTGCTAAAAATATCGCATTAATAGCGCCTATGTTTACTCCAGCAGCCCCTTACTATTATAAAGCTATAGTTGCTAAAGAACTTACTAAGACTCTTCCTATGCTTCATAGCGTTGCAACTAACCTATTTGGGTCTGGAGACCACGAAACTCCAGGATGGATGAACAAGCTGGCTGCAAAAGGAGAGACATTATCTACTTCTACCTCTACGTGGAGTAAAGAGCACACATTTTCTTTTGAGAATTTAGCAAATTTAATTTCTGATGTTGCACTACAATGGGGATAGCAGAAATAGATAGCTAAAGCTGTAAATTGGTTCGGAGATAAGAAAGCTCTGAAGAAAGCTGAAGATTAGGCATTCCAATTTTACAAGTCTAAAGTAGGAGGAAGTTTAAAAGGTTTAGAGGCTCCTACTGATGAACTATGGAAATAGTCTACTCTAGGATAGCTATGCATGAAAAAGTATTACGACCCAGTATTGGAAACAATGAAAAAGAAATAGAGGCTTGGAGCTGATTTAGCACTAGCATATATGGCTTTAATCTCTAATACTGATGTTTATGCAGATATGCTTGAAAGAGGTGCTACTAAAAAAGAAGCTGCTTGGGTAGCTTTAGGAAGTACTGCGGCTATGTTTAGTGTAGACAAATTCGCACACTTAGGAGAAGTGTTCTACGATGACCTTACGGCAGAATCTATTAAACAAGGACGTTAGGCTGTTAAGAAAGAGCTTAAAGAAGCTTTTGATGAAATATATAAAGCCGGAACTAAAGAAAGTCCAGGTAATTGGTTTAGAAAAGGTGCTACATTTGGAAAGCGAGCTGCTGAGACATTTGTTGAAAATTTAAAAGACCACAATTTGGGAGGAGTTGGTAAAGCTCTTGGAGAGGGTCTTGAAGAGGTTAGTGAGGAATTAGTAACTGACCTTACTAAGGCTACCTATTCTCTACTTGGAGACTTAGGTCTATATGATAAGAGCGTTAAAGATACTGGAGCATTTGAGAATATGCTTGAAAGATACTCTATGTCTCTTATTGGAGGTGCTGTCGGTGGAGGTTTGTTTTACGGAGTTGAGAAGTACAAGGGCTTCAATAAAACTAGAGACAAAGATTTAGTAGCTCTTATTAATGATGGCAGAGCTTAGGAATTAAGAAATCTTGTTAAGAGTTATGTGTCTAAAGGTCGCGCAGGAAATACTAAGATTTCTGGATTACAGTATTCTTAGGATGAAGCTGGAAACATAACATGGTTGAGCACTGATAAAAGTGAAGAATCTCAAAACCAATAGGTAGGTAACAGAGTTCTAGAAAAAATTAATTCTCTAGAAGCTGCTATAGTAGGAAGTGGAACTAAGCTTAACTAGGACTAGCTATTTGACAAAATGGTTTTATAGGAAGCTAGATATTAGGGATACAAAAATGCTTCTCATGTAACTGGATACTATTAGGAGTTTTCTAAGCTTCAGAACTAGTTATTACAAGCTAAGGAAGCATACAATAAAGCGGCTGACACGGCTGATGGAACCCTAGAAGGTAGAATAACTGACTCTCCTACGGATGCAGAGAAGTAGGCTAAGGTTACAAACCTACAGAATTTCTAGAATGCTGTAGATAATGCCTAGAAGAGAATAAATGACTTTTTATCCGGAGATACCTCGTTAGATTATACTAGAAAGTTAAATTTTGCGTTAGACCCTGTTCTTAACTCAGCATTTCTTGGATTAAATAGGACTTAGTGGTTACTTAATAAGATAGACCCCAATAAGGAGTTCACCATTAAGGAATAGATGGAATTAAACGATTAGTGGAATGACCATGTTAAGGATGTTATGCTTAAAGACTTAGACAAAGCATTCTTAGCATATAAGGCTTTAGAGAAGGCAGTATCTCCTCAGATGCTGGCTTAGTAGGATTATGCTAACTAGTATAAAGGAATATTTAACTCTTTAAAATAGCTTTATGACAAGGAGGATTTATCTCTAGATAAATACTTAAACGCTAAGCCCTTCTACACTATGGATTCCAGACTTATGGACTAGAATGGAATAGAAGAATCTGAAGAAGAGTATAACGCTAGAAATAATACAACTACTCCAGACGAGGTTTAGAAATATTACTAGAGACAACAAAGAGTATTTGATTTAAATAATTAGATACTAGCTGATTATATACAACAATTCGACGATATACTTAGACCTATCAATTATTCTATAGATAGCTCTACTAACAGAACTATAATGTAGAATATTCGCTATAGACTTAAGGATATTATTAGAAGAGAGATGTAGTATCCATTTATTGATTAGGGCAGTAAATTTGATTCCTCTCCTTATAGAACAATATTACAGGATTTAAAAGAGGACCTATCTAACATTGATGATATACAAGAGAGACTACAAGATAAGCATTATTCTCTAGTTAAAGAGTAGGCAAATAGTTTAGTTACTTTGTTGAGTGATACTATTCCGAGTCTCCAAACTTTAATGTCTGTAGATTCTGCTGTTTCTTCCAAATCTATAAAGGAAATAGTTAATAAAATTAATGCTACTAATCTAGAAAATAAAGAAGACTTGGTAAATAATATACTAAGTGCTAAAGAAAAATATGATAATGCTGAAACAGATGAAGAAACCGAAGCAGCTAAGCTAGAACTGTATAATATTATTCCATTAGAATTTAAAACTAAATCTCAGACAATTAAAGATATTTTAAATAATTTTAGCGGTTATGCTGGATAGGAATTTGCGTTAAAGGAAGGACAGGCTGTAGGTGATATACTAACTATAGACGATTTAACTAAAGGTCTTAGTGATCCAGAATCTGCAATCTATTAGTACTTTGCTGCAAAATCTTCTGCTCTACCAGAAGTACTGAGTGCGGCATTGTAGGCAACTCCTATAAAATTTGGAAGAGATTCTAAACTTAAATTACTTACTAATAACGCTAGTGATCCAAGAGAAACTTCTGGAGAAGTAGTGAAGAGATAGATAGCCACCCTGACTAGATATACTAATACTCTAGCTAGTAGGATATAGAAAAATCCAGTCTATTCCTTCTATAATAAACTGAAAGTCAATTCTCATAGTCCTTTAGAAACTATCTTATCTTCTATAACAAAAGAAATGTCTGATAGTCAGGAAGAAATATTTAACATGAATTATATACTAGATTAGGTATATAAGGATTATGTGTCAGCTGACAAGGTAGATGCATTTGAGTTAAATGATACTTAGGCTAAATAGTTAAAGAATGCGCAAAAGGCTTTGGAATTACTTCAAGCATATATTTATTCTGCTTCCACTTCTCCAACTGGGGTTAATTATTTTGGACAGAATAAATAGATAAACGAATTTGCAAATTCTCATAGAGCAGAATTGACTAGGGAATGGGAACCTCTTCCAGAGATAAGTTAGGAGTATGCTTAGGTATTATAGGATGAAGTTAATAATCTTAATACTGAAATAGAGTTATGGAAACGAATCTCTGAAAATAACAGTATGAACAAACTTAGAAGGTTGGTTGATACTGAGAGTATTGTGAATAATCTACGATATGACATAGGAAAAGGTCTTTCATTTCAATTTACTGTAGGAGATAAACAATATGATTTAACTGAGGGTATAGATGCGCTCCCTCCATTTGATAATGACCCTGAAAATTAGTTAAGCCAGCTATTTAGTTTTGAACAAACTCTTCATAATAACTTTAGCAAGATATTGAAGGATACTGGTTGGACTCCAGAGCAATTTTTCCAGAACTCAGACTTTTGGAAGAAATATTTAGGAAATTATACAGACTTAGAAAAGCAATCAACGAGTAAATTAAATGAATCTTTATCTGGATTTACTAAGTATGATTAGGCTTTATATATACTATCTGTATTATCTGATAATCCTTCCAACTATTATAGATCTGTTTAGAATTCTGTTAAAGATAATGAAGATATAGCTCCACTTACTGTATAGCAAAACATTTCCAGACTAGGAGAAGCTGCACATACTAGGGCTTATAAAGCAGGATTTAAAGCGTTAGCTAGCTTAGTTAATCCCGACAGAACTATAACTCCTAACGTTGTATATATTAATGGAGTAGCAGGTGCCGGTAAAACGGAGGTGGTACTAAAAAACATAAGGCAAAGATTCTATGAATAGGCTGCATTAGTGATTGGTCCTACTACTTCTTAGGCTGTTAAATTACAGAACTCTCTGAATGAAGGAACTTCTTATACTATTGAAGGAGATTCTAATATCTTTGATAAGATACTTCCCAACTGGGACAAAATAAACGAAGCCTTTGAGAAAGCTACGTCAGAAATAAATAAGTCTGAGAATCCTGACCACTCTGTAGAGACCGACTACTTTATTATGAAACGGTATAAAAAACCTGGATTCTCTGGGGTGAAAATTGATTTAAAGCCCGACAAAATAAAGTTTAATCCTGATATAAAAGCTCCTTTAGTGTTTGTAGATGAGGCTGCTCATATGAATACCTTATAGATAGCTTTACTTGATGAGTACGCTGATAGAGTTGGGGGAACAGTATTCTTAGCTAGTGACTCTAATCAATCTGGTTATTAGAATGGATAGGTTGGAAATCTTGCACCTACTGATATTTTTGCCACTAGAACTTCTAAGTTATAGGAATCTTTAAGAACTGCTAACATATAGAAACAAAGTAATAATAACAAGGTATCATCATTATTAGATACTATAAATGATATTTAGGAATCTGGAGATAATCAGCTCTGGCATGATTTAGAAGCTAAGCTTCCTAATCTCATTAGAAAGCTAAATCTCAGAGTATATAATAAAGAAGATGATATAAATGGAGACTTACTAGGAGCTAGACTAGAAGATATTATCAAGCCATTATCGAATCATAAAGATGCTAGTATTGGATTCATAGGAGACGTTAATTCTCCAGTTTATTAGAGATTAAAGTCTGAAGGATTCACTAACTTGGGAGAACCTCTTACTGAAAAGATTATTCCTGGAAAGAAATTTATGCAGGGACAAGAATTTGACTATGTTATAATAGATAATATGGACTTGTCTGTCGATTTAAATAATCCTAGGGAATCTATTCCATTCTTGAAGAGATTTTATACCTTAATGTCTAGAGGTAAAACTGCTTCTATCTTTTTAGACCCAGAGCTTCCAAGGATAATTGGAGCAAATGTCCAGGATGATATGAAATCTGCCGGATTTAGTTTAGCAGGACAAGTAGAGTTATTCAGAAATAATTATGCTAAGGCCCTAGACAAATTAGACCTATCTTAGACAACTTCGGAAGAAGTACCTTAGGTAAAAGAAGAACCCGAAGTTAAAGAAGAAGGAGAGGAATTGGTTATATCTCCAGTAGTAGAGAAAACTCCTGAGTTCAACCCAGAAGCTACAGAATAGCAGGTTGAACAATAGTTAGAAGATGCTAAATAGGAAGTCTATAAGGATTTTGTGGAGTAGAACTCTGCAGAAAGATAGGATATAGAAGTATCAGAACTATCTGACCTTCTAATAGAAGCTAACACGGTAGTACCTATTACAGGATTACGTGAGACAATGACTAATCCAGATGGTTCTTAGAGAGTATATCCTGCGTGGCTTCCAGGAGAAAGAACTTCAGTGAGAAGAAATATCAACGCCATATATGATGGTACTGAGCCTATTACTAAAAGAGTAGATAAACAAAGATACTAGGATATTATAACTAAAATACAAAGTTCAGTTATATTCGGGGGTAATGTAACTGACCCAGCATTAACCTCCTTATTAGGATTTAGTGAAGCTTGGAAAAATAGAAAACTTCAATTAGAGGTAAGAAAAGCTACAGATGCAGACAACTTCGGAATAGGTACTGACCTTAAGCCTACTTATATAGACATAGATGGAACTTCATATATAGTTTCTGTTACTTGTAGACTAGACGGACTAAGTAAGACTATTTAGGATAATCCTTTCTCTGCTGTATTTGATATATGTCTACTTTCTGATTTTAATAATTTAAGAAAGCCTAACGTATAGTAGGCAATTAAGGATAAGATAAATTAGAAAATAAAGGACGGGAAAATAACTGGTGCTGATAAGATTAAGGCAGAGAGATTTAGAGATAACCTTAGCGAATCAGTAAAACAGTATGAACAATTTATAAGAAGGATAGTACAAGAACATCCAGAGGGACATTCTATAGAACTTACTTCGGATATGTATGAATCTCACTAGACTACTAGATTAGTTAAAAGAAAAACTCCAAGACGACTTGGAGGAACTTTAAGTATAGCTACTGTTGAAAATAATAGAGTAGACTAGGATGGTAACTATATTTCAGACTATAATAATTTCTTAGATACTGATAAACGTAAAGTGGTGTCTCCAGTATATATATTAGGAAATAAATCAGATATATTGAAAGGAAAAGTTTCTGAATCTATCTTCGGTAAGGCTGTAGTGTTTGTATCGGCTAATACAAATCTTACACCAGAAGAACTTCCTGATAGATATATAGAATAGAAGAGAAATCCTGATACTCATACTCCAGAAGTTAGAATGGTAGTCTTAAATAATCATGGACTAAGCTTCACTGAGCTTATAACTCATAGAATACAAAGTTAGCTAACTGGAGAAGGGGAGAAATCTAAGAAACCTTGGAGAATGGATACACTAGGAGTAAGAATGTTTACTGCCATGTGGAACTTCAGAGCAGGGTTGGAAAACTTTATATCTTAGCTAGATAAGTGGAAGTCTGAAAATGGATATGATAGTAGTAAAGTATTAGATATAAGTAAGGTAGAATCTGAACTCTTTAATCTGTTTGGAAAGAATTGGGAAACTAAACTAAGTGCTAAGAGTCCTTAGGTGGAACAGCTCTTAAATAGATATAAGGTTACTGCTGCGGACTTAGAAAACTTAATAAAGTTTAACTAGGAATATTGTAAGGATATACCTACTTTTAGGCTAGGAATTGACTTAACTAGTAAAAACGTCGGAGGGCATGTAAGGTCATTTGATGTTAGCAATTCTAGTGTATACGGAAAGAGAGAAGCTAATATGTTAGCTATCGAAGAAGAATATGCGCATAAATATCATGCCATATTATCTTCTATATTAGAATAGTTAACTGCTAACGAGCCTCCTGAATTATTCAAGAGAGCTGGATTGGAATTTAAACCTATGGCTACAAGATTAGCTAAGGCTGACGGTTCTAATTATGCAACTAATGAATATATCGGAAAAAGTGAATAGAGAAGAAACTTATCTGGGCTTATTCATACTAATAACAAGAATATAGTTATTGGAGAAACAGATGAAAGTGGTAATATAATCTCTACTTCTACTATCCCTGCAGAGTCTATGTTTAGCTTCTTCCCTAAAGCTATTTCTGCTATAGCTTCTAAATCTAGAATATATTAGACTAACAATAGAGCTAGCGGATTAATCAGCATTAGCACTATTGATACCAAAAATAACACCGATAAATTTGATTTTGATGTTGCGTCTTTATTCAAAGACGGTATGTTGGAAAAGAGAGGAAATGATAATACATTATTTAATATGTTCAATCTAATTTTCCATGGTACTGTAGAGAGTATAGAAAAACCTCATGCTTATACAGAAGAAGCTCCATTCAAATATGGAATCTTTGTAGACCCAGATTTGGAAACTAGTTAGGACTACAAACAAATTAACGTAAGAGGTCAGAATGGAAAAGATTACGCGTTCTTAAGATGCGGAACTAATCCTGTGTATTTCGATGTTGATGTTGATGTAATTTCTGGCGGTATTGCTCTAAATTTATCTAAGCTATTGGATGGAGGAAAGAGACAATTGAAAGAGGAAACTAAAGTGGAGAATCCTATACAGGAGCAATTAGGCTACTCTTCATAGATAATAGACGAAGAGGATAGAATGAGATTCCAAAACTGGGTAATGAATAACGGTAAGGAAGATAATGAACAAAGTTACTCGGAGTACGTTACTATATAGAACAACAGAAAGCTTATAAACTTCTTTAAGAATGGGGCTTCTGTAGATAATATAGTAGAACTTGTGAATATGTAGATTGGAGAATCTACTATTAAAGATGTTAAATACGAGAGTGGAAAAGTAACATATACTGATGTTAATGGTAATACAGGAGAATTAAGTTTAGACACTGGAGATATGTATATTACTATGACTCCTAATAAGACTAATTCTATAGAGGAATTAACTGGATAGTCATTTAATTCTATGGTAGTAGACCCAATGGGAAATGATATAATGACTCACTCAGACTTCTTGAACTAGCTAGAAGAAACCTTCTAGGAGGATATGGAAGTGCAAACATTAGCAAATTCTTCTAATGTCGAAAGTTACCTTGAACTATTAGTAAGTATGAAAGATACTCTTAACGATAAGATAGAACAGCTAGAAGATTCAGATTTAAAATGGAGTTTATCTGACTATCTATTATATGTAGATACTACTTGTTTTTAATAAATAAATGACTATGGCAGCTTGTAATGTTAAATATGACAAAAAGAGTTATTAGCAATTAGCCTCAGATTTAAAGTTATTATACAGTCAAATTAATAGACCTGGGATAGAAGACAGAATCATAAAAACTTTGGAATTTAAATATAAATCTAAGGATGGAGAGGATAAGAGATTACTCTTGACTGATTCAGAAAATCTTGACGAGACTTCCAGAGATTTCATTGACGATGTTAATAACATAGTTTGTGGTTTAGCTAACGCTTCTTTAGACAGATTACCAGAGAAAGCCATGAAGTTTAGAAACATTGTGTTGTCAACTTTCTTCGACATGAATAGTGTCGGAGAGGTGACAACTCAGGTTTCTGAGACTGAAAAGGAAATGGAAACTGATGAAAATAAGGAAGCGAGAAAATTACAGAAAGTAGAAGACGCTCTACTTGAGATATATGGACCAATTAATACAGGTCTCATTTAGGAAGTAACTGATAGCTTTGGAAGAGAATTAAAACAAAAGTTAATCTATAATAACTACCTAAAAACTAAATATGAGTTAACTTCTGAAGAAGTTAATAAAAGAATTGTGGATTATAAGGAGAGTAAGTTTGAGAGTATTCTTAGTCATCTAAAAGAACAATTTCCAAATGATTCTACTTTGCAGTCTATTACTAGTATGTATAGTAACGGAATGTTAAATTCCAGCTAGTACTATTATGTCATAGATACTTTTAGGAAGTATGTATTACAAGACCCGAATAGAAACACAAAGTTTAATCAACAACTAGAAGATAAAATCTTATAGAAGAATAAGGTACAATAGGAATATTTATATAGATAGCTAATTAAGACTATACTAAATAATCCTAAACTCAATACATGGTTTAATAATAAGTATAGCACTAACTATACTAATTCGGAAGCCAAAACTCAACTATTTCTAGCAAATAGATTCTCTAACTATTATCTTGAAATTAAAGATAAGTTGTTAAAGGAGATAGAAAGAGGGGCTGATTTCAAGGATGAAGTCCTTCCGATTATCCAAGAAATAGAAAATCCAAAGGATGACTTATTAAACTATGTAAATGATTATATTACTTTAACTCAGTTTGATGATTTATTAGCATAGAAACTAGGAGGCAGCATAGGAGTAGAACGAGGATTTCTGAACAATGTAGAGCCTCAAAGATAGGCTGCTTAGAAGTACAAATTAAGAGAATCTCACTCGCATTAGAAGGCTGGATGGGAAACCGCAAACAATGAAGGAAGTGAAGCTCATACTAGTACTAACGTGAAAGATATGCTGGACACTATTTTCATTTATAAATATAATGAATCACATTAGCCACTTCCGCAAACTTTAGATATGACCTCTCTTATGTAGGCATGGCAGTCTTTATTATCAGATATATTAAATAATAATATTAACTTCGAAACTAGCAACAGTGAAGCAGTTATAGGAGTGTTAAAAGACCTCATAAACACTCAAAATGTTAATGTGTTAGATAATATTATTGATATATTAGAGATTTTATTTAAGCCTTAGGCCATATAGAACTCTAGAGGTAGAATGATAGACTTCATGAGAAATGAAAATCTACTATCAGAACAACATAAAAATATTCTCTATTCATTCTATAATGAGGTACTAAATAAAGACAATCCTAACTCTAACATTTCTATAGAATTAGGAAGGGTAAACGATAGCTTGAAATTTGGAACCAAGTTCCTAGAAACAGTTTCAGATTTATGTGCTATTATTTATAGAAATGTTAATAATAATTATATAGATTGCAATTTACAATACTCTAAAGCAGCTTTTTAGGTAAAGCAAAAATTCAATTGGGATTCTGACTTATTTGACTCTGTAGAAAGAATTACATTCAAGAGTAAAATGAGACAGATAAATAAACTCGGAGAAGATAGACTTACTAAGTATAACTATACCTCCGTTCCTGATTAGTCAGGCAAGTTTATTTCTAAAGTAGAACTTCCAGGAAAGGAAGGAGCTATGTATACCTTTGGTTTTAAATATAATCAAGGTGCTTCTAATATAGAGGGTTTATTTTCTACTATGGATAACCTAGAGTTAGAGAACTCAACCGTTACTATAAATGGTAAAGAAGTTCCTATTTTAGATGTTTTAGCAGATATTAATATCAGAGAGTTTAGCAATAAAGTTCTTACTAACAAGGCTTTATTAAACGAATACGAAACAGTATTTAACAATCTGTTGGAAATGTTTGACTATTATCTGGATACTAACTTCTTATCCGACAAGGGGCTAGAAACTCTGTAGGGGTATAAAGATAAATACAAATACGACCCAAAGAATAATTTATTCTCTAAAAATTATCTGAATCACTTTCTTAAGCTAGCAATTAGAACTGCTGACATTGATAATCAAATCAAACTTGCCGGAGATCAGGATATGAAGGAGTATTTGATGGAGAACTCTAAGTATACTAGCTTATTCAATAGAGAATCTAAGAAGCCATCCTCAGATATATTTGATATACAAGCAAATAGAGTTTACTTTAAACCAGCTACAACTAGAGATAAGGCTCTAAGCGATTTAGCTAGAAGTAGTGTAGAAGCTTCTGGTAGGTCAGTAAGGTCAACCTCTCTCAATAAGGCAGGAGCTAGCGTATCAAATTATAGTATATCGAGATTAGGATCTGAATTAAATAGACGTCTTCATAAACAACGTCAACAAGGAGGTGCAGCGTCTTCTCTACTATTCGTTTAGAATATAGATGCTATAGATATAGACCCAGTAATTGATGGTGAAATAACTACACCCATAGGTGATGTTAAATCGGTTAGGGATATGTCTTCTTCTGAGCTATTCTAGCACGCCATCTTGGATAAATTCTATAATTCCTTCTTAAGAACTAGCAAGATATGCTTCTAGCCTACAGTATATTCTGATAAGACTAACTTCCTAAATTATATGTCTACCTTATCAATGTTTAGCGATAATATTATGAATCTGATGTCAGACAATTCTTAGGAGTTTGTTGATTTATACAAAAATACCTTCTTCTCTGCACACAATTAGATTCAGGCAAACGTAGTAGCTAAAATGGAGAAGCTAATAAATTTCTTATCTACTCAGTAGGGAGCGAAATTCAAGAAAGCAGAAGACATATTTTAGTCTAATAGATTAGATAATGTTAGAACTTTCTTAAGAAATAGAACTGAATCAGAATTAACTAATTTAGCATATTGGTATAACTAGTATAATCTTGATAAGATAGAGCTAGAGAAAGATAAAGATTACAGGTCTAGAAAGAAATTCTGTGACCTTAACGAGGTTACTGATTTTTATGCAAAACTATATAATGACTCAGTTAGACTAAGAAAGTTCCTAAGACAACAATAGGAATTGTTTTTAGACAATCTTAGAGAATATGGAGTAAACTTCCGACTATTTGACTCTACTTCTGAGTTAAATTCTTGGATTTCTAATACTCTCCAAGAAAAGAATGCTACTTAGACAGTAAGGCTGTTATCAGATAGCAAAATACTTTAGGTTAAAGATAGAAAGGAGTTTGCTGATAAATGGATTAATAAAGATACTGGAGAGCTTTTACTAGAGAGAGATGGAATATTGAACCCATTCCTATAGAAATTCTTTTATATAGAAGGATTGTTTAGTAATAATCTAAGACTTAGTTTATCTGGAACAGAAATCAATCATCCTGACAAAGCAAAAGGAACATTATTTAATAGAATTGTTTCGGCTATAGGCAATATTAAATAGGCTGATAATCCTATAAAACTTAATGTTGCTAACAAGGAATTAGAAAATTTACTTGTTGGAAATAAAATAAAGTTTGAATCCTTAGACCGCTTCATAGAGGAGTTTTCTAAAGCTAGAGCTATAAATGACTTAGATGGTAATCCAAATATGTAGGATATTTACGACAAGACTATCATTGAAATCATTAATACGGCGCAAGGAACTTAGTTCAAACGTAACGTTATTATTCCTGCTACATTGTAGCATCCACTTACGGGATTAATTAATGGAGTTGCAACTAAAGTTAATGCTGCTGTTGTATACGATATGGCAGCTCCGGTAAATAATCTTAGAGAATCTGATTCTATAGATTCTTAGGATGGAAGTGCTTAGATGTCTCCTATTCAAGTTATCCTAGAAAATAACTCACTTGGAGACTAGAGAGTAGGTACTAACAGAAAGCCTATTTGGGATGATTAGACAGAAGACCTAACATCATTCTTAGCTAAATTTGCAGCATTTGGACAAACTAATGCTATGATGCTATAGTCATTACAATCTAATTCTGCATAGTACAATATGTTTAAGAAGATGCATAATATTCGTTGGAATGGTACTATCGACCTAACTAAGAATATTAATCAGTTTCAACAAACTATGTACGACCAAGAAGAGGTCTCTAGATGGTTTAGAGAAGCTATTTTAGGAGGAGAAAAATTATTCTATAAGAATCAATTTGGGGAAGTAGTACAGATAACTGATTTCGGAAAAGATGGGTCTGGGTATTTTACAGTAGAAACTGTATTAGGGAAAGGTTCTAATAAAGTGTATCACTACTTTAATGATTAGTCAGAACATTTCACTGAATACGCAGAAGGACTGCATACAATAGACAGCTTGTATGAATTATTTGTTTCATTAGGAGGAATTAACTGTACTAATGCTAAGGGAGTAACATCCGAATTTAGCAACTAGGTATTAACTAATTTTGTGATTAATGTAGGTCATAAGGTTAATGCTAAGGTTACATCTGTTAAAGATGTGGTCCAGCCTCTCAAAGATAAGTTTATTGGATATGTATTTAATAACTCCGCTGTAAAGAACGGAGCAAAAAACATAAACAGCTCGGATGCGTGGTTGGATAATAATCCTTTAAATACATTCTAGGTTAACATCTAGGGATTGGGCATTTAGCTAAATGCCGACCACGATGTAGTAGATTCTGAATTAACTGAGTTCTCTCAGGTAGTAGCTGCCTGTGCAGCTTATGGTAAAGACTTCAAGTCAGTAAATGAGATTTACTATGGTCTTGCAGAATCTGCATTCTAGGCTTCCGAATAGGAATTAACTAATATTCAAAGATACTTTAAAGATTACGCAGTAGACCCAAGTAAAGCTAAGTATTAGCTTTATAAGATAGTAGGAAAGTTGATAGTCCAATCTAAGAGTAATAGTGATATGGACTTAACTGAGAAGCTTAAGCAGGAAATAAATAAAGAGTTTAAGATTAATAAGGATAACTCGTCTATGGGATTAAAGATTCCATTTAGCGATCCTAGTATCTATACTTAGTTTATTACTAATATCACTTCTGTAATCAATTCCAAGTCTATTAAGCGTAAACATCCAGGTTCTGGTTATGTTATGGCACCAGGATATAATGTTGTCCAATACTTTCAAATGTTTGACCCTAAAACGAAAACCTATAGAAAATATCTTTTTGAGGACGTATTAAAGAGAGCCAGAAACGATTTCAAGGGAAAACTGAGAAATGGATTAGAAGCATGGTGTGCCTAGAACGGAGTAGACCCTAATAAGTACGGAGAGCGTAAAAGAAGAATTGCTAGCTTCGATTTAGCTACTTTGATAAGAGAATCTGCTGATAAGATAGATACTTCTGCTATTCCATATATGAACATTACTTCTTAGGATACTACTGAGTACAATAGACAACTTGTTAACCTATTTCTAGATGCTAAGTAGTAGGCAGAATAGGTACGAGATAAGTCTTGGTTTATGCCCACAGATATAGTCCAAGTAATTAATCCTACAGGAGAACCAGGGTAGATTATTGATTTAAGTGATATGGAAACATATTACAATTTCAAGAATAGGACTGAACTAGAAGGAACTCAATTTAAGTTATGTGTCACTAGGCCTAATAACCTAAAACCTTCTTTGATTAGATGGTAGTATACAGACCCAGTTGATAATACTCCTAAGTTTATGACTATATATGACCATCCGATTATTAGAGGTTCTTGGAATTTACCGAAATCTGAGAGACCTAAACAAACTGAGATTTAGGCAGTTCTTGACTTATTAGACCAAGGAAAGTTTGAATTGAACGGACAGGTTATAGACATTATTCCTGGAAGTTTGGAAAATACAGAAGCTGAGATAGTATTAGGTAATATGTATAAGGATATATTCCAGACTGGCGATGCTTCTCTTGCTGATATTATGGACCAAGGGGAAAACTTCTTCAGAAGACAAACTGAAGTTCCTAAAATACCGGCGGGATTCTATAATTTAGCTTTTGTAAAGAATAATGGTCAACATACCTTGGTGTCTTTCAGTAATCTTGTTGAAACTCTAAACATTTATGAAGACCCATTCGATTATACTTAGGAATATATAAACGATAATAACGAGATATATACTCACCAAGATGGAATAAAGATTGGTAAATATATACAATCTTCTTGGAAGTATGTAGATGGAAAAGTCTTAGATTAGAGTAATCAAGAGATTGATAAGTCTAGATATAGACTTGTTTAGGATAAGAATGGAAACGTAGAGAATATTCTTCAGAGAATAGACTATGTTAAAAGATACAAGTATACTAAGGCAGAATTAGTTAATGGAGAACATTAGCTGATTAACTATACCTTATATAAAATAGCCCCGATTTAGGATATAAGAAGAGCATTAGACAAGAAAAGTAGCGATTAGGATGTCCTTAATTCAGATGCATACCATTAGATTTCTTCAATATTAAATAATATATACTCTCAAGATAAGTTTATTGATATATAGGTAAATACAGGAGTGGAATTAAATCCTGGACTATAGAGAACCATAGCAAACAGTCTAGTAGATTTTGGTAACGATACGAGATATGATGAAGAGTCTAAGAAACGAGTATTAATGACTCCAGAAGAAATTAGAAAGCTTCCTAGCTTCTAGCAACACATGATAGAATTAAGAAATGCTTTGATAGGAAATAATTTCTCTGAGCAATATAAACAAATACGGGATAGATATTACGAGTATCTACAATAGTATAGAAAATAGTATTCGTCATTCTTAACCTCCTTACACTTTATTTCTTCTCGTATTCCAGCCCAGTCACTTCAGTCATTTATGCCTATGGTTTGTGTAGGTTGGACTGCTGATACTTCTAACACAGCTTATGTAAGCTATATTTAGACCTATCTGCAAGGTTCTGACTATGATATTGATAAAGCATACGTAATGGGACAATCATTTAGTGATGATGGTATGTACATAGGATGGAGTCCATTGTTTGATTATTCATCTGAATAGATGGTAGATGCAAGTAAAACTTTACCACTTCCTAGAGGAAATAAATTGATTGTCGTTGAGGGAGAGTAGTACTCTATAGAGAACGAACTAAATAGTATATTGGCATCATCTGGACCAGAAAGATTAAGAAAAGTTGCTAATCTAATTTATAAAATAGATAATAACAACGGTAGATATAACTATATTGCTGGAACTAATGCTGATGAAAAAAGAAGACTAATTAGACAAATCTAGAAGCATGAGGATTATAAGGTAAGTTATAGATAGAGAGAGTAGGCATATAAGAATGTAGCTAGTGCTAATATTAGAAACGTAGTTCATAATATACGTAATCGAGATTAGGCATATTCTCCTATCACAATGAGAGATTTACAAAAAGAAGCTGATAAATCACCTAAGGGTGCAAAGACTAAATAGCTAAATATGATGAATCCTCTTACCAAATATGTAATGCAGAATCAAAACTTGGTTGGTAAGAATGTTATTGGTATTGCGGCTAATGGTGAAAAGGACTGGTTCAATTTAACATATTATTATCATAATGTATTAAGAAACGGAAATCAAAAAGATAAATTCTTCTTGAAGATGAATCATTCTTATAGCAGACTATCGGGAAGAGCAACTGATTAGCTGATGAATGTAGTGGTTAAACACATTCCCGATTTATGGAATGCCTCTCCAGAACTTTCTTAGAAAATTAAAGAGGAGTTCTACTCTACTTACGACGGACAAATAGATATGGATGATAAGTACGTCGACTAGCTAATTTCTCAGATTCTTTCTGCGGCAACAGATAATGCTAAGGAATTAATTCTTGCTAAGATTAACGCTGGGACCAACTTAGCTAAATATCACTTACATCTTGTTATGATGGGCTTCAATCTTAAGGATATTGTGGCGTTTATGACAAGTCCAGTAGTAGAGCTAATTGACAAGTATAGTAGAAATGATTTATATAAAAATCAATCTAGTTCGGTAACTAATGCTATTAAGATACTAAATGGAGATATAGACCTCTCTAAACTAATTGTAAAGCCCCAAGATAATTTATCTCCAGAGGAAAGATTAGAAGCTATGGAATCTTAGTTTGAAGCTATGGAAGCTGAAGCTGAGATGATGTCTGAGATGATGGCGGAAGGTCGTACTCCAAGAAGGACTAATAATGAATATATGTGGATAATTAGTAAGCTAGGAAACATATATAAAGATTCAGAGTCTAAATCCTTGAAAGATTTTGTTCAAAAATTCATTAAGGCTAAAACTGAACCACTAACTGCAAATAGTCCTAAATATATGGAAGCATTATCACAGTATGAACTTCCTAAGACTGATAATATGAACACTAATTATGTATTTGAATACATTAATTAGATTATTAGCGATATTAAATCCCAGATAGCAGACTATAATAGATTACATCCTAATAGCAATTACTCAATGCTAGATTTTAAACTAGACTTGAATGAGTTTTAGAGAATTACTGATGAAGCCAATGAAACTTCTACTTTAGCTTCAGTATGGCTGAAATTAAATCAAGGTATTCCTCAGACTGATATGGATTTAATTAAACTTATTAAGAGAATGTATGCTACTGTTTCTACCAGAGAGCGCAGAATGGGAATAAAGAAACCTTCTGATTCTTACAAGACTAAGTTTGTTAATCTATCTGATGAAGAGGATTCTGCTACAAGTAGTTCTGGAAAGAAGGCTGAATTGCTTTAGTATTTAGAAGAGTTTCAATCTATAGCTCCAGAGATATTTGCTACGATGCAAACCAAGACAAAAACTGAAAAGGATTTAGTAAAGGTTATCAAGAATATTCAAGGAAATAATCCAGAACTATCGCTTGTAGAAATAGTATCTATCTTATAGGATGCAGTGAATACAGATTTGTACGGAAATTTTGATTTGTACAAGTTCTTAAATGATGAAAAGGTTATAGTACCTCAAAGCTCTAGAACTATATACAACACCAGACAAGGTGACTTAGTATCTTATAGGGAATTAGCTGCGACATATTACAATTTAATTAAATCAAGTTGGAATATACTAGACTTAGTTAATAGAATACCACACTATAAGATGAATCTAGATTTGCTAAACTATACATTATAGCAGAGACATTTATTTGCGAATAAATCAAAGATAGTAGACTAGTTAATTTCTTTAGGAGAATTGTCCTATAGTGCATTATCAGATAAAGATTACAAGAACATAATATCTTATGCAGACAAGATATTAATTACTTCATATTTCTTATCTAAGGATGAGCCTATAGATATATCTAAAGTAGATAATACTAAGGTATATGATTCTAATTATAATTTAGTAAGGTCTGATGAATTGTATATAAATTCTCTTAACGGCATAGATTCTCTTAAGAACTTCGTAGAAAATGATTTCTATGAATGGCTTAAAAATACTTACCCAGATAACTTCTTAGTTAAAGAGCTTGTTTAGAGTTCTAATAGAGGAAAGAGTATGCTGAGAACAGCTCTTAACCTATTTGAAATAGACTAGAGTCTTCCAAACAAGTAGACCTATAATAGATACCTAATAGGTATACAGGAGTTAGCTACTGAATCCTTCGACAAAAATCATACTGTTGCAGATATATTAATGCTTTATAACTTAGCTGTCAATGGAACTAGATTAGGAGGTAAGTATATGACTGGTATATTTAGAGACTAGGTTCGTGAGGGTAATGTTTTGTACGATTACTATAAATTCATGTCAGAGTAGGATTACAATGATGATTTTAAGTATATCATACCAACTAAGAGAGACTTTTTAATAGCTATGGCTCCAACTGTGTATTCTACATATGCGTTGAATTATAGAACGGAACCATACGTAAAAGTTCTAAATCCAGCTCACGGTTATGATGTCTATAAAAGATACTATGATAGGTCTGATTATACTTGGAAATATGATATGAGTAAGCCAGAATCCCTACTACAATTAGACCACTTGGGTCTCACTTAGGGAGAAATAGATGAAAGAATATATAACTATTCACAGAACTCATTAGTAATGTTTCCAGAACTTCATAAGAGACTTAGAGAAAATTCTATATTCTCTGGAACCGGAGAAGCTAATATGAAAGATAGAGTATTGTAGTTAGCACAATATATAAGATAGAACAGGTTGCTTATTTACAAATTATGTTAATATGGAATGTGATGTAATTCTTGAGATAGGAGGGAAAAATAATTTCAAAATTGATAGAGAGTCTAGTGAAAAGGAGCTAGACTCTCTTCAAGATATTGTAGAATATCTAGACACCCTTCCTGAACATAAAATAAAGTAGTTGATTTACGACTTGCAGACTTCATCTACAAGAGTAAAAAACTCTCAAAAATACTTCTTGGATAAACAGCTAATAGGGAACTGTTCTTTCGAGAATTTAAAACTTCGTTACCCAGAGGAAACGGAATTAATTAAAGATATTGATAAACCCTACATAATCACTCTTGTAGACAAAGCATACTCCAACGGAGATATGTTAAAGGGAAGAGTAGTAGTGAATGGAGTAGTAAGTTATGTATTTAGAAACAAATTCGATGTATAGAACTTCGCCGAAACCGAACACAAAAAATATTTAACCGAATAGGTTATAAATGATAATGAAATTCTTGATGAATACTTATCTGAGAAGTATAAGGATAAGTTAGACATTATTAGAAATAATTACAAAAAGAATTTAGAGCGTATTACTAAAGAGGTAGATTCTACCCCTTCAGAATCTTTTACAATTAAACATCTTATTTTAGATTACCTAAATAACAGTAGTGACTATACTAAGCTTATTAAGAGCGGTGACCAGATTATAGATTCTGGTTCTGTGCTAAATGATTTCTGCCGAGAACTTAATAAGTAGTAGGTAATTAATGAAGACTCAGAGTCTGACCTAGCCCGATATTTAAGGAGATTACATTGGAAAAGAGAATAGTTTGGTAAGTCTGAGTTATACAAGGGGCTTGCCACCTATATCCCCCAATTTTCTTAGGAAGTCAGCGAATAGCAATTTATAAATCTTAACTCTGAGGAGATGGAAGAATTACTATAGAAATACTTCAAAAACGACATAATACTATCCAACTACCACGTTGAATCTGTAGGTAGATCTGTACCATAGAGCATAAGACTTACTAAACCTCAGGTTAAGAAATTATTTGATAATGTTCTATCTAGGAAGAACGAAGAAAGAAGAGCTTTAGGAGAACTAGAATTATCTAGTAGTTATGATGATAATATAGCAACATTAGAAGATGCTTAGCAATTCTTTTCTGGATATTAGAATGTGGAGATTGATGGCTAGTTATATGCTTTAGATATATCTCAAGATAAAGACTAGATAGTTTACAGCTATATGGGAAAGAAGCTTACTAACGATGATAAGATTAAATTAAGGAGAATAGGTAGAGTATTAAAGGATGAGTTTAACTTTGGGTATGATACTATGAACATTTTTACTCCAGTAAACGAAGATGGTGTTGATAATGGACAATATTAGGGTTACTATATATACAATCATCTTAATGAAAGTGGAGAGAATATCTTCATTGTTAGTAATAGCGTTATTAGTCCTAACTTATATGACCCTCCTAAATTTAGATCTCTCAAAGATGCTAAATTAGCAGTTGAAGGTTTTAACCGTTCTGCCAACGTTAGTAAATAGACCAAGATAGAATTGAAGCAGATGTTAGGAAGTTCTGACGGAAAGAGATATGTTCATTTAGAGTTTCCAACAAATCCTGGATAGACTATTAGTTCTATAGCTTATCCCATAGGTCCTAAAACTAAGCTGCTTGCTTAGGAACATAACCTTATTACTAATAAGAAGCCGTCAGAAATATAGGCATTTTATAAACAAAAGGGAATCGATATTTCCTCCCTAGACTTGCCAGAGAAAATTGGAATATTTTTATATGCAATGACAGAAAACGGCTACTCTATTAATGCCATGTAGGGAAGAACTATGGAGGATGCAGATTATGAGGCTATAAGGAAAATTATTTTTGATATTAATAATGCTCCAGTTAAGCAATATTTGATAGAAAGAAGTACTAAAAACAACGATGGCAATTATACTGCCTACATAAAATCTCTAACAGATTCTGGAATAACTATTAATTCTACTGGAGTAGATGTGTAGGGCAATCCTCCAACCCAAAGTTTAACTAGTACATTATTCAATCTTAAAGAATCATTAGAGAATACCTTATTCAAGGACACTCCTATTAAAATCAACATTACAGATAATAACCAACTATCGCAATTGTAGGACCAAAACGGTAACAGAATATTTCCAAATGGTACAGATGATGTCAAAGCCTTTATTTATGATAACTAGCTTTACATAAATTAGAGCAATGCTAGTGTTAACGACCTTTTGCATGAAACATTCCATATAGTATTAGGAGCTATTAAGGCTTAGGATATGAAGGATGGAACTAAAAATTATGAAGACATTTTGAATTTCTATGATAAGAAAGTATCTTAGATGACTAAGAGTAGAGTCAACGACCTCTACAAAAACTTAGCATATATAGATAGAATAGAAGAAGGTGTCGTAAGATACTTAGCTAGATAGATTGAGAATGGCGATGTATTCTATTATAGCGACAGAACTAATGAAGCTATAGATTTGTTCAGACAGCAATTCCTAAACATAAGACAAAATATTAGAAAAAATATTAAACTGGATTTAGACACAGACTTAGGCTTTTAGTCTAGTGTAAATGCTTTAGTTTCGTCTTAGATAGGATAGATGTAGAAAAATCGTATCATTTCTAATCTTATAGAGAAGGGGATTGAAAAAGGATTAATATTAGAAAACTGTAAATGAAAGATTGTAAGTACACGTTAGTAGGTAAAAGACAATACAACCACTCTTATGATGAATTAATAAAAATATTGAAAAAGAGTCCATAGCTTGCTTATGATATTCTTTATTCAAAGGATTATAATCGTCAGACTAGAGTGGTTGATAAGTTGTCTGAATTAAAGGAAGCAGGGAAACGAAAATTTAAAAAAGAGTTCTCTGATAGAGTAGATGTATTGAATGGATGTGCAGAAGTTAATGCTTCTGGATACACAACACAGTCATTTATTGACTCAGGTCTGTATATAGACCAATTAGGAAAATAGATAATGCCAGTTCTGTAGGTAGAAGACTATATTGATAGAATGGCATCACTATATGAATAGAAGGGGCTGTCAAAGGATGAAATAGAGAAGCATATTTCTATATTAAGAAATAGTTGGAAGAGAATAGCAGAAGATGGTAGGGATTTACATAAAATTATTCTTAAGCAAGGTAAGGAAACTTCTTATTCTCAGACCGAAGATAATACTAAAGGTACGTCTTTTGAACATCTTAGCGATGCTATACATGATTAGGTTTACGACGATATATTTCGCTAGGTATACTTAGGCAACGGTAAAGAATCTAAGGAATTTGGTGATGATTCCTCTCCAGTTATAATGAAGAATCTAAATCTATCAGCAAAACTAATAGGAAGAGACGATACAATTACTGGACATATTGACTATATTGTAGTGAAACCTAATGGTTCAGTAGAGGTCTTTAATATCAAAAGTTCGCACGAATCTCCAGCATTTTGGGATTAGGCAAAGAAGGAAAAATATAGAAATGAATTTGCCTTATTATCTAGAATATTATAGTATAATGGAATAAATACTAATGATATTAGATTTAATATTATTCCAGTTACATTAGAATATGATGATTAGTTTCAAAATATTAAGGATATAGTAGTAAATAGAGCAGAATGCTATAGTCATAATAGAGGTGCATTTGTGATGCAAGAATCTATGAAACTAGCACAGAGATTTATAACATCTAATGCTGAAACAATAACTATAAACGACTCTTCTATTGACAAGGTAAACCAGCAGTTAAAAGCTGTGTTTCCCAAAAAGGACATTAAAGCAGATGGAATTACTTCTACTATAGAAGAATTTATTGATAAGAATTGGACATACTGGACGTAGGGGGAATAGCCTGATACAGGATGGAACCTTACTATAGATGGAGTTGTCTATAATGTAAAGAGTTCCGAACTTAAGAGTAAGAATAAGGAAGTAGTAGATATAATTAAACAGAATCAAGACAAGCTTCTAAACGTAGATAATGGTAAACTTAGCGCTAGGGGTATAGTTAATCAGATTGGAGAATTTAGACGATTCGGATTTCCTAAATTTGACAATGATTACCTAGATTAGCTATTTAGCCCATATTTTGAACATTCTGTAGTAAAAGTTAATGGAAAAGATAAGTACAATTATTTGTGGGAAGTTGTTAAGAATGATACCTTAGATAATTGCAATATTATTATGTTTAAAAATACCTTAACTGGATAGATAAATCTAGTAACTCTATCTGGTCTAAACCTAGATTAGATACATTCCTTCGAGGGAAGAACGAATATATTAGGATTTCATTTAAATGACCTTTAGGGAACAGACAACTAGGGTAGAGAATTAATGAAAGCTACCTATGGAAACATAGAAACTATGAGGACTATGTTTCTATTAAATGAAATAATTCCATAGTTGGGAAGCGATATAAAACTTGGAGACCTTACAGTAGTTGGAGGACTTGGTGGAAGAATACAAAGTCAATAGTATCCTATTTAGTTAATTGTTTCTAATTTCGTCAAGGCTTAGGAAGTACTAAATTAGAAAGACCCAGGATTGAAGATAAGTAATAACTTTGCTACAGTAGAACATATCTCGCCTGTGCAACTTTTGATAAATGAATTTTGGGATATCCTACATGAATCCCCAAATCTTGGTAAGACGGATTTCAACTCTTTAAAAGAATTGATATCTGGTTCAGATATTGACGGTTTGCAACATATGCTAAATGGAACTACAATAGATTCCTTATCTTCTGCAGAAACTAATGAAGTTTAGATACAGAGATTAGAAGAACTTATTTCGAAACTAAATAAAATACTGGTAGGACAGCATATGTCCTTGTCTCCAGATACGATTATAAAGTATGCAACTGGAAAAGCTACTCTAGCTAATCCTGAGAGAAATGAATTAGTAACTGGATGCTGTAAACTATTACTAAACGCGTCGATAACTTTAGATAGACTCTCTGGAATTATAAGAATATCAGAAGATGATTTATCAGAAGTAGAGCGCCTGTTAGCAAGACCTCAGAACATTTCTAACACATAGGTAAGAATTATAAGTAAATTACTTTAGGACGCAATTCACGGAATTTCCAATAAACTAGAGCCTTAGATTTCAGACTTTAATTTAGCCTGCTTGGACTATTACGAAGCAAAAGGATATGGTAAGGCTAGAAATGCTATAATTGGGGATTAGGCTAGAGTATTTAAGCATCTATATTAGGAAAAGGATGGGGAATTATTCTTTAAGAATCCATATGATTCAACCTCAGACTTAGATGCTGACGATAGAAAATTTCTGAAAAAGGCCTTATTTGAAATAAATAAGTTGAGATTTAAAGATAATAACTTCTCCTATAAGTCAGAAGATGATAAGGGCATACTAACCTTTATTAAGAATAATCCATAGTATCTCTGGGTGCCTTTAGAAAAGGCTTCATCATCTACTAGATGGAGTAATCCAGGTAAATACTTTGAGGATTTCTAGAGAAGAGTTAAAGGATACTGTAAGAATCCTACTATGTTCTTTAAAGAAATGTATGAAGATATTTTAACCGATTAGGAAGAGTCTTAGATTAATTCCGATATCGAAAATATGCAAGCATACAATAGATTTAGAGCCTCTGAGACTACTAAAGGTAGACAAAGATTGCTATCAAAGTATGGTAAGGACTATTTTGAGACTAATCTACAGAACTTAGTTATAGATTACTCTTATAAAAATCTTTAGGAAGAGGAAATGAATAAGATGCTGACTAGGGCTAAGGGTATTCTTCTTTAGTTAAAATTAACTGGAGTTAGAGAAGATAACTCAGAAAAATTTGCCAAGACTATCAAACACATTGACGATTATTTAAAGACTGCTGTTTTTAACAGAAGTATTATGGAGGAAAGCTCTAAAGAAATAATCGCAAGATTGCAGCCCTTAAGAAAAGCGGTTTCTACGGCTTACATTGCGGCAAGTCCTGTAGCAGCTATTAGAGATACGTTCGGAGGATTCCTATCCAATGTAGTCAGAACTATGACTAAATATAGAACTGACGTAGATGCTAAGGATGTAATGTGGGCATATCAGTTTGTACTTAGACAGGGAGTACATTCGGCAATGAGCATTGATTTATTAGATAAGTTGAATAGTAAATATTTGATTTCTAATATCAATATAGAATAGCAATAGGAGGGTTATAAAACTAACAGAGGAGGTATAACCAATGCAGGCAACTGGGCATATGCTACGTTAAGAAAGCCAGACTTTCTTAATAGAATGGTACTATTTATGGGAAAATTAAAGCATGATGGCTCCCATAAAGCATATTCGATTGTAGATGGAAAGCTGGTATATAATTGGAGAATGGACGAAAGATTTAAACTTCTGGCATCTAATGATAAAAGCAACATGGAAGCTTATAATAAGCAAAAATCATTGTATCTAAGTTAGATTATGAAGTTTAATGAAGAGAATCCAGATGCTAACTTACCTGTAAGTTTAGACACTAATCTTCCAGACGGATATACACAAAATCAGATTGATGAAATCAAAAACTTAGGGGATACTATATATGGTTCATATAACCGAAGCACAAAAGCTATGTATGAAAACTTAGCTATTGGTTCATAGTTTGGAGTATTTTCTACTTGGATGAACGGTATATATGATGTATACTTAGGCAAGAGGAGGGAATCCTCTTACGAAACCTAGAAAGTTTAGAAGGAGGACGAAAACGGAAACAAGCTCTGGATAGATGATAATGGCAACATTACTACTGAAGACACGGGAGTACCTTATTTGACTGATATTCCTCTAGTAGTTCAAGGAGTTTTCAGAACTTTACAAGATACTGTTGCTGAATTATATCATGGTAGGGGATGGGAAGGAATAAAGCAAAACATTCTTAGTAGTCCTATGCAAATGAGAAATTGGAGAAGATTGATATCTGATGCCTTAGTAGCACTACTTCTATATTGGCTATTTGAAGAACTGGTAAATCCTGCATATAAAGAGCATAAAAAATCTGGAGATGGCTAGGCTGTACTAACTAATGCTGTTATAGAATTATTATACAAAGGTAGTTCGAGTAGCTTTGAAGAATTTAAAGGACCTCTCCCTATATTTGATTATGTTATGAATAATACAAGTCCTGCCGCCGTGAAATGGGGAGCAAAAACTTGGCATGATATTGAAGGATTCTTATTCGGAGATACTACGATGGGTGAATTAATTACTAAATCTCAAGCATTACCACGTTCTCTGCAAGACACATATAAAATGTATAAGAGAGATACTATAAATGGTATTGGAGAAGAATAAAAAAAAATAGGGAGAAACATAGACTTTATTGTCTACGCTTCTCCCTTTATTATTTACCAAGTATTGTAATCAGTTATGTTCTTACTCTCCTTGCATACATTACATTTAACAGATTTACCTATACCTATTCCACTATGTGTAAATGTTACTGAACATCCACACGCCTTTATTCCCTTATGTAGTTCATAATGTTGTTTTTGAAATTCGGCATATGCATTTGCCTCCTTCTCATTCAAACTATAAGAGATAGCACTAGGTTTAAATATATTAGATATACAAGCAGTACCATCAGTACTAATAACAAATCCAGAAGAAGTTCCTTCTTCCTTTTTGTCCTCGTTAATCTGCCGAATCCTTTCTTTGCAAATATGGATAATCTTCTCGTAATCCATTATTCTAGCATCCTCTTTAGACTTACCAGGTTCTTCCTTAGTTCTCAGTATCCTCTTTACAATATCCGCATCCCATGGATTCAAATTATATTCTCTCCAAATATCCCAAGGTTGTATTTTATGCTTGCTGTAATTAGAATTCCCTACATTATAGCTTCTAATGTTTTCATTCGTCTCCATCAACTATTTCGATTTTATATTCAAGTTCCATAGAATCTCTCAAAGTGTCTAAATCATCTACGAACATAATTACGTCTCCAGAATCCACAAAGTCTCTTAAGACCTCTATAAAATCAAACTCATCGAGTTCGTCATCACATTCCTTAGCATAGGCTACTCCTGTTCTGCTCAATAATACTCTATACATATTAATTACCGTTTATAATTGATATAATAGTGCCTAAAGAAATAGCACCTACTGTTCTCTTAACTTCCGCATCTTGCTCGTTATAGTATATCAAAACTGGAACATTTCGTATACCTCTTGCATTCGCAAGTTCTTCCTCTTCGTCTACATCATGCTTGACAATTTCTATTCCAGTAAGCTGTTCTAACGTCCTGTCTAGTACTTTGCATGGTCCACACCATGATGCTCCAAACTTTTCAATTCTTGTAATCATTTTAATCAAATAGGCTTAGTTCTTGACTTATCTGTACTCTGTTATTTACGTACTTAATTGGTTCCGTTATTTCTCCAGAAATAAGTTCAGAGTTAGGATTTTCTGGTATTCTTTTAGCCAGATTATGATCTATAGTAGCATAACAATATTTACATCCCATCTTACAAGTATCGTATTCTCCTATTCCGTAGGTCTGAACGCTACAAGTACATCCACTAGTAATAGAAGCTTTAGTCGGCTTTATGTTAAGCCCAAATATCTTAGGACTCATACATCCTTCAACATATACCCCAGGATATTCCTTTCCTAATCTACATATCTGTAAATGTAGATTATTCTCGGATATAGCAATAACTCCCATTCTCATAGTAATCCAGTCCTTTTCCTCTTCAGTGAAAGGAATTATTTCTGGCATATTAGCTAATGTGTGGGAATATGGAGTAATAAAACTAAATATACATCTACTTACATACTTGGACAATTCTTTAGCCATTTTCTCGAAAGAATCTACTAACCATTCGCAAGATATTTTGTTAGTCTTAAGTAAAGGGTCAAACCTCCACAAAACATTTTCTTTGCCTACTATCTTACTCAACTCTTTTAAAGTCTTTATACTTTCATCTACCGATGGAACATTTGGCTCTATGTCAGTTCCATATGGAGTAATAGTATAATAGTATATACACTTATACTTGGAATTGATTTCTTGAATGTATGGTAACATTTTAGAATAGTCCTTAGAACAGAAGGCTATACAGTCTACATCCTTTAAGGAGTATGCTGTAGTAACCTTAGTTCTAGGATTCTGGGAATAAATAAAGTCCTTATGTAACAATTTGTCTACCAGCCAATCAGTATAACAAGCTACTATGTCAGTTCTTAAGCTGATGTTTAGAATCATTTATTTTTTCATTATCCTCGCTTAAAATAACTAATCTGTCTGCTAGTAAATTAGCTACCTGATGGCGTACAGAGTCTGTAGTCCAATATCTCATTTGCGTTTCGATATGTCTACGTACAAAAGTATCCATATCGAAGTCGTCAAAAGTTTTCTTTAACATAAGCTCGGCTTGAGACTGTACTGCCTCTTTAAGCCAAGCTCTTATATCATCCTTGGTGATGCCCAATTCGTTATGAATGTAATTCTTGAACATCGTCCATTTATCATTCTTTTCTGACATTAGATATGAAAGTCTATTACTGAAATTTCAACATCATCTCCTACACTGTCTAGATACTCTTTAAACTCCTTGTTCCAAACATCTTCTTCTTTGTCGTCAGAAGTCATACCCCACCAGCCCATAGAAGCTGACTCGTGCCACTCACCATCTTCGGTGACAAAACAGAATGGGACTCTATTAGGAAACATACGATCCCAGTCTACTTCAGATTTGGTAGCAACGATTGCTGTCAGAGGTACTCCATTTTCATCCTTCTCTTTTAGAATCAACCAAGCTCCCCATCTACCTCCTTCTGAATACCAGTCCCATTTAGATTCTGGATTATAGGTAGAGAGTAGATTTTCATTATCATCCATGTCATATCCCCACTTCTTCGCCTCTTCCCAGGCGTCCTCATAGGATATTCCAATACCACCTTCTATAATTTTATTTGCACGCTCTACCTGCTCCTTTTCCCAATCAGACTTAGGGTCTTGATATTTATCTAGTACTTTAAGAGCATATTCGTAATTATCGGCGTGTCTTCTTTTAACTTCATCTACAGCTTCGTCTTTAGTGTATCTTACATATGCATCTACTACCATATTTTCATCATATGGTTCAAGCAATTCATCAACATTACTACCGAATACAAATCCTACAAAATGGCTCATATTATCCTAAATTATAACATACATTATCAAATTTCTTGTACGCATCTAAGTACCACTGTTTCTTATCTCCGTTATATGTAAGTTCATAATACATTCCATCTGGAAGTGTGCTAGATAGCAAGTATTTCCAGTTCTGCAAAATTTTACATTTCCACACTGTATATACTTCAAAATCCGGAATTGCGTCTGATTTATCTAGATGATTGAGAATATATTTCTCTACTAAGTCGATAGCTATATTGTCCATTATTCCAAGTAAGTTTTTACAATATCAGATAATTCTTTTCCATCTACATTGCTTAATTTTTCTTTCGCAGCCTTAATAGCTTCTCCCATACACTTTTTTGGAATTTGAGGTCCTGATTTAATGCTAGCCCATCCTTTCTCAAGCATTACTTCAAAGAGAGCATTTTCTATATCTTCCACTGTAGCTTTTCTAGGCAGAAAAGTACTAATGAAACTGATTTCATATATCTCATTGGATTCCAAGTCTAATCTTCCTGCTTGTTTATACTGCTCGGCGCTATCCTTTCTTTGCTTCATCATTTTATTCAAAATAGCAATTTCAGCGGCATCATCTAGAGGCTTAGCATTTTTTGCTGTTTGATATACAAGGAATTCGTTCTTAATAGCTCTCAAAACTTCTGTTCTCGGCTGGTCTTTATCAAGCATAGCTTGCTTGATTAAGTTGTCAATTTTCTCCCTAATCATTTTAAAGTATTTTTTATTCCATCTTCTAAAACTTCATCTAAATAAGTACCACCATTGTAGAATTGGGCAATATATTCGTAAGTTCCATCTCCATTGCTTCTAACATCAACCAAGTAAGAAGTGTCTTCTGGATATTGAGTATCATCACACCTATATAACTCCCCATTTAATACCTTGTAGGTATCATCTACATCCCTTAAGGTTTCAGCATATGTATCTCCTTCATAAGCGATTTCATAGCCGTGTTTCTTACAAAGAAGTTCACAATATTCCTCTACTGTAAGTCCTTTTGTGTTAACTTTAACTAAAGTTCCTCGATGTAATTCAACGCAACTCATTATTAACAGATTTATTAATATATTTTCCTAATCTATAATAGTTATATCCGTAAGGTCGTGAAAGTATTTTGTACCATTCAAACGGGGAAACTTCCATTGTCTTCCACTCCCTAATATAAATTTGGGGCGGAAGACAATTATCCATAGGATCTGGATAGCTTATTAATACTTCAATTAGCACTTAATTCTTTTATTAAGACATTAACAATACTATCTCGTTCTTGCTTACATTTCTTGCAAGTCCCGGAATGAGCCATCCCATAACCTTTCTTAATATAGTCATGTCCGTCTATAGTATACTCAAATATATAGTCGGTATCGGAAGTACCTATATGACGACCTTCTGATACATTAGATGTTCTTTCACAGCTCATTAGAAAGAACATAACTAGCAGCAATAAATAATACAATTTCATATTAATCCTTATATTCTAATGATTTAATTAAATATTTAATAGCTTCTAACTGTCCCCAGGTTAACGAAATCATTCTTTCGTTGATGGCAATATCCCAACCTTCTCCATTATGCCATTCAGTAATTTCTATAAAGTCGGAATCTTTAGCCAAGTGGTCATACTTCTTTAAATCATCCGATACTGATTTCTTGTTATAATGTTCCATGTCAAAGTATTTTAAAATATACAGAGGTTATAAATGTTCTCCAACCTAAAAAATGGAGTGGAACCCAATCTGGCTTACTTAATAAGTCTCTAAACTCTAGTGGAGTCAGATTAAATTCCATTCCCTGCCTATCATTAGGCTTTAGCCCTATCCAGACTTTCATTTTTCTGTGCTTCTATTTTATTCTTGACTTCTCTATAAGAGATAGGAGTAAAATTGTTATTATCTACCCCTACATCGTATTGGGTTGGAAGCAATACTCTAAGTCTTGAAATGTCTAGTCCGTCCGCTCCTGGTCCAGAATGAACATGACCGAACAACTGCCACACTCCTCTATACGAACCTCCATAACAAAGAAATGGGTAATGATTCAAATAGATGGAGGTATCTTCTATTTCTATTTGCAGTTGCGGAACTACCATGTCAAAAAATGACATATATCCTTGTCTAAGATTTTTCCTATCATGATTTCCTATAATGAGGTTTATATGACCTTTTAGACGAGGGATAATCTCTTTCCATACATTACTTCCACCAAAGGCGAAATCTCCCAAATGGAAGACCGTATCATCGTCAGAGACCACTTTATTCCAATTTTCTATCAAGGCTTCGTTCATTTCCTCGACATTTTCGAATGGACGTTTACAAAACCTTATAATATTTGTATGACCAAAATGCGTGTCTGATGTAAAAAACGTATGGTCAGGGCTGTACTTAAACTTCTTCTCGCTCATTATAATCATTAATTTTTATACTATATCCAGTCTCTAGCGCTACATAAGTAGACGGACTGAGCATTATTCTGTATTTGAAAGCATATACCTTATCCTCTAATAGCATTGGAATTAAAGTATGAGATACTGCTAGAATCTTTACTCCATGCATAACTGGAAGATTAGTAAGCATATTATGCAATCCAACTTGATACCTTAAATCGAAACCCTTATCTACTTCGTCAAATACTAGTAGGCATTTCTCGTTCCAATCAGCTTTGTTTTCATGTATCCACTTACTTAGACTTTGTAACTGCCGCTCCCCGTTCGACTTATTCTTTAGATAGAATCCACCGTTCTTAACGAGAGCACTTGCCGTAGCACAGTTATCTAAAGATAGTGGGTCATCAAATTCAGAGCTTATGAAATAAAGCTTCTCAAAATTGGTTTCTATTTCAGCTTCTGCTTGCAAACTTCTGATGTTTAAATATCCTAACTTATCCTGCTCGAACCCATTTGGGTCGTCATTAATATTATCGCATTGATAACTGCGCAAGATATTTATGAGTGTGGATTTACCACACCCATTTGGACCTACCATTAAATACCTATTACGTTCTGCAAAGTCAAATTTGTATTCCGAATCCTTCTTAAGAGTCCGAAAGTCCTCTTTTATTTTGATATTCAAATACATCAGGAAATCAATTCTTTAAGCTTAGCTATATACTTACTATTATCTTCTGCAACTTGAGAATTAAAGTCTATTTGGGTCTGAATTGACGCTATTTCATTTTGTTTAACCTTAATGTCCTCAGCAATGGCTGCATTTAAAGCTATCGCTTGGTCATAAGAAGTCTTAAAAATGTTCTTTACTTCTGCAAGTTGTTCTGCAAATGATTTTACTGCTTTCTTACCAAAAATGTTTGAAATACTACTCATAATGTTATTTATTTTTAATAATTACTTCCCATTCGAAAAAATCTGATTCAATAATATCAAGTTTTGGATATGACGTTGAGGAATATAAATCTTTCAATCTACTAGTCATCATATTTAACATTTTTCTATAGTCTCGTGCACGCAACACCTTGGCAGCTTTGCGTTTCCACTTTGACCTATTTCCAATTATGCCTACTCCACCATACTGTATCATATTACCATTTCTCCTCGGCAATAAATACACATACTTTAGAGCTTTCTTTACTTTCCTTGGTATTCTTTTACTCGCCATGATATGCAAACCCATAAGCTGCTCCCTCTAGAAGATATAGAGTATCTTCTTCCAAATCTCTAGAAGTCCATTCAAAGTCTGGAAGGGAGTATCTTACTATATTGAAGAATACTTCAAGAAATTCATCCTCTGCATAGTCAAACCAGTAACATCCAGCAGGATGACCATATTGGCGATCCTCAGTGGTTATGTACTCGTCGTCTATTATGTTAAGTTCTAATAGCTTCTTCGTATACTCCTGTGGAATCCATCCATCTGCTTCATATTCCGAGCCTACTTCTTTTACAAAATCAAATCCCAACAATTCCGTAGTTTTCTTATAAGCATTAGTAATCTCCTCAACAGAGTGAGTAGCTACTATATGATATTCTGATGTATTAGCGTGTCCATCACCAGATGGGTCTCCTAATGTAAAACAAATATTATATTTCATTGTAGTATGTCTTTAATAAATTCTACTTCAGCTTCGTCAAAATCTTCATATATTGAATCGACTACACTAATTAACCTGCGCAGCTTTTTCTTAAAGTCGCATCCTTTAATATCATCTTCTATCATACTTACTAATTCATCAACTCCATTATAAGTATCAGAATCATAGTCTACGTCGAGATAGTAAGGAAGGGAATCACTGTAATATTCTTTTCCTTTGTATGTTATAGTATGTAGTCCTCCAGAAAGGTAGAACTTGCCCTCGTATATATAATGTTCTAGGACAAAAACTATGTTATTGTAGTCAATATATATTTCTCCGGAATCCTTATCACTTGACTCATAAGTGATGTCAAAGTCTTCGATTTTCTTTAACTTGTCTACAAGTTCTTTAGCAAGTACCATATTCAGTCTCTTTATAAAAGTCAATCTTATAACCGTATAATCTGTATAGTTCCTGGTTAAGCTCAGTAAACACACTGTATGGCATTTTCTGGTTCTGTCTAGCGAAATAAGCTGGATGATAGACCTCAATAATTTTTGGACTATTCACAATATATTTCTTAAATGAAGATGCTTGATTACCAAACAATACGTATATTATACCTCCATCTCTGGTGCTAAGGTTATGAATTAGCTTAGCTGTAAATGGCCTCCATATATCATAATGCGAACCTACTCTTCCGACTTCACAAGTAAAAGCAGTATTAATCATTAATATACCTTGTTTGGCCCAAGATTCTAAAGTATTATCGAACTCTATGAGATTATGCGGGATTTCATAATTGATTGCAGCTTCTTTGACTATCTGAAGTGAAGGCGATAGTTTCTCTTCTGGAGTATCCTTCGAGTTTCCGAATAATATTCCAGTAGCTACTCCCTGCTGCGGATAAGGGTCTTGACCTAAGAAGACAACCTTACAATCTTTAAGAGAACAAGCTTGAAATGCTTTAAATACATTCTGTGATGAAGGACATAAGATGGATTTGTCTAGCTTACTCATCCACGTTACTACTCTACGTAGCTCAGGACCATCTATTACTTCCATCCAATCTCCGAAATATTCACCTGCTGTCATTTTCTTCTTCAAATTCAGAAATTTTATCCAACATTATCTGCCTTAGGTTCTTAGCTTTTGACCTAAGAATTTTATTAGTCCCATACTCCCCATCGAAATAAGGGCTATCAATGTAGGGAACGCTGAGAGTATAACTATATTGTGGTTTGAGTGTCCATCCTAAGAAACTTCTGGAAGTCTTGTAAATCCTTCCAGAAATTGTCAAAGAAATGTACTTTAATCCAACAAATAAGTTATCTATAGTTATATCTTTAGAATATACTAATTGTTTAGTCATAGTTTAGAAACACTCTTCAAACTCTACTGATAACATCTCAAATATCTTATCTGTTACTTCGCTTTCTTCTATAATGGTAAGATTATCTGGATAGCAAATATAGAAATCCCTTGGATAGTCCTTACTAACAACAGTCAGCTCCTTAGTTTGTTCGTTATATACTACCCCATACCCATAAAAATATACATCATCGTCATTTATGGTAACTCCAAGAACGTAGACGCACGACCACCCACTTTCGTATGCATCATGGAAGACCCATTTACCTTTATATTCTTGATAGTTTGGGTTGTTAACAGCATCAGATATATGAAGCTCCTCTCTTAACTCTCTTAACTTCCATTCTAAGCGAGTTATTTCCAGTTGTATTTCATCTGGAGTTCTAACTTTTTTCATACGTAACCTTTTTTAATAAATTCAGCATGGAGAGGTTCTGCTAATTCTCTAGCTTGTGGGTGAGCGCTTGGAGCATCCCTTAATACAAAGAATTCTTTCCATTGCTCAATAGTACCAGTCATAATTAACTCGGTCTTTAGACTATTAGGAAGAACTGCTCTAGCCTGTTGAGGTTTCCATCCCTGATTAAGTAATTCTAGATAAAGTTTTTCTGATACTTGTAGAGATGCCACAAAATTACTCTCTGGAGTAATTTCCCAGGGTTTAAAATATGGTTCTTCTTTACCTGTTAAACTGTAATAATATTCTCCAATTAACTCTCCAAAATCGTCATGGTTTATAACAGTACCACTAGCAGCCTCCTGCAAAGCTAGTCCGTCAACCCAACAAGGGATAATAAAAGTAAGCTCGTTGCCAAACTTATCTTTACTATAATTACAATAACGGGTAGATTCTTGGGCAAAACTAAATACTCTATGTCTCACAAATTCATGTGATACTCCTCTATCACAGACGAACTTAACAGTAATTCTCTTCTCGTGTTCTTTTCCAGGCTCACAGATATATTGCAAATCATCTAGCCAGTTGTTTTCCACAAGAACTCTATAATTGGTGGTAACAAATCCCAACCAAGTCCCTTTTTCAGCCTCTCCAGTACTATTAGCTACAGAGTACGGATTACTACAATATTTAAAATACTGTTGTCTAGAAGCCATATTCAGCAACAAGTAAACAGTACCATGTTCAAGCATAGCTCCATGACCGGATTTTACCATTCTTTCTACAAACTCTTTAGCAGACGTATCTGTAATTTTATCTTCAGACTTGTAACAGGTTCTTCCAGCTATTTCTATTTGTCTATACACAGAACTTAGAAGTTCTTCTCTTACCATACGTGGGCCTATTTCCATATCGGCAGGAATAACAATAGCTCTTGGTTTCTGTTCTAAAATTTCAAATGAAGGTCTAATTAATTTCATAGTTCTACTGTGATAGTTTTAGTAAGTGGTTTAATAATATCTCGGAATTTTCTAATTTCGGTTACTTCATAGTCTTTAAAATGACTCTTAAACACGTCTAGGGCTTCTATGAAGTCGTTGGCTTCAACTAATATCCAGCCTTCAACTCCTTGGTTCTTTGTGCGATAGGCAACTTGAAATACCTTCTGTGCTACTGTTCTCATGCGTCCTTATATTCATTAGTTAATGTGTCATCATCTAGGTCGTCTTCATTATACTCAGTTAGAGCTTCATCATACCATGTCCAATTATCAACTCCTCCAGCTTCTAGATAACTGAGTTTAATACTATCTCGTATTAAGTCAGCTAGCTCCTCCTTACTAATTAGTTTCATTACTGCCATAATCCTATTTCCTTACCTACCAATTCATCAATAAAGCAAAATCTGGTTCCGTCCTTTAAAGAACGTATATATTCCTTACAATGTAAAACTAAGGGAGCATCATCTTTTATTCCAACAATTTGTCCAGTCCTATAAGGTTCTTTATCAGAAGATTTCTTTAGATTAATTCCAATAAAGAATACCGCTGTGTCTTTGTACTCTGAACACTTTTTACAAGCATGGTCAGAAAATCCTATAGCTTTCCCATGCAATTTCTCTACTTCAGAAGCAGCTTTCTCTGAAAGAAGGGAATTCATTATGATTCCCTCCTCTGCTACTTCTCCACAAATTGGGCATATATATTTAACTATAGAAGCTTTGAACTTATCCATGTTTACACCTTTTACAAGGTTTGTAACCTTTCTTCCTTGCTTCAGAAAGCGGTATTTCTTCCACTTTCGGATTTCGAGCTTTCAAAGATGCGCAACCTCTATCCGTATGATAAACACTGCCAGTTTTTGTTATATAGACGTACTCTTCATCATCTATACATCCACCAGTAGGATTTCCGTCTTCATCACAATAAGCACCACTATTAGCTAATATAAGTTTGCCATTATCAGCTTCTATTACTTCGTCACCATTTTCTAAATACATATCCTCTACCTTTATTAAAGTTAAACTTTTGATTGAATGATAATCATGTCTAATTTCCTGCTCTGCTTCATACTGATTTTCTGCAGAAGTCCAGACATTTTGGTCCATACCGTTAGTATGTTCTATGTGATATATAAACTTCTTCATTTAATCCTCCTTAATAAGCTCTACTAAAGTCAGATTTCTAAAAGTCTCTCTGAGAGATTTTCTTGCTTCTTCTTCACTTGGAGCTTCTATTGTAATCGTTTCAGCACATCTAGTTTTAAATTCTATATAGTATGTATAGGTTTTCATCTTAATATTTATTTCTGGTTATAGTATAAAAGTGTAGGATTATTGTCATGTATATCTATTGGGTCTAACTGATACAAGGCTAGCTTCTGAGAAAACTGTTGCCTGTCAAACCCGTTAGAAATAAGGTGATATCCATTTACAGTCGGAATGATGTGTCTAATTCTCTCTCCTTCCGAACCTCTACACTCTTTGATTAGAGAAATTATTTTCTGTTGATACTCATCATCTTTAGAGTCTATATCAACTATCCATAATTTCTTATAGTTTGTACTTCTGCTAGCAACAGTAGCTCTGTCATATACAGCAATACCTTGTCTAGTATTTTTATTCTTTATTAAGTCAGTAAACTGCTTAATAGATTCGCAAGCTATATCGAAAGTATTTCTTGGATTTATCCAGAAATAAGCACGAGCGTTATTACTATTACATAGGTCTTTTATGTAAGGTTCTTGTCTTAGAAATTCTTCCTTGGTAAAGAAATAGAAACTTCTAATAGTTCTAGCGCCCGAAGTATATGACGGAAGTTCTACTCCATCCTTCTTACGTTGAATTATTTGTACGAAATAGAAATCATCCTTGTCTATTAATTCGTCAAACAATTTAGATAAATATTCAAAATTATCTACTATCATTAAAACATTCCTCCAAATATTCCGTTAAACAATCTATCATTAAAATACTCTGGTACACATTTAGTTATAATAAGTTGTCTAAATGCATCTCCATGTTTTCTTCTTAAATAATCCTCAAGAGAACATTTTGCCATCAATTCATTATCTTTGTTCTTAACCTTTATTTCTTTATCGTAAAGGATTTCGTTAAATAAAACTACATTGTAGTTAATCCTATAATTCATTTCTAAGCTCTTCTCTTATTTGTTTCTTGATAAGCTGTCTAGCTTTTCTCTTATTTACACAATCTATCATGATTTCCCCAAATCTTTTGAAGTATATTTCTCCTCCCCATCCTTTCCATCCTTGAGAGCCATAAGCACGTCTTTTTCTTCGTCTCTCTTTTTTACCTTCATTGTCTAAGTATGGGGAAGGAAACCTATTTTTTGGGTTATGTGCTACTGGATGATGCTCATCAAATGTTCTGCTCATATAAGCTTCTCTATATAGTCTCTCCCTTCTCCAGTAAAGATTGGAATCTCATCGTCAATATACCAATAACCTCTGAGAGTTTGGTTCATAGTCTGATGATACTTCTTGATACAACAGCTTCCTCTTCTAAACTTAGTAGGATAATCATTCCAATTAATTCCCTTCTCTTGGAAAAGTAGTTCTTGAATCTGATTAGTATTTAATCCTTCTAACTGCTTATGAGAAAAGTAAGCTTGCCCAACAGATTGAATACTATTTCGTGTAGCGTCTTGCTGTCTCCATAATATACAATTAGTTACCTCTTCCTTGGGGATATTAAAGCATCTTGCATCAAATACCGCACCTGATTTAATAGCACGTATGTAGGATTTAGCCAGATTTTCGTCTCCTAATTCACCTTTCCAAGAAAGTTCGTTAACTTGCACTTGGAATTGTCTATTAAAGATAAAGGTGGCCATAGATGCAGCTACACTACAGATTTTTTGTACTTCGTAATCAAACCAAGCATCTGTAGTAAGTTTTTGGTAGTCTATCAGAACTAGCGTAATTTCATCAGATTGTGTATATCCCAAGACACATCCCTGAATGTTTTCACACAGATATTTCATAGTTTCCTGCATGGCTTTGGACATACACTCATCAAAGGGCTTAACAAAACCCTTTGTGAATGTGTGAAATGCTTTTCCATCTAATCGGATGATTACAGGAGTTCTTCTCATAAGTGATGTCTTAGAACGCGCTTCATAATAAAGCTTCATTCTATCTCCAAATTCGTCTTTCATTTCTCCTTTCTTATATTAATGTTTCCGTAGTATAAACTACCACTAACTATATACTTGAAGTCTTTTCCTTCCTTTATGAAAGTTACCCAATAGTCTATATCCCAGCCATTAGTTTCTATGTTAGTATCAGTCCATCCTAACTCCTCTAACACTTCTTTAACCAATGCAAACGAGATACAGCCTGCACTAAACTCTTCTGGTTCAGATTCCATAATGTGAAACAGTTGGTCTGAGATATTCCTAAGGTCTTGGGTGATTATTTCACCTCTATTAACTAGTTTTGCATTGTCCCAGACAACCTCGTCTTCGTGGTAAATTTCTCTGGTAGCAGACCCATTGTTCTCTTCTGGAGCTAAGTCGTCAGTACTTTCATAAAGTTGTTCACTATCGTAGCAATCTACCTCTCCGTCCTTTACCTTTTCTATAGCTTCCTCTAATGTTTCGGCTTCTACTTCATAGTAATACCTATTCCATGTACGAGATAGTACATCCTCGTAGAGATTAAAACTGTTCATAACTTATCAATTAAGATTTCTTCGTCTAAATCTTTTCCACTATAGTCTACAATTTTGAGTATCCAATTCCCTTTAAATCGAGCTTTGCATACTTCCTTAGCTAGAGCTATTACATCTTCTGGAGAATGGAAGGCATTAGTATTGTCACCAATTTCATATCCACACCACCGTGAATTATCCTCTTCAATTTCTTCACGAGTAACCGGCCGCACTAGTTCGATATGATACATTCCTCCAGCTAGAGGATTTTTTTCTTCAGCATCATAGGTTTCTGAACACATAGTCATTGTGTTTGGACTATCTTCCTGACTAAAGCTTATACCTTCTATGTCTAAATTGCCATAGTAATGAACTGCATTCCAACTAGTTCCTATATAGGTAGTTACGTTTAAAGTAATTCTTCTAGGACGATTATGTTCTCTCCATGGGCCTCTAGTGATAAATCTAGGAATAGATATATCCAATCCAGCATCATCAGAGATTATCTCTGGATAATCCCTTCTGTCCCAACAATGTTCTACTGCTTTATTTAAATCCATTTAAAACTTTCCGTCATTAGGTTGTAAACAAGTAATGCCTAAGTCTCTCCACATTCTTACACATTTTGTACTATCTTCGAGTACGATAGGGACATAATACTTGTCCTTTACATATTGCTCGTATAACTTTTTCTTACAGTCTGGTCCTGCTGAATAATCTCCTTTAGGTCGCATAAGAACCATGTCTGGACATAGTAGGTGCGCATCAAGCCATTTCTCAGTAGCTACGCGAGATTCCGGAGTATCTTCTCTACCAGTAAGAATGATTAACTCTGCATTGTGGAAATTACAATAAGCTCTTACTAAGCCAACTATTTCATTAATTGGTTCATCTTTTTCCATACCCTCGGCAGCACCTTCTCCATAGAAGGGACGACCACTAGTATTTAAGCACAACGTAGCATCCATATCACATATAATAGCTACTGGCAAATCGGGATTCTGTTGACTTGCCTTAGCCTTCATTGCCATAATATCCTCGTGAATGATAAAGTTTCTATAGCGTCTCCATGTGTCTTTAATAACCTTTGCTCCTATAGGATTTAGTCGAGATGCGTCTCGACGAATACATTCTTCAACAGGAGTCCAGAAATCTTTAAACTCTACTTCATACTTCCATCCATACTCACCTCGTACTCCTCTATTAAATAGATCAACCTCAGATTCTATTTCGGCAACAGTCTTGGGATTTAGGTTCATATTGTCTATTACAATATCATACTTACGGGCCATAGAATCAAGCAAGAATCTATCATAAAGACATTTAACTAATTTCTCTCTGCTAGGAATCCAATAATCTCCTAGCATATTACGAATATCGTCATTATTAAATCTCACTCTATGTTCTGGGTCTTCGTGACACCATTGTTTAGCCCATGTACTCTTTCCAGAGCCTTGTATTCCTCTACATATAATTATTTTTCTTGTTTCCATCAATATAACATATTTAAAATACCCAACCGTATTTAGTTTCTAAACTATAAAACTTATTCTTATACATAAAGCCGGATTTACCTTTCTTTATAATTCTTCTACAGAGAAAAGGCATTCCGACTTTACAAGTATTGTTGTTTCTCCAAGCACATAGTAAGTTCTTACCCATGAAGTCCATAATAACAAAGCTAGAATCCTTACTATTTGGAACCTCTGTACAGTATTTTATCGGAACTCTCCAATAAGACTCATGTACACTTCTATACTTTTCAAACTTGTTCATATTTAGATAGACGTTCTTCTAGTCTAGTCAATTTCCTTTCTCTTTCCAGAGCAACTTTTTCTTTTCCAAAATAATTAGAAAGCTGTTCGCACATAATCATAACATCAGCAATTTCAGTTATAATATCATCCTCTCCAACTCTACCTCTTCTAAACTTACATATAGCATTAGTTAACTCGCTACATTCTTCTACTACCATAGCGGCTTGAGCAGGAAACCCATAGATTTCCATAGCTCTTCTACATAAATTTTCTGAATCAACCATTAACAATTACTTTCATTATATCGTGATACAATTTAACTGCCTCTTCCACACTTTCTTTCCTCTCGGCCAACATCTTACAGATATACACTCCTCTACCTGTACTATATCTAATCTGCTTTATCTTTTCCATATCTCCAGTATATTGTGCTGGAATTGATTCTAAAGCCTCTCTTAGATTACGTTCTGTTATAATATTGTACATTTATTTTTCACTAGTTGGCTTAAGCCATAAATTAGTGTTCTTAAAAATGTAATCTCTTAAATCAGTGAGTTCAGATAACCACCCTAGAGTTAAAGATGAGTTACACTTAAAGCACTTTGTCAGTTCTTCCCTTATTCTCTCCTCAGATACTACTGGCATTTTGTCTAAATAGTCATAAGCCTTCATAGCCTGCCACATATCTTCAGATACCCGTAGTCTCTTGGTAATAGAGAATCTTATGCCTCTGAGAATCCTTAAAGGGTCATCATCAAAGGTTATAATAGGAGGTAATGGAGTCCTAAGAAGTTTCTCCTTAATATCTTTAAGACCTCCAAAATAATCAATGATTTCTCCAGTATCAGGGTCTTTAGCTAAAGCATTAACAGTAAAATCCCTACGTAATAAATCATCATAGAGATTTCCTGGCTCAACTATTGGAGTTCTAGTACCTGGAATGTACCCTACCTCCTTACGAGCCATTACAAAATCAGCCACTCCTTGATACTTATAGCCCTCCGGAAACCTAGCTCGAATTGTATAGCAGTCTGGAGTTACTAAGAAGATTTCAAACTTTTCTGCTATTAAATGTTCCCATAATAACTGAAACATATCACAGGTAGTCAAGTTTTCCTTTAAAGCTTCCTCGCATGGAACTGCTACATAATCAATATCCTTATTAGTAAGGCCGAGAAGTTCATCCCGTACCTTACCTCCTACTTCGTAAAACTTAAACATCTCCATTTTCAAATAATTCTCTAATATCATAGCAGTCAATATAGGGAGTTCCACTTGCAGTTTCTTTTTCACTTGTGAAGAAGTCTACAAAGTCCTCCCATGCTCCATCATCCTTTAGAATAAAATCAGCAAGAGGGTATATTGCCATCTCTTCTAACTGCCAGGAGAGATGATACTCTTCAGCAGGAACCCATTGGGTAAGATACTCCCCACAGTGGTCAACTACATACTGAATACAATGGTCTAGCCAGTCATTGCCTGCAACCTTACAATGATAATCGTAAAGTATTGGATACTTCTCTGCTAAGAATAGTAAGAAGTTTTTATCGGCTTCTCGCGAGAAGTTACAATAGTCAGTAAAAGACTCTCCAGCTTCTCCTTCCCATATGCTAATAAGACGTGCTACATCTTTAGCCTTCAAATCCTCTCTATTGTAAAACCTTGTCTTCTCCATAGATTTCTCCGCTATATTCATTCCATTCTTCGTCATCTTCACATTCTTCTATGGAAAAACTATAGTAGGTACTCTCGTCTACTCTACTCCATAATTCATCCCAGTCACTTTCTTCCATTTCATCTGGGTCATAGCCTTCTTCCTCAGCTATATCGTTCTCACAGCTGTAGCTTTGAAAGTTATCATAAGCTAGTTGTTCGGCTAAATCCCATAACTCCATCTCTGATTCAGCGACTGCTCTAAATGTATCATCCATTCCACACCAATATGTAGAAACATGAATTAAAAACCTTTTCATAATTTCTTAACAGTTATTTGGTCGTAAGTTATACCTTCTGTAACTCCATCTAGATAATTATATACCACGTCCATCAGAGTATCTTCTGGTACATCTTCTAAACTAGTATATTCTTCAGATCTACCATCGTTAGCGTCTATCAATAACGAGCTATCGGAGATATCAAATGTAAATTCTAATTTAAATTTCATGTTAACCTACGTTACAACAAATTTGACTGAAGTCAGAAAAGCCTAAAGATGTCCACGATATGATATACCGTAGAAACTCACAATAATTTTTACTAGTAGTAAGCTCCTCTAGATACTCCTTTAAGAGTATAATCTCCTCAATATAATCTGGATTATTGGCAGCATATTTTTCATATAGAGTTAATCTCTCAGCAGAAGATTTTATATCCTCTTCAATACTATGAATAACTCCATCTAAGTCTGAAGTATTCAAGTTGGTATATACCTCACTTTCTCCAGCCCATGCCACATTAACTTCATCGCAAATTGCACTATATATACAGTGGGACCGACTAAAGCTAACAATATCTATAGGCTTACCTTCATTTTTAGGAACACCATATATAGTTAAGTAACTACTCATATTTATTCAATTTATTAATTAACATTTTATTATTTTTAATCAACTCGCTATTACGGGCGCGAAGTTTTCTATTTTCTCCTTTTAAAGTCTGATTTTGAATGATTAATTCAACATTCTTAACATCATAAAAATCCGTTAATTCTTTAATGCCTTTCCGAGCTAAAGATGCTTTAAGTCTCCTATTTTCATCTTTCATAGCTATATAGCTCTTAGAATATTTATTTATTCCTCTAAGCTCTTCAATTTCATCCTTTAATTTTCCAAGCTCCACTAGAGCATTACTATAGTATTTCTTACGCTCAATATCATACTCTTGAAACTCTTTTATAGCTAATTTTAACTTAGCAATTATAATATCTTTGGAATCCATCAAATTCTCATTCAGCATACTATGTCTAATTAAAACAATACTTACAACTCGCTTACTAATTTAATTACTAATTCTTTAAGGTGTTGTAACAATTCTTTCTTAGATTTCTCAGTAATACAAAGACCCATTACGTCAGCTCTGTCTTCTAAGCAATCAATAAAAGAATCTATCTTAAACTTCCCTTCGTCAAATCGGATGGATTCTCCAAATGCGCTTAGAATCTCTTCATCTGTAATTAATTCTGTTGTTGTAAATTCTACATTCATAATTACTTGACGTTTGGTTCAACAAAAGATACTGGCTCATATAATTCCCACCCAGTTAGCCATATTGGAATGACTATAGTTTCTACAGCAATAACATCCCAAACAATGTTACCAATACACGCTTCATAGGTTACTCCCTCAATCTTCTTAGTTTGATAGTTTGCCCAACCATAAGGTTCAGCTACAAACTTAGTTCCATCAGCTCTCTCAAAAGTCTTGCTGTCTGCACAAGAACTTAAAGCAATAATTGCTATTAACAATAAACCAAATAATTTTTTCATACACTACTATATTTAATTAAAAATGATGCCCTAACTGCGCTCTCAGCATTACGCCTTGGACTGTAGGCACTGTTAGTAGGCCAAGGGGGCTCAGGTTTGGCATCACTACTATAGCCCCTTATTCGTTAATGAATCCAATGATCTGATACAGTAACATCTGCACCTAAAAATACATTAGGACAGAATGGTTTCCCTCCATCTATCATACATTTAACTAATACCTTAGATACTTCATCGGCAATAGATTCTGGGCATTCTAGATTAAACTCGTCATGGACTGGAACACACATCTTAACAATGTTAAGAAGCTTATGCTCCTTAATCCAATTAAATAGTTTAATAGAGGAAAGCTTAAAACACATTGCTCCCCTGTTCTGAATACGATAATTGATAGACTGCTTTTCAGATGCTGCTTTTCTCTGAAAATATCTCTTAACGTCTTGGACGGTATCACAGCCAGGAGAATCTCTCTTCATTTCTCTGTAATAATTCCAGAACTCTGGGTCATTGAACTTCTTAGAAATCCGCCAGAGGTCATCAATATCATATATATGTGCTCTATGCTTAGTTATGGGATTTAACAAAATATAACCATCCCTCATTACCGCCATTCTACAATAATCTTGATACTGTTTTACTCCAGGGAAACCCTTCATAAAGTTATCATAGATTTCTTGAGCTTCTGACAACGGTAGACCCTTGTTATTAGCTATAGTATTTGCATCGCCTCCATAATTGATGGCAAATTCAATACCTTTAGCATCCTGTCTTTGGGCATGATATAATTTAGCTATATCCTCTATAGGACAGTCTCTAGGGATAATATTCGGATAAGACATTTTAGCTACTAGACTATGAACATCCCCACAGCCATGTTCAAATAGCTCAATCATAGCCTCGTCCTTAGATACAGAAGCAATGATTCTACTTTCTTGAGACTGATAATCCGCAGAAATCCACTTATTACCTTTCTCTGCAGTAAAACATGCTCTAGTTTCCTTGTCATGGGGTAAATTCTGTAGATTAAGTTTATATACTCCTCCTCCAGAACTTACTCTAGCTGTATCAGCTCCTAGTGAGTGAAAATCTACATGGATTCTTCCAGTCTTAGGGTTAATTGCCTTCAACCAGTTTTCCCCATAAGTAGAAACCACTTTTGCAGCTTCCTGATATTTTAGATAAATAGGAATAATCGGGAAATCTTTAGCCTGTGGAGCTAGAAGCTTAGCTTCGACAGATTTCTTTTCCTTCTTAGTTTGCTTATCAAATGTCTTGACTTTAATTCCTAGTAATTCAAATAACTTGATAACTTGTTGAGAACTACTCCAGTTAATTGTACACTTAGGCTTGGTATCAAAGCCATTAAATAAATCACCTTGATTATCTACCTTAGTAAATTGACTTATTACTCTTTTTCTATAAGCTTTAACCTTTCCGTCTGGTGTTTCAAGGTCTTCCTGAGGGCATCGGACATATTTCTCTTTTAGTAGTCTAGCTACTTCATCCTCTATTTCCATAAGGTTATAAAATTCCAGTTCTGGATATTTAATATCCCATCCGTCATGCTCATGTCTCTTTTCAGAATCCCATTGAACTACCCAATCATTTAGTTCTTGCTCAGCATCCTTCAGCTTAACAAGGTCTTTAGCCATCTTATTTCTCCATTTTACGACATCTAGATGAACGCCGCAATGCTTGAAATAAGCAAGACTCTTGATAAACTCACACTCAAGTTTCATAGCAAGATTTAATTCTTGCTTAGCAAGCTCTATTTCTTGTTTTTCTTTAATGTCTTCTAGCCACATTACGTCTCCTGCAGCATAGACTACTACATCTTCAGTAAGACCGTCATTTATAATCTTACCTCGAACAGATTTATCTAAGTCATAGTTTAGATAATTCCATGCAGCTGCTTTCAAACTCATTTCTCTTATATTAGCTGGATAGCCTAACCAAAGTAATTTCTCGGCAATCATACCATCCCAGATATAATTTGGCCAAATATCCTGCACATATAAAAACCCTAAGTCAAACATTAAATTCCATCCAAGAAATACTCTATCAGACTCAAAATAATTCTTTATCTCAGCTTTCTCTTCTGCTGACATAGTTGTCCAGTCAAAGACAACTTGATTTTCTTTGCAACCTAGTTGCACAGTTAGTAACTCCTTAGTATGCGCATCTAATCCCTTAGTTTCAGTATCAAATTGAACTAAAGAAAGAGACAACAATATTTTCATTGCCTCTTCGAAACTTACTTCTTTGTATTTTGTAGACACAAATAAAGTTTTATTCCGACTTACTAAATAAATCATGTTGATAGATTTCGATGTTATTTATTTCAACATCTTTGGATTTGAACCTATTATAAATAGCTTCTTCAACTGCACCTTTAATATCATCTTCATCTATTACTTCTACATCTACGAATAACCCTAATTCAACTCCTACTTCTACCTTAACCTTAGTAGGTAGTGGTTCATTGTAAGGTGCTCTAGGGTCATTAGCTGCACCCATTGGATAGTTATCTAAAGTCGTCATATGGGTCATAAGTTAAAGGATCAACTACTTCCCAATCATCTGCGTTTATATCTTCACCATCAAAAGGATAGTAAGTACAAGTCCTATCAGAAAAGTCATACATGATAAACTGGTCATGGTATGTAATACCTACACCGTAACTACACATAAGAGCTTTCATATCATCAGGGATAGAACGCATAGCAGGTATTCCATCTCCAGAAATCATTGCAGGTATCTGCATAAATATTACCAGATTGCTCTGAAATACTTTCCTTCTTACTACTTTTCCCTCTTGTAACTTAGACAATATTTCTCCGAATTTCATTACATTAAATTTTTAAGTTGATTAGAAAATCTACGTCTTAATTTAGCTAAAGCTCCCTCTTTCATCTGTCTTATTCTTTCTCCTCCAACACCGTACATATCAGCTATAATTTTAGGATTGACAGGAGCCATTCCTATACCAAATAACATACAGATTAAATCGTGCTCTCTAATTGTTAATTTAGAAAGTAGATTCTCTAGCTCTTTAGTTACATAGCTTTTATTTACTTGTTCATCAAGGGGGTCTTCACCATCTGGAATAATATCACAGACTTGACTGTTTTCTTCATCTCCTCCTATGAAATCGTCCACAGAAACTAACTTATTAGAAAACTGTGCTAGATAGTCAATTTGCTCCCTAGGAATATCAGTCATTTCTGATATTTCTTCGGAACTTGGATTTCTATCATGCGATTGCAAGAATTTATTAGTTGCATCGAGTATACTTATTACCAATAATTGCTGAGACATTGGAAGACGAATTTCTCGTGCTTGCCAATATATAGAATTATAGATACTTTGTCTAATCCACCATACAGCATATGACAAGAATGTCACTCCTCTTTCTGGGTCAAACTTATCAATAGCTTTCATTAATCCTTCATTTCCACTAGAGATTAAATCCATTAAAGGGATACCTCTATTCTGAAATTGCTTGGCGATAGTCACAACAAACCTAAGATTTGATTTTATGACTTGTTCTCTAGCAACATCATCTCCTTTTTGAGCCTCACAAATGAGACGAGTTACCTCAGTACTATCTAAGATCTTATATTTAGATATATCCCTGAGATAACTCGTCAACAGTGAGTCAGAACGGTCTGTGAAAATGATTTTTTTACTCACCTTCTTTTACAACCTGGGCTTCTGAAATTTCATCTTTAGGAGCATTAAGACCAATACGAATAGATAGTACTGATATATATGCTTCCATTGCTTTTAGTTGGGCGACTAGTAAGTCTTTATTAAGGTTGTCAACCTCCTTGAACTTATCCCCTAGGATAAAATCTCTGAGCTTAACAGCACGTTCATTAACTTCGTTAAATTCTCCCAACATTCTTTGAAATACAGCTTGTTCCATTTGATTAATTTTTAATATTTACAAATGAATCTAGACCCGTAGGTTTCAAGGAAGTCCTTTTCTTCCTGTATTATCTCATAAATTCCAACTATTACTAATGACAATACTAATCCTCCAAATATATAGACCAGAATAGTATTAAATATCCAAATATAAAGGTTCATAATTAATATCGTAAGAGTCATCGAGAATAGATACATTGGCGGTCTTTGTCTCGCCTGCATCTAGTAGCCAATGATTTCCTTCGTGGATATGTCCACAAAAAGCATACTTCGGTTTCTTATCTATAATAGCCTTAGCCAAGACCTCATTTCCTGCATTTATGGGAGTAGAACTCCACCTACCAGGCGGAATCATACCACAATCATTTAATGCGGGAGCATCATGACTAATCAATATATCGCAATTTCCTGGGATATGTGAATAGATTTCTTCCAGTTTCTCATCAGAATACATGAAAGCCCAATTACCAAATTCATGGCAGGCCGGAGTTCCATAAATTCTATATACCTTTCCTTCATCACTTAGATAGTCTAGATGAGAATTATCAAGAAATTCAGCTTTTCCTTCTGTAGGAAATTTAATCACAGAGTTATTCCAAAGAAAATCCCTATTTTCAAAAACAAAATCATGGTTTCCAGCTGTAAATACTACCTTCTTACACGGCAATGATTTAATCCAATCTGCAAATACAGTCTTCAACCACTTCTCACACTGTGGCTTGTTTCTCTGCATATAAAGAGGAACAATATCTCCACATATTAAAACAAGTTCACATGGCTCTATATAATCAATTAGAAATCCATGTAAATCACTTATTGCACATATTTTCATATCTTATGAGCTAATCCGTAAACATTTTTAGTCCATCCATTCATATGCCCTTTGTTATTTCCAATAAGGCATCCTTTGTTTGAGTCTATCGCGTATACTTTATGAGTAACGCAAGCGCCTCTAACTTTACAAAATACTACATCTCCAACATTACATTCTTGCCACCTTATAGGAGTGACAAGATGCTTTTCATTGCTCTTATACAGAGGGAGCATTGAATTTCCCGGCTCGCTTGTTATAAACGATTCACCAGCCTCCAATCTCTGTATCTTTCTCAGTGTGTTTGGATTCATCAGAATATTTATTTAGTCCTTCTCTAGTCATATTAGGTACTATACTAATATAAACCTTTTCACCATCACGGTCATACGACCATATATGATTGTCTACTACATAGCTTAGAGATTTATCATATCTAGTATAGTCTAGAATAGCTTCCCAAGTAGCCATGCTGCCAGTAATACTATCCTTTTTATGTTTAGTAGCCCAGTTAAATATCCATAATAAATGCCAAGTTCTGAAAAATGTTATACAAATCATCGGGTCCCATTCGTGTCTGGGACTGTCCCATTTATCCTTCCATCCTAATGCATGAAATCCTATATCTATCACCGGACTATAGTAGTCTCTTCTTATGGGAAGTCCAAATGTCCAAAAGTTCTTTCTAAATAGAAAGTGGGCCTTGGGGCGTTTAAAGTATTTTCTGGCTTTCCACCAGTGATACCATGGATTACGATACTCGTTCCAGCCAGGAGAAAGGAAAGGAATTTTACTATGAAAAAAGTACGACAGCTTGTAACGCAAACCGCCATACTTTTTACTAGTTAAATATTCTTTAACATTCATATCCTTGTTTTACTAGCTCTTTCTCCATTTCGTCTAAAATATCATCAATGATACAGTCAGTTAGACAATCAGAGTCAGGAAAGCCTAAGTTCCGCAGATGATAATCTATGTTATCTCCTGCTTCATTAAGTATCATCCAACCTTCGATTTTCTCCTCTTCGTCTTCCTTAAGTGTTTTCACCACTTGGTCGATTAACTTAGGGATATCCACATCGTAGTTCTTAACTACCTCTACATTATAACTTATTATCATGCTTCGTCTTCAATATTAGTTTCACCTTTGTCAAGTTCCTTTCCTTCCTTATCTAGGAATTTAAAACATTTAAGCTTAAATGCCTCAGATTTCATATTCTCAATCTTAATAACTATTCCCTCATGAGGCACTTTGTTATCGCAAGATGGCGAAGTTCGCTCCATATAGAATCTAGCGTCGTTAGCTAATTTCTCCATGAAATTTTCGTTCCAGTGCTCAGCTTCGTTAAGTTCTGGATATAAGCTATTGGCAGTACCATAATACCACTCTTCCACTGGGATAAGACCTACCTTAGCACACCATTGTTGAACTTCCCTAGCACTAAATTCGTGAACTACACCATCAACATTAGTTAATGTTACACGATATATTCGCACTTTAAAGTGCTTTTCATGAGTATACTGTTCTCCTTCTTTAGGAGGTATACAGCCATAGTCATAATTCTTTTGGATATAGCCACCATTAGGTAAGAAACCAACGATTTCATAATATGCAGTCATACCTTTAGACAAGCAAGGTTTAACTATTTTATCAGCTTCCGCCCAAACGTCACACCCGTAGAATCCAGGAGTAACATTCTTATTATAGAACTGATTCTTTATTACCGTTCTAGAAGCATACAAATAGTCATACTTATTGAACTCTTCTCCAGTAAGCCATTTAGCGATTTTCTGTTTCCAGTTCAGGTCTTGTTTACAAAGCACATAAGCTGATATACCAGAAGTTCCGTGAATTTTCTCAGTAATACTGATTAAATCATTTGGATGAATTACATTAGGACATTTCTTAATAAGAGTTGTGTCGTAGTGGAATCTAAATTGTTCATCAATGACCTTGCTGATTCCTTTGACCTTCTTCGTTTGGTTGTTACGTGGTGTGCCACCTTGTCCTTGCTGTCTCTTAGGGATGTACTTCTTGTTAATCCAAAATTCTTTGCCTTCATGTTCTACAATATCAAATTCAGTTCCTACTTCAATTTCTATCTCTTTATTAGTTACGGACATTATGTAGTTTTGGAACTGTATAATGGGCATAATAAAACCTTCCGACAGTTCATTTTTAAGTCTAATAGCTTTGACTCTACCATTGTCTTCAAACATACCAGTTTGTTCTGGGTCGTTGTTCAACTCCTTATGTCTATACAAGTTGCAATACCTTAGAAAATCAGGATTAATGCAACAAGCAGTTGGGAAATAAACATACAATCCTGGCTGGGAATCAATACCAGTAATAATGTTAAATCCATCGATGGTGCAACACTTAAGTCTAGTTACTTCTGGGTTACTGTGTTGTCTAAAATTCTTAATTTCTACAATCTTTGCCAAATAATTGACATTGGCTTTCTTACTTTTTGATAACTTCATTTCTTATATTTTTAAAATGGTTCTTCAGTAGTTTCTATAAATTCACACATAAAGTTAGCATATACTTGAGCCTGAATCTCATTAAATTCATTATTGTAATAGAACTGGAAAACATGAAACAGCTCATGATAAAATGTATTCCTAAGCTGTTCATCACTCATAGAGACGTTTCCTTCATATTCAGACTTTACTGTTCTCGCCAATTTAATAGTGTTAGTAGCATCACAAAAATAACCGTAATCGTTATTTGGAAGAGAATCTTCTATGATTACGGTTATTTCTTGATTAGCTATTTTAAACTTATCTGGGAGCTTTCCTCCATTATTCAATTTCATCATAATACAGTTTGTACAGACTATTTAAATAATCCACAAACTCCTGTTTGTTTTCAAAAAGATTATCTACATCAGGAAGCTCTACCTTATTCTTTCTTCCATCGTTGTCATAATATTCTATACGTATCTGAGATACGCTATGGCACATGATATCACACATTCCAGCGAATATCAGAATATCATTTTCAGATAGATACTCCGACAACCAAGGAAAATCTTTGTTTTCATTTACATGGTGCCCATATCCTGCAGAGTTCCATCCTTTCTCAGAAAATCTTCCGGAATACTTACTAACATATGATAAAACCAATAGGAGAAGTTCGTCTTCTTCAAACGATTCTTTATCAAATTCAATAGTATCTCTCATGTAATCACCATCGTTTGCGTCACATTCTACATAAACTACATACAGCTCTCTATTATTCGGAACGATAGAATATTTAGCTTTCTTTAGAATATCAAATTTTTCGTATTTCATCGCGTATCAAGTACAATAAAATTATCACACATTTTTATAACATTTACTTTAAGCCCTCCTTTCAAGGCGCGAGTATCGCACACTTCATATTTCTCTTCAAGAAGGGCTGCATTCTCTTTGGTTATCTTTACCCAATAAACCCCGTTTTTCTGCTTAGAGCCATTCCAGATTAGATGATTAACTAGCCAAATATAGCGTTTTTCTACATCACTCATTTTCAAAGAAGTTTTTCAATGTCTCATATAGCGGCCTAAGCTCATCTGCATAATACTCCAACTCTAGACCTTCTATGTACGAGGCTGTATGATACACAAAATTTTCCGTATCCTGTTCCAGATAATTCCACATATCTTCGATGTCAGACTGCATTAGTTCAACGCTGTCATCGTCTAATCGAATACTTAAATACATAATTAATAATTTATTATAGAATTATAGATTTTATCTGCTTCTTCCTTAAACTTAGCAACTATATCATTGGAATTAGAGAACTCCTCAAACCATATACGTCCATATGGTAATTCACTAACAGCCATAGAAGCAACTTCTGTTCCATCTATCCAGTTCTTGAAATACACACTACCTATCTCTATACCTTTATAAGTAATACGTCTAAGCTTAGATATTTCGGATATACCCTTAGATTCCTTATATAATACTTGTAAGTCACTCCTATCCTGTTCAGAAGCTTCACTGAGCTTTCCTATTTTACTTAGAATAGCTGATATTTTGTTTTCTGCCACAGCATCTTTGTAGTATCTTACCATATACGCATTTTCAAATCTAGGAGCCTCCTCTACATTCTGTATAGGTATTTCTGAGTTTTCTATAAAAACATCGTCTAGGTAAGATAGATAAACATTACAAAGCAGTTTAGAATCCTCGATTTCTGAAGGACAAAGAAAAACATAAGCTTTAGTCTCACCTTCTTCAATCTTGTGAGATATATTCATAAAGCCTATCTCATAGATACGGCATTCGTCGGGAACTTCTAACTCTAGGTTAGAAAAGTTCCCATCGTAGTAATATTGCCTATACTTAATCTTCTTCATAAAAATTGATTTTAAAAGTATTTCCAGCTATATAGTATTTGCCTTGATGATAGCAGTTGTCCCACTTATCATGTACTTCTGACTCTAGAGACTTTGGAAGATACAGCTCGTGTGATTGCCCGAATCTATTTGAGCTGTTGCCAACTATATTAGCGATAACTAAAATAATTATATCTTCAGCGCTCATTCTTTAATCGCCTCCATTCTTCCAAAAATCCTTTTGGGTAACGCCAGTCTGATTCGCAAGTGTATACTCTAGAGAACTTGATATGCTTGCGAAGTGTACCACACAATGTATCGTTAACTTCATCAAATAACTCATCTTCGTCCTCACAGTATAGATAGTCACTAGGCTGCAGTTCGAATACTCCTTCACTAAGACCAGATATAACAAGCGACACATCAAATTTGTACTTACTCATAATCGCGAATACATTTTAGTACAGGTTGCAATGGAGTACCTTCATCAGATAGATAGAAGTACTTAACAGTAGCCATCTTTCCTATCAGCTCCTTAAGTCTTTCCCTATATTGCTGTTTAAGTTCTCTAGAACCCATTGGTTTAGCTTTAAATTCTATACCATCTTCTGTTATTAGCGTAAAACACATATCTTCTTCCCGAAGACCTTCTGATAAACCAGTAATTTCAAACTCTGCATCTTTGTAGAATTTAAATTTTAGCATATCATTAGTACGCTTGCCGAAGCCATACTCTTTATCTGGATTTCTACATACTACTCCTTCCCAACCTTCTGAAACATATTGGTTGTGCAGTTTCATAATATTCTCGTACCCAGAGACCTTTTCCTGCGGGACTATTTGTAATTGTAACTCCCCTTCTTCCCAATCTTTATCTGGATTAAATCCAAGATTAAGTTCTTTCTGAAGCTGCTTAAGAATTTCAAGCCTATCAGAGAACTTCATACTAGGAATCATTATATCGTAAACATAATATTCAAGCCAGTCGCAGTCAACTGCGTTTTTCTCAAGACGAGCTGCTCCACTGATTTGTTGGAGACTTTTACCATGTCTATACAACTCTCCATCAAGAATGTAAGTGGGATGATTCCTGAAGAACTCAAGCAATCTCTCATTGTTTCGGATATGGCTTGTTGAATAGTCATAATTTCCCCCACCTCTGGAAGCAGATAGAATCTCACCGTCCTTATAGTAGAAGGAACACCTAACTCCATCAATTTTTCTGCTAGCATACCAATACTTAACCTTATTGATTGAGGATTCCTTAACTTTATCTGCAGATTTTGCAAGCATGTGCTTTGCAAATCCATTCTGGTCGGTTTTAATGTCTCCATAAAATTCTTCCAATTGAGTTTCGCTATAAGTTTCGGGATCGTTCTCTAGCTCTTTGTAACCCTTATCTAAATATTTCTTAAGCTCAGACTTAAACTGCAACTCAAGTTGTTCTCTATGCGTTCTACCAGCTTTTCCTTTAGTAATGACTATTTCTGGTTGCTCTGTCATCTTTCCATGTAGCTGTCCTGTAACTCTATTAATTACAAATCCAGCTTTTTCTTCATCCCACTGCTCTGTAGTAGATAAATATACAACTCTAAATTTGCCAGTTGAGGCTTTGCTTAACAAATATTTAATCATGAATAGTTACATTGAGGTTATCATAGATAATATCTTCAATATCACTAAGAGTTCCGTAGTAGGCATTTTTTATTGCTTGTAATAATCTTTCATCAGAACAAGCCTCCTCTTCTTGCAGTTCGAGAAACTCCAGCAGATCATCTTCATGTAAATCTTCCCCTAATACAATATTTTTGTGTACTGTAATAGTGACTACTTTCTTTTTAAGTTCTTCTAGTGTCATTTCTGGTAGTCCTTAACTAAGTTCCACAAATCATCAATCGTATCAGTAGGAATTATATTTCCGTCTTCATCATAAGCTTCATTAGGAAGACTATTTTTGAATAGTCCAGGCTTCTCAAACAACCACCAATTAACCCAGTCCACTCCTTCATCAGAGAACAATTCCGGAAGTACTGTATTTAAGAATCCCCAACCGAGTTCGGATATAGGAAGTTCAAACAAATCAATTCCAAAATCAGACCATCTATCCAATTCCTTAGAATAGTTCTGAGCATTTTCAATGAGCTTTACAAATCCTTCTTTAGTCATAGTAGTAATTATTTTAATATTCTTTTTGTAATATCTGTCTTCCAACCGCAATCACACTCCTCGGCTGCTGTCTTAAATGATTCCTCTAGGTCTCCACTTTCCATATACTCTGCAATTAATATATCAGTGTCTACATCGTATTTATCAACAATTCTTTCAGTGACTATCTTAACTGCAACACCTTCGAGTTCGTCATAGATAACATCTTCCAACTTACTCATTAATTCATCCCATTCATCACTTAGTTTAGCTGTGGTAGACTTGCTGTCTTCTTCTCTCATAGCTTCTTCGAGTTCTAATATTTTAGACCTCAATTCCTCTTTAGTCATGGTACTTTTAATACATTTTTAACAACAATTTCCTTTTTCATCTTACCAAATTGCTTCTCAATTTCTTCTGGAATATTCACTCGTATATCCATTAGAGAAGTTAGATATTTGACTTTGTCTCTTATATCATCAATAAAGTGATAATTAGTTTTGATTTGATTACTAATGTCCTCAACTCTCCGCATGAGACAAAGTATTAGGGCTAAATTACATAACCCCAATACCATTAATACCCATATCATACTCCAGTATGTCCAAATCCTCCTTCTCCTCGTTCAGTAGAAGGTAATTCTTCAACAACTTCCCATTCTATAGTTTCATGCTTAGCAATGACTACTTGGGCAATTCTTTCTCCATCAGTAATTCTAACTGGGACATTGGAAGTGTTCACTAATACAACTCCAATCTCTCCTCTGTAGTCAGCGTCAATGGTTCCAGGTGAATTAAGGACAGTAAGTCCCAATTTTAGTGCAAGACCGCTTCGTGGTCGAACTTGCGCCTCATAACCCTTAGGTAAAGCTATAAACAATCCAGTCGGAATCAAACATCTACCTCCTGGCTTTATTTCAATAGTAGAAGCAACGGGAATACTGGGAACTCTTCTATCAGTAGGATTTCCTTCCTTGTCTATCACAAATGGACCATTTGGATCTTCAATTTTACTAATAGCTACAACATCAGCATCGAAAAAGAATTTCTCAGGCTTATTGTCTACTAACTTAATTCTACTAAAGTCTCCTCTAATATCCATACCTGCTGATAAGGGAGTTTCATACTGAGGAAGTTGATGTCTTGATTTATTAATTATGAGTACTTTCATGTAATAAAATAAATTCAGTTAAATAAAATCTTGCATCTATAACACACTTAGGAACCAGTCCTTCTAGGCTTAAATTAGATCTTAGGGCATCTCTTACAACAGTAGCCGATATACCTTCTTCTACCTGTTCTCTTGCCATGAGAGTCATTGATATATAACCCTTCAGCATAAACTTTGGAAACCATGTTGTAATAATTTCGTATCCATCGCTATAGTAGATATTAAAATGGGACTCTTTTATAATACTAACTATGTTAGCATATAAATAGAATCCCCAATCCTGAGAGTTATCAGACTCATCAGTCAAATCATTAAGAGGGTGAATGATACATCTACTAAGTAAACCTTCGTCCTCTAAGGCAGTTTCTAGTAATTTTATCCTAACCTTTATAGGAATAGGATTACGCTTGTTTACTTTATCAGCACTACCAACTAACAAAAGAACCTTATCGTTCTCTGAACAAGCTTTTTTAATTAAAGCTAGGTGCCCATTGTGAATGGGCTGAAACCTAGCTAAAATAACTCCATATCTCATTTCTGATCTTTTGGTTTTATCTCTGTTGTTTTAATTATTTCCCTAAAGTCGAGCAATTTCCAGTTCTGCCTCTTATACTTCTTATGATCTTGTGAAAAATCTTTTAAATCAGATTTGTTACAGAACAAAGAAAAGGCATAATCAACAATAATCTCAGAAATCTTTTCATAATTCTGTTCCTTGTTTGTAGTCAGGTTGAGAATTACATCATCAATCTCTAAGTCTGGACAATTATACTTAGCTGGAATATAATTTTTGTCGTTGTAATATACACAAACGATGTTAGTAAATTTTCTTATCATACACTTAATTCGTAGAGTCTTATTGGAGTAAATTCAAATATAAACCACTCTCCATCTGCATCCTGGAACATACTAGAGTCCCAATCTATCATGGTAATTCTCTGTATTATCTTAGTCGGCTCACTATCAATAATTAGAGGAAGCCCAACCTTAAACGCTCCAGTTATCCCTTCGTACACTTTACCAGCGCCTGACCTATGACTAACTTTAATCATTCCGTGCTTGGAGTGCAAGAGATTTTCTTCTTCTTCAGTAAAGTCCTTGAAGATATTCTCTTCAAGTCCTTTTATCAGAAGTTTCTTCTTCTCAATAATATCTTTAACCTTCAATTCTACCATACACTACAGGATTGTTTAATGCTTTCATTATCTCTTCTATGGTACAAGTATTAGCTTCACTGTAGAATGCCATTACTGGAGCTGCATCATTATCAATTAATACAGCAAATGGAGTATGTCTAGCGCTAAAACCTCCCTTAAGCTTGAAGGCGTTTTTACGCTCCTTGAACAAGCCTTCATGGTAAGTTTGTAATTCTACTAAAGGATATTTAGGAAGAACCTTTTTTAATTCGTCAACCAGATATTGACTGTTATCATCATACGCAACCTTAAGAATCATTTCCAAAAACGTGATGTTATGTCTTTAACTATGGGTTTTCCACAGCTATTATCTATATGAAGCATAACTTGATTAGTTGTCTTACTATTTAAAGGTCCGTTTTCTTCAATATATGGACCTAGCTTGATATAATCGAAATGCTTCATATTCACGTGCTCAGATAGTTCTTGTCTACCTGAGTACCATGCCACTTTTAAATTCGGATAATAATCTTTAACAAAACTAGCTAACACATTTACTAGGTGAGGATCAGAATCCCCTCCCATAAATGCTATACACGAAATACCATCTGTAATTAGTTCGTCTAGATGAATAATGTAATCATCGGAGAACCCCTGCGGATATTCAATTAATGGTTTACCTATATCTTCGGCTAGGTATTGACTATGACATCCTTTACAATGACAAGGACAGTTAGATATATTTATAGCTAATGTAATCTCATCCGGAATTTCCTGAAAGACTACTCTGGCATCAACATATTTAAGCATACTCCTCAATCTTTTTAGTTTCTGTATCTAATATAAAAGGTCTTCTTACATCTAAGCAAGCAAACTTGTCAGTAATAATGGGTTCTGATTCCAATTGAGTATGTCCAAATATTTGATAATATGTAGACTCTCTATCTCCTTCTCTGACATCGCTCCATACCATACTGCCTGTATTAGACCATCCTCCTCTCATACGAGATACTTCCCATAGGAAGCCAACTAGAAAGTCCTCAGGCTTAGTAATTAGGTCAGTAATAGTAAAATCCATACTCTTTAACCAATCATTAGTAACTCCAGCATGAGTATATAGAATACCTTCCGAGAAGTATTTGAGTTGGAATAGAGACTTGAAATTCTCAAACATTTCCTTAATTAGCTCTGCATTAGCGTAATCATACCTAGAAGCACTTCCGAAATCATAGCAATAAGCACAGTCGTGATTTCCAAGGAGTAGTATTACCTTATCGGGATTATCAACCTTGAATTGGATAATCTCTTTAAACTCCTCTATAGCATTCTCTCTAGTAATACCTTCATAACCATATGGGTCGAGGTAGTCCCCTAAAAAGACTACCTTATCCACACTATTAATCTTCTCTTTTGCTTTTCTCCAGAATGGTCTTCCGTGAACATCTGGAATAATTAAAATTTTACTCATTTTTAATTTACTTCTTTAGAATATGTTCTTTTCTCGGCTTCTATTCTTCTATCCTTACCAAAAGCAGTGATAGGTCTTAGATAGCCAATAATTCTGGTATATTGAGTAATATGTTCACTTCCACATTTAGGACATACCTTAATGGGGGCTTTCACAATATGTTTGCAATCCTCGCACTTACTATTAGGAATATTGAACGTGAAGTAATTAGTTCCTTGCTGAATAGCAAAGTCTATAAGCTTCAAGTATTGCTCCTTAGACAGATGTTCCTCCAAGTTAATGTGAGCTGCACTACCTCCATCTGTATACTGATAAGTCTGCCTTCCATGAAGTATAAACTTATCCAACACTGATGTATCATCATGGGCATTATAGAAGTAACTATTGTACAGATTCCTATCTTCAGGAACCCAATAGCCATCTGCTTTATCCCATTTATAATTCTTACCACCAAGTCCCTCTGCTGGAACGACTTCAGAATTAAATAAGAAGGGACGCTTTTTGTCATGGATAGAATGAAGTTTATTCTGCTCTTTTATTGTTCCAAGTATGAGCTGTAAAAACTCAAAATATTCTGGATTATTAGATACCTTCATTCCTAAGAACTCAGCAGCTTCATTCAGACCATTTAGCCCAATAGTACTATATAGGTCTTTGATGTTTATGTAACCTCCATTTGAAGAAGCAAACATCTTCTTATCCTCCCACTCATAGAGCATGGTCTTATAGGTAATGTGATACTTGTATACTCTCTCTAGAATATCTATTAGATATTTTTTGAGTAGGGCAACATTATCTTTACAATGCAAGAGATTTTTGTCTCCGTCTTCACTCCACCAAGTAGTTTCTTGTCTAGCCCAATCTTGGACAATTCTGTTAATATTCAGAGTAATAACATTACAAGAACCTGTCTTTACACCAGTCATACCAGAGGTAGGACTAAATGTATTTTCAGCTAATTCATTACGAAGACGACAACAAGATGCAAGACTATCTGCACTGTCTGAGATATAGGTAAAGAAACTATGACCTTGAGAATACATTTCTGCACATAAGTCTTTATAGTTCTTATCTATAATGTCTTTACCGTCATGCACCATAGCAAAGGTTTCTACTGGAAATGTTAGAACTTGTTTCAAGCGAAGTTTATTAAACCAAGACATGAACAATCTCTGTAAAGTATCAATTGCTACCCATTCCGGCTTAGTTCCGTCTGGATAGTAAAATTCTCCAAATAGAGATTCAAAATAGGTCTTATCATAGTACGAAACATTAGTAAAGGGAGATTGATAACTTCTGTTTCCAGCAGGTTGATTAATTCCCCAAACAAACTGTTTAAAAGCTTTAAGGATGGAATCTTCGATAGTTCTCTTAATAAGAGAATGTTCCGAAGTACATATACAGTCGAGCTTCTCGTACCACTTTTCTCCGTATTCAGCAATAATATAATAGTTAAGTGCAATAAAATAGCTACCTACAGCAACTGCTCCTTTACATTGAGAAGACAATAGAAATACTAAGTTAGTAACCTGTCCACTAAATGACTGCAAATCGTTAGGAGGGCCAGGAGTAACTCCATCAATATTACCTACTCCCTCTAACATTAGAGGATATAACGAGACTGCCATACAATACTGTTTAAGTACTGACGTAGAAGCCTCATCGTGAGTATAAATAATATGACTGTCTAGGTCTCTAGAATATTGAGAAGAGAGTTCGGGATAAAGAAGTTTTAATTTCTTCTTCATACGATAGCGCTGAATTTCTCTGTTCTCGCGCTTTCTATCCTCACTCTCTAATGTAGCAACGTTCTTAGATACAACATTAGCATTTCCATCTGTTTCAGATGAAGTAGCTGCATTTTCGGAACTATTAATATAGTTATCTTGATAACTAATCTTAGCTATGATTTCTCTAAGTCTAGATTGTTCGCTTCTATACTGAGAATATGCTGAGGCTACATCATCGTAACCATAGTCCCTCAAGGTTTCTATTACTACGTCCTGAATCTCTTCTATAGTAATGCCGTCCCATAAATGCATATCAGCCACCATAGCTGTAATGACTTCTTTATTTTCTTCAGGACAGCAAGCATTAAATGCTTTAGATATTGCTTCTACTATCTTATTACCGTCAAATTCCTGTAAACTTCCGTCTCTCTTTACTACTTGCATATTAAATACCCATTACGTCCTTAATTAACAATGTCTTCTCGAATTTATTTACTAAGTCTCTCTTATCCTGGGTAATCAAGTCAGTAAATGCGTTATACACGGTAAATCCATCTACAACATTGTCTGTTGTATAATACTTAGATTTTTCATCATAAAACAAATCTTTATAAACATCAATCGGAGCAGATTCAGCTAATTTTACAGAACCAAATCCCATGTTGATTTTAGAATTGATGCAGTTGTCAACCCAGTGACCTAGGTCAGCATATATATCATCTTTCTTATACTCCATCTCTGAAAGTTTCTTAAGCATTAAGTTGGTTTCATCTGTCATCGACATAGCATTTCTTAAGAAGCTATAGTTAATAGCAGATTCTGGCTCTAGCTCAGAAACATTTAACATTTCTGGATTAAATACACACAAGTTTAGACAAGCCATATTTAAAGCTCCTACATAGAACTTAACTAATGGTTTACGAGTATCAAGGGCATAAATCATACTAATTACTCTTTTATGATTATCCCAAGCATATTCGTCCGGCAAAACACCTTGAATCCAAACTCTATTGTATATTACATCATCAAAATTAATCTCCCCATCTTTAGTAAGTGATATTTGGTCAGCAGGCTTAGCATTAATGATAAAATTATCAGTCATTTTAGATACTCTGTCTATAAACGGAGTTACATAGGCTTCAGTAGTAAAATACTCTTTATCCTTAATTCTAGTTGCTTTCCCTTGCATCAATTGTTCAATCGTCAATTCCATATTTAAACATTATTATAGTAAATCTCCTTTAATAGGAGGTCTAATCTAAAGTGTTCATCCAATGCTTTAACCCTATGCCTTAGAGAATACATAGCTAATTCTGCAAAACTCTCTAATTCTGGTTCTTTGTATGCTTTGGAAGGTGAAACTCGAAAATATTTGCGCCATAAAGGTTCAAATTTTTCCATTAGAGTATCTATTTCTCTTCTCGGAATGTAGCAAAAATACCTTGCCGAATCGAGAAATACTCCATTGAAATTATCTACTCCTAAATGAGTACTAGTATCATAATACACGTTTCCTAAATACATCATAGCCTGTAATAAAGACCTATGTACGAAAACAGAGTTAATACCTATATCTCTTTTAGTTTCTTGAAGAATCCAGAACTTGACATTCCGGTTTTCGTCATAGAACCTAACTATTCCATCTGTAGGTTTTCCCGCGATGGATTCTTTTCTTCCGATTATTAGAGGATTAACTAAGCTAAAATAGTTATAGAAATGATTTTCTATTACATCTTCAAGCACACAACCTCTGTTTGTATAGAAATTAATTCTAATCTGAAGTCCTGTTATAGGAGTAAATTCCATTTAATTGTTAATTAGTTGTTACACTTCCATAATTAAATTACGTTTAATATCTATTAAATATAGCTTATCTCAAAATAAAAAAGGAAGACCACCCTTAGGCAATCTTCCTTTTAAACGTATATCTTTCAAGAAATTAGGCTTCGATACCGAAAGCTAACCAAGTACCATTCTTGGTATTCTTAGAAGGAGTATATTGTGCAGTTGCTACTACTGCTTGTCCTTCAACAACATCCTTAGTTTTCACCAACTCAGCATTTCCTTTATACTTACCGCTCTTATACAATTCTTTGATTGCGTTCTTAGCGTCAGCTTTGTTAGTATCAACTTGGCAAACAACAGTCTTAGTTTCTTTGTCAATCCACTTGTAGAAAGTCTTAAACTTACGCTTTCCATCACCTTTAACATCGTCAATCTTGTACGGACGCTCACGAGTGTCTGCAACAGACGATTCAATAGTAATCAGATAACCAGCACCGGGGCAGTTCTTGCCTTTCTTAGCGAGATATTCAAGCATAAACTCTTTTACATCACGCTCAGTAATACCCTTAGTCTGTTTAGCTTTCCAATTTTTGTAAGCCTGAGTTGCATCACCATTTACATGGAATAATGTGCTTTCAACTTGTGCGATTGCTGCTTCTTTGCTTTCTGCTACTACTTCTACTTTCTTAAAATTCAAAATCGTTGTACTCATAATAAATAAAATTTTTAAACATAAATCATTAACATATAATCTGAAATTATTTTTCCGTATCTAATCAGTATTGTTTCCCTTACTGATGTAATCAATTATACTACATCATACATAGAAACCCTAATCTTCAAATGTTAATTTTATGTTAAAGGACGTTAAAATCCTCTTAACTAAAAATCTCTTAAAATGGTACATAATTGTCGAGCAAAATCTGGAGCTGTTTGGGCATATCTTTCGGCTTAATACCAAAGTCAAGAAAAGTGGTACACCCATACATTAAATCCTCACAGATAGCCCCTAAAGACTTCAGAAAGGTATTTTTTTCTCCCTCCCTAAAATCTTTTCCGACTTTCAATAAAACATCATAACACGTTACCTTTTGACCTTTTTTCTTTAACTCATTAGTTATATAACAAGTAAGAGCAATACAGGCTAGTTTATCACCCATATTGCTCCCTAGGTAGTTTAAGGTAAAGTATTTTGAGTAAATTGATGACAATTGTTCAAAGCTGATATTTTGAAGGTCGTTCATCAAGAGAATAGTCTCTATAACCTATCTGATAGGCTACATACTTCAAAAGAGTCTTGAACTCATGAAATCCTTGTCGCAATTCCAAATAAGTAACTGGCCTAACCTTACTATAAAAGTTCGGAATGGTAGAAACTACTAAGTAATTAGCTTGCAATTTTGGATTCTCCAAGTTATAGAACTTTTCAGCACACAACTTCAGAAGGTATAAATACATAGCAAACTCCCTACTATAGTGATACTTATTGATATTGGTATCAATTTCACTAACGATTTTTCCAATCGTCTTAATATCATTCACTACAATAGTGTTAGTTTCTGTATCTATTGTATAATTATCTAGTTTGGACTTCAGGTGTAAGATAAACTTTTTTCCATTAGGGCAGGTCGCCTCCACGTCCAATAAAATAGCTTGCTCATTTTCAGAAATAGGTGTTTTAGTTATCCCTTCAGGATGTAAAAGTTTCTGCACTTGCTTATTGCTATTTAATGCTGATACACAAGACTTTACGATTTCTAGTGATTTGTTGTCAAGATATATAATTTCCTTATCTTGTGTTAAATCAAATTCTTTTAGCTGTCTATTCTTCCAATAGTTAGTAGAAGCTTCAATCACAGATTTAGCTAGTTCCTTGGTAAGCTTTCCCTTGTAATATTCGACCTTGTCTGATGCTTTCTTTACATCGTCAAATGTTACTTCTCCTTTCAGAAAAACGGGATAGAGTTCATTAGCCATTGCTCCCAACTTTGCAGTAGGTTTACCAATGTCTTCTGACAGTTCAAAACTATCTGGCTGTAGCACTAATTCGTGTACAGCACTTCCAAGTTCCAGAGCAGAAGAGAAAGTATTTTTAAACCCAGTAAAGAATTTATCTGGATTACCATCCTGCCGAGGATTAATTAATCCTAAACGGGAGTTACTAACATATCCACTGTACTGTTCAGAAAAATATACCTTATCACTTATCTTCTCCAATCTTAGTGTGTCTAGCAGCGGCCTAAGCTTGATATCTTTTAATTCCATCCTAAAGTTGCTAATTCTAATTCATATGCAAATCTAATTTCGTCAATATCTAAACTATAAATGCGGAATAAAGGATCTCCATTCTGGTTATGTGGCCTATCTATTAGCAATGCTGGAAGTCCAGAGTTTATTGCCATAGTCACATTACTAATACTGTCGTCGATTAATACATCGCATTTGCCTTTTATCAAGTCAGCCTTGTTTCCGTGCTGATAATACATTTGATAAATAGGTCTTATGGGTAAATTGTATTTAGCTAGACAATTTCGAGTATAAGTTTTACTGTTAATTCTTTTAGTCGCATAAATATGCGGCTCGAAATTTGGCTTTTCTAGCAAGGGTAAATTTTCCCAAAACTCCTTGTTGTAGCGAAGACTTACTACGTTTCGTGTAATTACGTGCTCGACTAAATCTGATTCTCTAGGGAATAGTGTTTTATATGCTCCCCAGAAATCGAAGATTGTGTCATCCAAGTCTAACGCTATCCTTAATGGATTACATAAATTCATTTATCTCAGATACGTCTCCTAAATATATTCCATGTTTTTCAGCAAGTTCTATACAGAAATCATCATAATCCAGAAGATCATCTAAATCGTCGTATTTATTTATATACATACTCTTTATCTTCTCTTCGCAATCCTCATAGCTTCTTGCTACTACTTTGCTAATAGTACAGACTTCGTCTGTATGCCATGGAAATAAATATATGTTCATAACTCGATTACTTCAATAACGTTCAATCGCTTCTTTATTAATAGCTCTAGGTCTTCTCTATCTACGTAGATGAAATGACTTTTCTTCAAATCAGATAAAGTGGAATCAAACTCAAGAGAGAATGCTTCCATTGTTCTCCAATTCTTTTTAGCTGTCCTTAAATAAAGAGCATATTCATCATCAAAGTCATTAACTATACAATTTTTAATCGTAGGAACCGGACCTTTAACTACTAACTTTTTCATTTTCTAAGCAATTCATAAAAATATTCTATAGGTATTACAGCTACTTTAATTTTCAGAATATTTAATGTAACCACCAATTTTCTTATTAACCACTACAGCTGCGCACATCTTGTCGTCTGGAATATTATAATATTCAGCGGCTTCTGATATAGAGTCAAAAGACATTACGACGTTTCCAAGGTTATCACAAACACTTACCCTGGAATTAGATACTTTATTCCTGTTGTTTCCAATAGAATCAGTCCATCTAATATTAGACACACAATTGTTCTTTCTATCTTTATCAATATGATCCGCTATTTCCAGATTATCAGGATTTGGAATAAATGTAATCGCAACGAGTCTGTTTATTCTTCTATAGTATTTCTTACCGTTATAGCACAAACCGACTCCTAAGTATCCATCCTTATCCTCACGAGGTTTTAATATGTTTCCTCTTCTTCTATTTCGTACCTAGCCATTGCTAGACACTTCATACGTTGGAAACTCTGGATATATTCTCCATTCCTCCATTTTTGCACATTTCTAATAGTTCGTAAAAGAAGCTGATTGGGATTACAGCAACTTGCCCTCTAGCTGACTCTCCATTCTTTCCTGCCTTTTTCCAGCATATACAGAACGGCTTTGACTTATCACTGCAAGCATCTCTAATATCAAAATAGTTAGGCATATTCTGAGTAAATTTAGCTTGGATATTAACCGGAAGTTCATTGTTCATGTCAACAATGTCTATTTTGTCAGCATCAGCCAATTTGTTTTGACTTCTGCTAGACACACATCCTTCGTATCCTATATCTCTAAGTTTGTGAATTATTTCTAACTCATACTGAGAGCCTTTTTGTTTACTCTTCTTTGCCTACTTACTTCTTCTAACTGCTGGGTCTGCCCATTCAAAGGTAATTCCGTCTTTTGATTTTGCTCCAGAGCCAGGCTTATTAGCTCTAGCTTTGATTGAGTTTATCTCCAAACCAGTTCCTTCAGAGGCTAATTCAACAGATTCAAAAGTTTTTCTACTACCGTCCTTAAAGATGGCTGTAACACTTGTATTAGTCTACTTTTTCATTCTTCTTAAGTTTCTTTATGTAATTAGTAATAAATTCTTGTGTACCTTTTCTTCCATACATATGGTAATAATCACTTATATCCTTAGCTCCTGTGCTTCTGGGAATCATTGATACAATTAGTTCTGGATGCTCTTTCCTAATCTTATTAGTAAAACGTACTCCAGTCAAATCATTATCATATAGCAACACAACGTATTTGAATCTCTGCTTTAATTCTTCTAAAATCTTATCAGAAACAAACTGAGTTTCAGAGTTGGGAGCTATAGCTGGTATTCCTAAAGAATATAAACACATTACATCTTTCATAGATTTAGTTATAACAACTAGTTTTCCACTCTTAGCTAATTGCTTATAGCCTTGAATAGTCTTGGTTGAAACATTTCCTATGAATCTAAACTCCTTTCGTTTTGGCATATAAATTCGCCATTGCTCGATGTTCTCTTTCTTTCCAAAATAGTAGCCATATATAGGACTATGCTGGGCAGATTGTGCATATATGTTCCCATTCAAAAATACAGTACTACAACTGTATACTTTGAACTTATATAGGATGTCTTTAGTTATACCAAAACTTCCCCACCACTTCAACTCAGGTTCTGAAAAATCCTTAGCCTCTATCTGAATAAAAGTTTGTTTCTCTTCTTCAAACTTAGGCTGGATTTTCACTGCAACTTTCTTTACGGAAGAATCTTTCGTATATCCAAAGTCTTTAGCTATAATCCTTAAAGCAGTGTGGTAGTTACAATTATACTTTTCCATAACTACTCCTTCGAATGTGAGACATTTTCCAGAAGCAAAGTCTTTAAAATACAAGTTTCCAGATTTTCCTCTAAAGAAACTGCAAGTGACATGACTGTCACTACGCAAAGGAGACTTAAACAATCCTTTCTTAACTGGGATGCCCAGATAATAAGTCATGTAAGTCTCCTCATTGTTTTTAGATAGAAGAAATTCCTTAGTAATTTTTGGTTCAAAAGTATAATCAAACATGGTCACTAAGGAATTTATGAATTACTCTACTAACAAATCATTAGAGTAAGTCAGTGATGTCCAAATCATCTGCTGGAGCTTGGTCTACTCCTGCTACATCTGCAATTGGATCTTCTGACTTCATTTCAGTAGGCTTAGCCTTCAGATATTTCTGACGTTCTCCTTCCTCATAGTCAGAGAAGAACAGTTTATCGCCAATATAGTTATCAGAAATGAACGACTCACCCTGTTTGTTAATACCAACAATACGCGGTATATCAGCAACTACCTTACCGTCACGGTTTCTACCAATCAACTTCAACTTAGTCTCTGTTCCCTTCACCTTCTCAGTGATTGTAATCAAAGCCTTAGCTACATCGTCGAAGCTCTTAAACTTAGAGCTAGCTGCTTGCATCTTTTCGAATCCTGCAGGGTTAAGAACCTGCGCAGTCTGTTTAACTACAGCCATCAAAGTTTCGAAGTTGGAGGGCATCACTACCTTTCCACCATTCTTACTATCAAATTCTCGTCTCTCATCATCACCAGCTTTCGGGAAGAATCGAGTTACTGAGAAGTAACCATCTTCGTTCTCAAAATTGATAGACAAAACTTTATAGTGGGCTGTTGGGTCCTTCTTCCCATCAAATTCCTTGATTTCGCAACCCATGAATTTTACATCATGGATATTCCAAGGGGTTAAAGGACGACGTGTGTTTCTTACTGCTGAGTCTGCTGATATACCAAAATTAAATGCCATAATTAATTCAAATTAAAATCAAATTTTTCTAAGTTTTTGTCATCTTCGTCTATGTTTAAATTATCTAATGCTTCTATATCGAGTTCTTTTTCGATATCAATTATCTCTTCCGGCACAGGATTTGACTCCTGTACCTTGTCTCCTATCAGATAATAAATTCCTTTATCCTCTGTAGGTTCCAACTTAAAGACAGTACCGTAAGCAGAAAGCTTTTCGTTAGCAGCTCCTCTATAACTTACAGTATTACTTTTAGTCAGCTTGTTTCCAGCCTTAGTACCGAAAGCAGCATCGGTTCCAATAATAGGAACTGCCTTCTTATCCTTTTTCTTATACTTGATGTCTACACGACAATCTGCACAGACTTGTAACAAGTCTACTGCCCCTTGGGTCAAAATCAACTTGTTAGAATCAAGCGTAATAATAGGTTCAGGATTTTCATCTACCTTAGCAGATGAAGATTTACTACTTGCAGCTTTCTTAGTAGCTACGGTGTCAACATGGATTTCTTCTTTACCAATATAGGTGATTTCACCCGTTTGCTCATTCACATCATAGTGAAACAGTATGTCTAATTTCATTATTCCCCTTCGTTATAAGCGTCAATAACTTTAATAATCTCATCCAAATCATTATCAATTTCTAAGTCTTCAAACATTCCCAAAGAAGTCTTTGCTACACAGCTACCATCATTGTTAGTGATAAGCTTATACTCCATTCTACCGGAGTCTCCTTCGTTTACTTTAGTAAAGAAGATATATGTAAACAAACCTTCCAAGGTTACTTTTTCAGACAGCAACTTACCAACAGTCTTGATAACATACTTAGGATTAACGTTGTCTCCAACATTTTCTGAGTGAGTCAAGAAGATCATTTTGCAATCCTCTCTCATCTTTTCTGAATATCTCAGAATTTCCATAGCGTGTTGAGCTAATTCACTAAACTTAGTATAACCAACTTCAGTTGCTCTATCAACGAACTCATAAGAGAGAACATATTGGAAGTCATCAATGATTACCTGCTTGATGTGCGGCATCATCTTATCAATAATTTGAAGAATTTTCAGTATTTGGTCCCACTTTGAACTTACATAGTAGTTACCACTCACGTTCTTTCCTTCGATTTTGATGGGAATATACTTCTTCTTCCATGCACGGAAGGGAAGGGGTTTACCCGTAGTACTTATAATAAAAGTAGTTTCGGGATTAAGATTTCTTAAACTTGTACTTTTTCCAGTACCTGATTCACCTACGATAGCAATTGTTTCAGCAGCCATTATTCTAATGCAAAATTAAAATTCGAATTTGAATTATCTAATTCTGTAATATCATCTAGCTCCTGTTCTACAATAGAACTATTATCTTCTAATATATAGTTTGGACTTGTATATCTCTCATAATCATAAATTTCATCGGGCTTCGGCAGCTCGTAGAACATATTAATCCATCCAAAGAAGTTTACTCCAACCTCAACATCGCAATCTCCATATCGGTTCTTAAGTACCATAATACTCCTATAATAAGAGCCTAGATACTCAATATTGTAATGTTTATAAGTCTTCAATCCATCTCTGTGAGGATTATACAATGCAATCATGATATTACAATCTTGCACAGTATTACCTGAATCCTTAGCATCGTGAATAGTAAACGCACTTTTGCCTTGTTTAAACCTCTCAATATTTCCTTGCTCTCTATTAGCTTGCTGTATTACTACAGGACTAATAAAACACTTATCTCTAAGAAAAAGAAGATAGCTAGACAACAAATCAATATCAGGCTTTGTACCAACAAGACCAATATGGTCTACAACTACATTATAAATAAGATTAGGATTATTTGGAGTATAGACGAGGCGGGTTTCACTTTCAGAAAAGGTTCCCATTTCCTCCAACCTAGTTTTCAAGATGGCATATACCTTCTTCGGAGTTACCTTCTTGTCATAGATTTCTAACTTCTTACTAATCTTATCTATCCAAGGCATACATTGTTTAACTAAGTCATAATGCTCATCAGATAAAATATATTCTTTTTCTCTTGACAATATCTTCTTAAAAGATAGTTGGATTCCATAGGTCTCAAATATATATATGGATAACAGCTTAATATACAAAGCTACTTCTCCCATTTCAAGACTGAAATACAATACCTTAAAATCATCATCATCAAGATGTTCCATTAGTGGTCGATATACATAAGCATATAAGGCAAACGAAGTCTTACCTGCACCAGAGTTTGATAGAATTAAAGTATAGGTCTCCCTAGTAACTCCATCAATAATACTCTCTAGCTTAGGAAGTTTCATAGAAATACCATGATTTAGTCCCTGTCTACCTCTATCAATTTCATTGAGAAGTTTATCAGAAATCATAGTAATCTCATAGAATCATAATTAACTCCGCCTTCATTCTTTAATGCCTCTAGTTCTTCCCACTTATGGTCTATTACAAAATTAGCTATTGTGGTACACAATATATTGTGTTCATTAGCCCACTTAACTAACTCTATAATATGGTTATGAGTTTCTGGCTTCCATCTGATAGTTTTACCATAAAACCTATAGAAGTCTTCAATTGTATCAAATTTCTTAGATACGCTTTTCAGACCCACTTGTGTATTATTAACTATTCCAAATAATGGATAAGTATCCCACAATTCCTTACCTAAGTCGAATGAACACTTATAAAAGTCTTTCACAACTAACTTATTTAGAGGAACATCTAGTGGGTTAAATACAGACCCTTTCTCAGGAATCTTATAGGATTTATGAATAACTCCAGCATCGCGAAGTCCAGTTAATAGTTCTATTGTAAAACCACGAGCGCATACTCTAGAAGAGAAATACTCGCGGACAATTTCGGGTTCATCACCCTCTTGGGCGATAAGAAGAATTTCTAACAATAACAGCTCACTTGGGTTTATGCTATATTTTTCACAAAACAAAAGTTGCTGTTTCAGTTCAAGATTTTTCACGTGTACAAATTAATAGATTTTCTACTAATCTATACACCAAGTCTAGTTTACTTGTTAAAGCGTTAAAACTTGGTTACGTGATAAACTTTTAGTCCTCAACTTTTTCGCTGGCAGTTTCAAGAAGTACTGCATAGTCCTTCTTTAATTCCTTCAATTCAGCGGTAAGCTTACTAACTTTAGTTTCCAATGCTTTGCACTTCTTAGTCAAAGCAGACTTCATCTCATTAAACTCTTTTTTAGTGTAATAAGTTTCCATAATTAAAAACGATATGTAAAATTCTGCAATTTTTTCTTGTAAGGTTCCCAAGGCTCTCCATTAAGTAACTTTCGTAAGTTATCTACATCAATAGTAACATACTCGCTCTTTTGATGAGACTTCTTAAACCATTCTTGTTCAACGGTATCTTCTAGCACTAATGTGAATATTTCAGAGTATTTAGAACCTTCTTTTCTAATGACTCTACCAGCGGCTTGAGTGCTTTTTGTGCTACTAGAGTCAACTCCAAGCATTATCCCGACCGATAGACCGGGACAATCAAAACCTTCAATAGCCAATTTACAGCTATTAATCACGCCCTTGTCTAGTAGGGCGAACTCCTCAAGTGTAATTCTGTTTTGTTTTTTACTTTCTTTGCCAGTGTAAACATATCCTACTCCTATCTTCTCTGCCATTGCAGTGTTAGCAGAGAATGTAATAATTTTCTTGTCTGCTCTGTGAGCAATAATCTCCCTAGCCACTTCTAATTTAGCCGGATGATTATGGATAAACTTTTTTCTAGCTTGTAAAGCTCTCATAAAAGCTGTAGAATGAAAGGTAATCTGCTTCAAAGCATTAGACAGCTCAGCTTTATCCGAACTACTACAAATCTGGTTTCTGTAATTAAGCCTATTTCTGAGGCCGTCTTTACCAACCATACTCATTGCGAGTCCAAAATCAAAGTTAAAGAATTCAAAATGTCTTATAAATTCCCTATTTTGCTCTCGATAGCTTTCGATGTCTTCTGCTGTGATAATTACTTGATATTCAGTAAAATCAGATACCCAACCATTGGCTTTGGCTACTTCAATAGTTACGCTATCAACTACAGGGCAATATTTCTCGACTATAGTATGTCTACCGTCAAGTCTTTCCAGAGTAGCAGTTAGTCCAAGAATTAACTTGTATTTAACCTTACTAAATACAAATTGTAAAGTCTCAGCAGCAGTTCTATGGATTTCATCAATGATTAAAAAGTCACATTCGTATCCATTCTTTGCTGTAGTATTTACAACTTGCACCTCTGTATTTAACCCTAGACCTTCCTTATCTAATATATCTATCCACTGATTCTTTAAAAGTTCCGTGGGGACTACTACCAATGCTCTAATAGTAGGATATTTAGATAGAACAGCCTTTAAACAATTAATAGCACATCGTGTTTTACCAAAGCCTGTACAGGCTTCTATGGTGCCTCTTCCTTTATGTAATAACCAGGCTCTCTTACATTGCTCCTGTCGCTCATCACGAGTAACAGGAGTAAAGAGGTCTTTCATCAATCTATATTCCTAGTGATGTCCCATCCTTTAAGTTCTGCAACTTTCTTGATTTCTTCCATCTTATCCTTCCATTGTTTAGCCTGGTTCTCGCATTGATTTTGGAAGCGATAAAGAACTTTGTTTGATAGCAGTCTGAGCTGATCACTAGTTAAGTTAGCATATTTATCTCGTTTCAATCTACACATAGATCTAAACTCAGCATAACTTAATCCAGTATCACAGATTTTCAGAGCTATAGAAGGATTCAAACGAAGTTCCTTACTTACTACTAACAGTCTGTTAACAGCTTTACCTGTCACTGGGTCTTTACGATACAAGTCTTTCTGCATTTCTTGCTGTGTAAACCACAGTCCCATTTTTACAATGAAGTTAAGCGTCAAATGAGAGTTGTCAAACAATCCCAAGGAATCTAAACAAGCATCCATAACTAAACTTACTGGTACTTCTCTAAACTCTACAGGGATTCCATTAAGAATCTCTCCAATTGGATAGACCTTAATAGCCTCATTAGTTAACACTTCCTTATTGTTTTTGATAACAGCTTTCAAGTCTTCCAAACAACGTGTGTTTGTGTATTGCTTTTCAGCTCTAAGCCATCTAATAAGAAGCTCTGCACGACATCTTTGTATTTGGTCGGACACAATTCCGAGTAATGTTACACGACCCGGATTCTTGGTATCAGAGTTGTACAACATTTGTTCACAATGATTGTAGAATCGTCTCAGCTGGTCATAACCTGCGTCTACCAATTTAATTTCCTCCTGGACCCCATTTACCTTAGGTCCTTTCCATACATAGCTATTAACGTCGTTTGCTTTATCGCTCAAAGCCTCTCTCAGCTTATCTCCTAATACAGTCATAAATTATTCTTTAAAAATACTTCATAGTTTATCTCCTTTTTAATGTTAATCTAATAATATTTGTCCATCTTCAATGATAGGCTTTTCATGAATAAATTTCAAGAAAATTATATTACTATCCTTGTATGGAACAAAATCTTTACCATCGTACCATCTATCGATGCCTTCTTCTACGTATCTTAGTGAAACATAGCCGACATCTCCTAATTTCATAGAACACTGGTTCCAATTCGGGAATCGAACACACATTATATCCTTGTAATCTAGATTATCATATTCTAGCCTTTCAAAGACATAATTAGCGTATCCCATCCCGTCCTCACATTCAGCAACAAATTTGACATGGTAAGTTACTTCTTTGGTTTCCACACTTCAAATGTATTAATATCCTCGAACTTCCTACAACCATAAGAAGCGAAGTCTCCTTGCAGCTTATCCATGTTAGGCAAGCAAGGGTAATTCTTACACCTAGTGCAGCTACGTTCAGGATGTTTGTAGTGAAAACCATCTTTGTCCTTAAACATTACTTCAGTAATAGGCATAATAATATTAATACACATGAACCAGCAGCGCCATATTTAATGACATTCTGCTTCTTTTTTAAAGACTTATTAAGACCTTCAATAGATCTATTTTTATCTTCAATTATGTTTCCATAATACAGTAACTGAACTCTACGAAGAGAATCCGTTTTTTCCCAACTCTTATTTATTAGTTCTAGATTAGTTATTCGCTTATTCAATAACGGAACAGTTTCAGACAACTTCTGATGCTCGGCAAATATCAGATTAGTTGTTTTTAGTTGCTCGCTGGTTATTGTAACGGTCGATGTATTCTGAGAAAAAGCACAAATTGATGCTATCAGAACTAGACATAATAGTAGATACTTTCTCATCATACTCTTTGTCTATATACTTAATTTTCTCCACGATGGAATCGTTAACTATATAGATGCTATCTCTAATTATAGAATCCCTTACTATTTCCTGCACATTAGGCGGAGAAACTGCGGTTTCCTTCTTAGGTATTAGCAAATAAATAATTAGCAATCCCATCAAGGCTATTAAGATATAGCAAAACTTAGTCCTGTTCATTTAGCTCAACGCCTATTGCCTTGGCTTTAGTTACCAGTTCAGCGCATTTAACTACATCTATACCTTCTTTAGCTAGATTCAAAGCTTGCTTCTCTTTATCAGAGAGATTTTTGATTTCGTTCTTGAGGGCTTCTTTTCTTTCGAATCGAGCTTTCATTTGGTTATACCCCTTAATGATACGCTCTGGATTTTCTTTCAAGAAAGTAAGCTCCTGTTCCAAGAATGCTTTTACCAGCACTTTACCTGCTACACCTCTAGATGTAGTATAAATAGCTGGACACTTTGGATCATGAAGAGCCTTATCGTAAGCCTTCTTCTGTCCCTTAGCCAAATCGAAGGTATCACTAGGATTACATACTGCAATACCAACGGTTACTACTCTACAGATTCTAGCATAGTCCGGATCATTTGTGCATATGTATTCATCGGGAGCTACCCAACCTACTGCTAAGACACAATCATCCTCACTTACTTCAGCAGCCTGACTTAAAGCACAAGCTACAATTTTACGTTCTTCACCCTTAAAGTCTACAAATGAGTCTACCATGTACTCAATCACATCCTGTTTCATTTTCTACAATTTTAAAACCGTTATTAATTAAATATTCTTCGGGAGCAAATTGTAATTCAAAGAATCTATGCAAAGAGTACTTCTTCCTCTTACAACATAGTTGATTCTTTTTCAATACAATAGGTTTATTAGAAGAGTAGTATTTTTCTTCCATTAGAGCAGCTCCCCAGCTCCATATTTGATATACTGAACTACAGTAGATAAACTTATCGTGCGTATGCACAATTTGTTTATCCTTCTCGTAAGTCCTCCGTGAGGTCGTCATAAAACACCTTTATAGTCTTAAAAATGAATTGATTCTTTTGAGTATTATAACAGTCATTCCAGCTACATTTCTGATAGTGAGATAGTAGTTCGGAAGCTTTTACGCCAGTATACACATTTCTGCAAAAGCTATCGTCATCATCACAATCTGCTGCGTTTATGGTGTACTTTCCAATAGAAATCGCATAATGATAATGACTTCTCGCTACTTCGCTAAACTTTTCTTCTAGTTCATAATCCTCGTAAATAATGACTTTGAACTTGAATTTATCTCTACTTAGTAGCCTAGCTAGACAGTATGCTATATAGCAACACCCTCCACAATTAACGTCATATTCCTCATCTAAGAATCTACAAAGCTTATTCAGCCTCTCCGCTAGAATCTCCTGAATCTCCTGAGACTTCGAGTTTAATTTCCTCCTTTGCCTTTTTAAACTCATCTAAGTACCTACCTAAAGTTATAACTTCATCTTTTCCGAACTTTTTTCTTACTGCATAATGGCGACATCGCTCTATAGCAGCTTCTAGGGGATAGCCATAGCCTTCCACTTTAAATTCTTTTCTCGGATTTTTCCCACCAATATCATACAACAATTCCAAGTCAAACCTCGGAGAAGATTCACTAATGGGAGTAAGTCTGTAAAAAGGACCTTCAATTACCATTTTTATTTTGTTATTTACAAACGTCTATTACAGTTAAGTTCTCGTTGCTGGGACGATAATTAATATCCCTATGAGAATTAGATACAATAACCTGGTCAAAATTATTACACATATTAATCAGACCTTTATCATTAACTGCGTGACATACGATTATGATAAACTTGCTATTTGGATATCTCTCTTTGAGAACCTTAAGCTCTCCTAGGAAAGTTCCTCCGGCATCACACAAGTCATCAATGAACACAAATGTAGAATAGTAGCAATTCTTAGACTCCTCTATTTCAAAGGACTCAATTCTTCCAGTCTCTAGATTTCTTTCCTTTTTGAAGACTAAATAACCATAGTGAGAATAGTTACTTCCATATCTGTCCTTCGCCCCATGGTCTGGGAACACGATATTACTTTGGGCTGGAATCCAAGAGTGGTGTCCAAATTCCCAAGGTAAACATCTGTCACCAAGAAGATGAAAAGTTCTACTAGAATGTGCCTCAAGAACATATATGTTTCTATAGCCTAAGCTATTTAACATATTACATACTACTTTCAAGGAGAATGGACGATTAAAACTCATTACTCTATCCATACGCATAGACATTAAATAAGTAATGTGTAAATCCCATTCTACTTCTTGTCTATCTAAAATATCTCCTACTTGCACTAAGAGGAATAAATCCTCAGTATTAGATATTCTACAAATGACATCAATAGATTCCTTTCTGTTTAATTCCTCAGTAAGGAAAAACTGAGGCTCTCCATCAGGAAATCTAGTAACATCGTACTTAATTTCACTGATTTCCTTGTTGATTAAGTTTAATTTCATCTACTACATATTTTAAGATTTCATAACTTTCTTCCAGACCTGCCCTATCATCTAGGAGGATATTGTAATAAGGTTTCTTAGATTTAGAGAATATAGAACTACTAATGTTTGGAGCAGATAAAGTATTAGAAGTAATATTTGCTATTCCTAATCGCATACAAATTGTCTGCTTTGCCATAATTTTATAATCATCTTCATCAGTGGTGAATAAAATCATTTCAAAACCTAGAAGTGAGCATTCTTTAAGTAGTTCTATAACGCAACTATAATCTCCGCCAGTATTATGGTAATCGAAAATAGTATTATCAAAATCGAAAGCGACTATTAGCTTTCCGTATTTATGATACTCTTCTAATAGTCGTTTCTTGCAAGCTTCTTTCCCAAAAGGATGATTAAAGTCCATGGTCAATTCTTTGTCTGATTTCTTCAAGAGAATATTCTTTCTTCAAGATACCATCTTCAAAGACAGTCTCTAAGCATCCCTCTTTTTCCTCCTCGATTGAGACCTGGTCGGTAGCAGTATACTTCCCATCCAGACATTTATAGACAGCAATCAAACCTTTCAAAGAGTTCTTAGTACCATCATCAGTTTTAGGATGTTTGAAGATTTCTTTCAATTCGCCATTTACTACGCAAGCAGTAGCCTTAATAGCAAACCCAAGACTATCTCTACTTGCATACTGATAGGAATATGAACCTACTCCCAGAACGAGATTACAAGCCGCCATATGAGCGTTTTCTAATCTCAAGTAGATTTGCTTTTGACGTTCCAGAGTAATAGAATCTCCATAAAGCAGACCAACCTTAGTGCTAGGATAACGGTAATCCTTTGAAGTAGTATTCCATCCGAAGATTTTACCAAGCATATAATATGCCCCATAATATTGACCTTCGGACACTTCAACATACTCTGCATCGTCGTTAAACGGAGCATAGCAGCAATAATACTTACCTTCTTTCATTCTGGTATTGAAGTGAGGATTAGTTCTCAACCCGCAGATTATATCTACTGGGTCTCCACTATCAGGACGGATTACTACTCTACCATCACGAGCCATAATGTCTTTCTTCAGCTTGGGCAAGAAATTTTCAATTACATTCCAGAAATCCCAAGTATCAGATACAATAGAAACAAACCCAGAAGGATACAAATCATTAATTAGACGTTTGAAAGTGCCCAGCTCATCTTCCTCCCCTCCAGCACACATTACAGAGTGTTCTGTTGCTGGAACTGTAGCAGCAATCAATTCCTCGTCTGAATTAGCTCCATAATATTCTTCCAAAGCAGCAATAGCTGGAATAGTTTCACTTCCCACAAAAGAAGTCATATGCGCCATACCAGATATAATTGCGGCTTCCATTCCCGCCATACCTCGCATTGAGAAATCATGACAACAAAAACCAAGATTTACATCTGTTGGAAAACCAGTCTTGCAAGCATGACGATGTAGCTCTTTCTTATAAAGCCTAGCTCTAGTAGCAGATGTGCATGGCATCCACAAGGTACAGCTGATAATAGTCTCTAAGTAGTTAGTTAACCAAAAGAACTCGGGTAGAGTATTTGTAATGGTCATCATGGGAACCCGAATAGGGCACACAGAACCTTCAGGAAGAGCCTTTATGCGAATTGGTAGATACCCAAGGTCATATAAAGCTTCAATATGTCTGTACCCAACGGATTCAATACCAACAAAGTTGTTTACTCTACGATAGAACATCTCCACAGCTTCCTTCTTTGGTAGATTAAAGAAGTTTTTCTCAAACTGTTTAATGAGATATTCTTTGATTAGGTATTGAATACCAAATACTACTGAACCTTCGGTTGCTTCTGGGAAGTATTTATTACTTCTAGGAGTCCAGTTACTATAAACTTGTTCAGTACCTTCGGGGGTACATTCTGTGATGGCCCAACTTGTAACCATCTGTAGCATTAATTATTTCCATTCTAATTTTTTGTTAAAAGTTATTTCTTTTACTTCTTCAGTTTCGAGTTTTCCACCTTTGATAAAGTATTGGTGAATAAGAGTATTAATTGTTCTTGCTCCAAGAGTATTATTGCGAAAAGAACTTTCGAGGTACCCTTTCAAATCACTAATGACTTGTTCTCTATTTACATTAAAGAATAAGTCAAGATAATTCTGCAACAAGTCTGAACACTCCAAGATAGAATACAAATCCTCTAGAGTGAGAGGTTTAGTATTGTAGATTAATCCTACTCTTCCAAGAAACTCTGTTTTAACTCCAAAGTCTCTTAGTCTATCTAATGTAATGTGAGGCTCATTATTGAATGCTCCGGCAAACACAAATAGTACATTATCAATAGGGACTGATATGTACTTCCCATAATCGCCAAAAACACTAGTAGTATCAGACTCTAAAAGTTTGAGAAACTCGTTCTGTACACTGGCAGTAGATTCATTAGCCAGTTGGCTATTAGTGTTTCCGTTGATGAAAAGTTTATCAAATTCGTCTACGAAGACTACGATAGGTGTGTGACTATAGTTAACAAGTGGAGATAGAATTTTGCTTAAACTATTTCCAGAAATACCCTCTTTAGTTATTTGAGCTGCATTAACTTCTAGAAAGTTAAGTTCATTCATATCACATAACTGTTTAATAGTAAAGCTCTTACCAGACCCGCTCTCACCTGTAAGAATAAAGTGCGGTCTTATCTTGCAATTACTATTTACAAATACCTGAAATATTCTATTAACTTCCTTAATTAACTTGTCTTGCCCTATTATCTTACTCATAGTCAATTTTCAATAAATATTTAATATTACCTCCGGCACTCAAATGCCTAAAGCATTTAGTTACGAAGTCCTTGGTTTCGGGATGTATAGCTCTAGGTGAACTTAGAAATTTAATCCACCAGTTGTACTCACTCCCATAGGTAAAATCTTTATTATAGGTTCTCCCAGCAGCCAGATAATCACAGACTAATTCCAAAGCATATTTTCTTGGCATTTTCGCTGGAACTCCTCCTTCATCTAAACTATGAACCCAATATTCATAGTGATGTGGATTTCTTCCTCGATGATGTAGGAAGGTTTCAGAATATCCGTGTATGTTTTTCTCATTAGCTAGAGGACTAATAGTATCGTCCCAATACTTTATTGACCTACTAAATTCAGTATAGCTAAACTTAGACCAGTCATGTACTATTCCCTGCCAATAAAGACCTAACTGGAAACAATAGCGTGCTACCCAGTATTTATGCTTAATGATCCTAATTAGATGTTTAAATATTCGTGTCATGTATTGAGTTTGATAAAAACTTAATAAAAGAAACGTCTACCTCGTAATATTTATCGCCGAGAAACTTAAGCATATATATAATCCAGCTTACTATAGAAAGCGAGACAGCTACAGGAGGAAGACATAGGCTCACTAGGGCTATAACTACAGCCCAACCAGGCACAGATATTCTTCTCCACCTTCTCCACCTTCCAGAACCTAAATAATCTAGTTCATAGGTATGATAAAGTGTATAGTATAGGAGCGCATAGAGCACAACTCCTATACAATCACTTATCAACATAATCTTTACGTCCATACTTAATTAGTATTTCTGGACCACAGAATAATGTATTCCCTATATCCCTTACCATTATACCATAATAAGACATTATCCTCTGTAATATCTACATATGGGTCGTAATAAATAAAGGCGATTATCAAGACTATTGCTAGTATAATAGCTAACATAGATTATCGAGTTTTAACGGAACCAGGTCTAGTGGTTGCAGCTTGGAAATCTTTTCCCTGCTTATCCCACCATGCCTGTTTATCCTTTAACCATTTTACTTTTTTCTTGTATTTCATTGTTCTGTTACGATTACGATTCTGTTAAATTCTCTATCTCCAAACTCAGTAGTGCTTCCGCAGCCTTTAACTATAAGCTTATCCTCTGGAGCGCCATAACTGATAAGGGCCTTCTTCATAGATTCTGCTCTAGCTACAGCTAAGTTGTCATTAAAATCTACTGGACCTTCTTCAGAAGCATATCCTTCAATCATATATGACTTACCACTATTTGAAATATAAGCTGCTAACTCCGATACTGCAACATTAGAAGTTGTAGAGATTTCAGAAGAGTTCTGTAAAAACTGAATTTTAGGTGTAAGAAGTTCTACCTTAGTAACTACTATAGTATCAGTCTTAATTATTTCTACTGGTTTACGAGATTCCAATTCGCTATTCTTAGCCCTCAACTCGTTAATGGCAGCATTAAGACTTTCTACTTCAGCGTCACTATATAGTTTCATCATAGGGAAGTTTCCTTTATTAGACTTAAATCGGTAAGTGGCTCCTATATAAACATTTACTTCATGATTTAGAGGAGTAGTCTTTGGAAGTAGCATATACTCTGGAGTAACATTTAGTGCCCAACTATCAGTAATATTAAAGTTACATCTAATTGCACCTCTTGCAGATACATTATTATAAACATCACCATAAGTATGATACCAACCAGCACCTATCAGTAATACAGGCTCAAATAAACGTCTAGAGCCTTCGTATCCACAAATAAGATTAGTTAGATTAGTAGTTACATTAGCTGTAAGGTTATGGGAATCGAAGAACGTTTTACCGCCTTGATTCATACCTGCCATCATATCTAACTCTAGTCCGAAGATAGGAGTAATTTCTTTACCCACCGCAATATTTACTAATACATCATGAGGTTCAGCCCAACTTCTTGAGTTGTCCCAAATTGTAGTACCTACATTACCAGAAACATACCAGTTATCTTTCAAACTTCCAGTTTCAACAACTTGTGCGCTAGCAAACACGCACATTAAACACAAACAAATAATACTAAAAATTTTCTTCATAATTCTATTAATTAAATTAATCCCACCAAGATCTCATACGTTCAAACTTCAGCTTGTTGTATAAGTACCAGGCTTTTTCTCTTCTCAGATAATCTTTAAGGATTGGGGCATTCCAATCGAGATCAGCAGCCTTAGGGTGGAATCGATTCCAATTTTTAGTATTTATGTGTCTATCTACAAATCCCTTTGACCCAGGTCTGAAGTCGTGGTGATACGCAGAATCTATTTCTAGCACAATATCTAATAGCTTTAGTGCTAGATTTAGCTCTTTTTCGACACGTTCATTGCCTTCCGCAATTCTAGATACCTTAAAGTATTCATACATTCTAATTAGGGCTTGTTTCTCTAAAGAGAGAACAAATCCATAATCGAATGGATAAAACTTCATAGCTTCTTTGATAAGTTTCTTATTCTTATTCTTTCTTAGTTTCATATTCCTGACTTGCTTCAACTGCTAATTTATCTGCGAGATTATTCATCTGAGAAAAGAAGTCTGAACTTGAAGTATGTCCTTTCACCCAACAAAAATCTATATTAGGACAAAATTGCTTTGCCTTATTTAAGACCTTGTCGTATAAATTCCATAACTCTACATTCTTCTTTCTTTTCCATCCTTTAGTAGCACATCCTATGACGTACTGAGAATCTGAGTAAATAGTCAGAGATTCGATTTTACGACTTACTGCATTTAGAGCATAAATTACTGCTAACAACTCACATTTATTATTAGTAGTATTAGGAATCATCTTACTAAATTCATAGGCTTTTTCCCCATCAATTACGAATACAACTCCTACTCCTCCTGTGTCTCTAGACGAGCTAAAAGCTCCATCAGTGAACACTTCTAGCCTGCTCATCAGCAGTATTTACTCTCATGTTAGTTCCGAGTAATATTGCTATCTTTAGCAAATCGTCTTGATTGTCACAAAATATATTATCTAAAATATAGTTTGCATAATCAACAATTCTAACTCTCTTTCCTATAGCACCATATTTTTCGTTAAGCCATTTAAGCTGAGGAGCAAAATCTTCTAGGTCGTCCCCTAAATGCCGTAAAGCCTTCCTAATAGGAACAGGAAACCACATTTTCTCCTTTATCCAGTCTAAATGACAATAACCAAACGCAAATGCTCTACTTAAATCCTTCTGAATAAACTCGTCTAACTCGAAATTTCTCTTATGCCTACCAGCTTCCTCGAAATCATCTTTCAAATCCTCACAAAAAATCTGATTAAATTCAATCATAACTCCAAGTTTCTAGGCAAGCTATAAGTTCCAGCATCCCATATCTGCAAATAACCTTGAATGGTCCAGTAGCTATAGAAAGATAAGGACTTTTGTTGTCATTGTACAGCTTCATTACTTCTCTTAGTAGTATACTAGCATTTCTGGATAGTTCGTAAAGAGTAGGAACTCTGTGTTCGTTCGGACCTACATACATTTTCCATGTACTTTTGCCTATACAGCGACCCTCGTCATCATATTCTCTATGACTCTTGTTCCACTGCATATACTCCAGAACCTTATCAAAATCAAAGTTCTCCATAATGCTTTTGTATTGTTCCTCCAATGGGGGACAATCATCCCTTGTCAGGACTGTTCTCTTTGTTTTGCTCATTTTTGTAACAATTAACAAGATTCTGTAAGTTGGACAACTTATCAGTTCTTACACTGACCAGTAGCCCACCCTTACGTAAGTTGTAACTAAGTTTAATTCCGCAATGATTTAGAATTTCGATAAACTCTCTCAATGCGCTTCCCTTTAACACATTTCTGTAGACTAGTTTCTGACCATCTTGATATCCTGCTCGATAATATTCATTCGCAACATCAGAAATAAGCCATCGCTTAATAGGAGATACCCTACTTAAGAGTTCATTGACTCTGGTTGCGATAAAATCCATATTACTGAATACTATCAATTACAAGACTATCCACACCTAGAGTGTCTACACTCATTGTGTCAGCAACTTCTTTAACGATTGCGATAGAATCGTTTTCTGGAGCCTGAGTCTTTGTATTACCTGCACAAGCAGACATCAGTGCAACCATTCCGAAAAGCAATAGTACTTTCTTCATTTTTCTTAATTTAAATTAGTTAATAATCATTTTATCTATCAAAAAAAAGAGTGGTTCCAGTATCTGTGCTTCACCAGATACTTTCCCCACTCCTATCACTCCGAAGAGCTTGTACCATTATTAGGTTGGTCAACCTCCCTCTTCATCTTGTTGAGAATTTGGGATAATAGTCACCAAGTTTAAAGATTACTTGTAACTGAAGCAAAAGGCTAGAATCCCGAAGGGATTCCGTAACTCCTTCAACACGTGGTTGACGAGCTATGTAGGAAGCTAACGCGCAGGCAAAGATGAAGCCATAGTCAAAGACCTAGCTACACTAACAAAGACTAAGACAAAGACTCTCAATTAGAGAGTAGGTTGTAAATTTTTGTGTAGCCAGCGAATAAAGATTAAATCCATGCGGATTTAAGAATATACTGTTCATAATTATTCCTGTTAAGTATGTTATGTTAGCTTCCTACGGAAGTCCTCTAATTACTTAGAGGAAGAGTCGCCTTGTCTCCTAATCTCTTCGAAAATATCTAAAAGATTCTTAGGCAAAGCGATTTTTAGTTTGGAAATACGTTCCATTTCAGAAGTTTTCCAACTATTGAAACGACTTCTCAACTCTCCTAATTCGGAGGTATATTTGTCGTATTTTGCTTTAAATTCAGCCATTTTCTCACGATACTCTTGTTCTTGAGTGTTAGAAAGTTTATTAACCTCCTCCTTAAGCTCAGCTTTAAGAGCATTTAACTCCTTCTCGTAAGAACGATAGGTGTCTTGAAGAGACATGAACATATTGTCCACTTTTTCTACTTCGATGGTAGGGTCTTGGTAGTAGAGAATTAAATCTCTTCCAGAGCCTTCCTTATAGATAGGACAATTCTCAGCTGCATGAACTTCTTTTCGTGCTTTACTAAAGGCTCCTTTTGGATGAATATACTTTCCATAGGTAGAAGCAAACGCCTCTAATCTTAGGAATTTATTTCTCTTGTTAATATCCCACGACTTTATGATAGTCTCTTCAGTCGGAGAAGGTAGAGCTTCTGGATACTTAGGCTGCTCTGGCAGTCCTATTCCCTGACTTTCTGCCCAATCATCAAGCATAGTAGCAGATACTTTGCCAATCATTCCTTCTTTCTCTTTAATAGCTTCTCGTACCCAAGCACAAAAACTATTCATGGCAGCGACCTTTTCCAAATCATCTTTTATAAAGTCAAGGGACTTTTGTCCTACTGTCATTAACTGCTTTTCTCCTCCACCGATAGAGGCTACAGATACTTGAAAGAATTTCACATTATTCAAGCGTTCCTGTGCTGCTTGAATCATTTCTTGTGCGATGTTCGCATAGAAGTTTGCTGACGTAGAAGTCAACCCTTCATTTCCAAAAAATACACTGTTCATATTAGTTACGTTTTGTTAGTTTATCCACAACATTAATTATTGATTCTTCTCCTGCTATAAATCCATCACGATGAACATTTCTAAGTAAACTCTTCAGAGATTCTAATTCTTCATCTGACTTTAGAGTATTTTTTCTATATATTTCAATAAGTTCTTCTATATATCTTTCCATATTATTGATATTAAATTAGTACCCGAAGTGGGACTCGAACCCACACGCCCATTACTGGGCATCAGAGCTTAAATCTGACGTGTCTACCAATTCCACCATTCGGGCATAGTAATTAGCTATACTCACGTACCGCTAATCAACTTACTATAATAACAGTACAAGTGTTAAATTCAAAGTTAAAAACCGTTAACTTATTTAAACTGCAAACAAATGTTAATAAATTTATCGACATCAGTTCCGCAATCTACATAATTCGGAGTGTTAGCTTCGAAGTATTTGAGAACAGCCTCTGTTCCAAAAAGTCCTATCTCTTCGAAATCATACCCCTCACCGTGAATATCCGATGTAGGCATATTTGGTCTGAATACTAACCAGGCTGTACCAGGAAATTCACAACACGTACAAACAGTCAATCCACTTTCCCTTAGTTTATCTAAGATTTGTGGACTAACTGTTTTCAATACGACACAATTATCCGAGTTCTGAAAGTCGTTGTCTGATTTCATCTTCGGACATACTTTCCATTTTCTCAGACTGTTTCTTAGCCAGCAGTTCAGTCAGGCGTGCCTTCTCAGCTGCCTTATCTTTAGCTGCTTCTCTAGCGGCCTTGTCTTTCAGCTTATCAGTGATAACATCTTTCACAATATTGAACTTTAACTCCAGTTCGCTATTGCTAGGAGTATCATTAGTTATGAAAGATTTTCTAGGACTCTTGGCTAATTCTTCGTCATAGGACACTGCCAGTCTGTCCAATGCAGGCAGACTTAAGTCCCACAAATCTTCCACACTCAAATTACCTTTACTAGTTGCAAAGCGCAACTTCATTTTAGACGCTTGTTTGTACATAATTAGAATTTAATTTTAAATGGTTTATTATCAACTTTAACTACAACCTCGTCGTGAGACGTACTAGAGAATCCCAGTCCACTCAACTGGTTATCGTTGTATTCTGCTTTAGCTCTAGAGCCAATAGCTTCGAATACTCTCTTATGATCTTTTTCGAGATCGGGTCTCAGATATTCATTGAAGAATCCTCGAACTGGGTCAGGATTTTTACATCCATCAATCATGAAGAATAGGTGCTTGTTTCCTATTTCATTACCTTCCCAATAATTTGGAGAATACATGATGCAAGAAACAGTTTGGAAACGCATAGTATCAATGCCCCACTCGTTCATAGACTTGTATGAAGTTGCACCTTCGGCAATTACCGGACTTAGGGTTATATTACCAATAGAATCTACCTTGATAATTGCTACCGCAATATATTCTCTGTCTGACACCATCTTATCATAGTTGAACTTATGAAGTTCTCCATTGATTTCGATTTCTACCTCGAATCCAAAGTCTATATGTTCTCTTTTGCAGAAGTTATGCACACGCACTTCATATCGACCTGCTCTGAGTTTAGATTGGTCAGTCCAGATAATATTCTCGACTGCATCTCTGGTTTTACCAGAACCAGCGTTCATATCTACATCTAGTGTACCACCAGTTAATCCTCTCTTGTGCCCGTAATAGATTTCATTACCACCAGGTTCTGTTACATGGAGGTCAAGGTCATCATAGTTAAACCAATGTAGAGAACACCTTAGGAACCCATTTACGTTACCGCCTGCTGCCTTTACTTTCTCCTTGAATGAATCCGCCATAGAGCCATTATACACCCAAGCGAAGTTATTCTTCCATTTGAACAGCTGACCTGCATCAGGGTTCTCTGGAGCAGTTAGGGTAACAAAATTAGGAATATGCTTATTCTCAACAAGAATTTGCACATCCTTAGAGTGCGGCAATACATTAGTTACAAACTCTGAAATTGAGATTTCAGTAGCTTTGGTATACTCCTTAGGATTAACCGTTGAGGTCTCTTTTAAAGAGTCAAATATACCTCCTTTCATACGTACACGAGTGTCTCTATTTACGAACAGAACGTCGTTCACAGAAATATCTTCTACACGAGCATGACGGCGAGGAAGGGCATCAGTTAACCCAAGTTCTTCAACCTTCTTCTGAGCAGCCTCAATTTGTTTCTTAGTAATAAGAGCAGTAGGTCTCTTATAGTTAGATGGAGCCATAATGTTCTCATAAGACTTAACAGCTCTTTCCAGGTCTACACCATTACTTAAGTCAATCAGTAGAGTTCCCATAGCCGTATTTCTAATTTTAGCTATTGGAGATTTGAAGTTAAACCAACAATAGTTAGTGCGAACCTCTGGTGAGAGATTATCGGCCTCAAGCATAGTTCTTCTGAACTCTTGCAGAGTCTTTAGGAACTCCTCTCCGCGATAGAGATTATTATCCTCTATCAACTCAATTACGGTTTCTACCGCACTTAGTTTAAGCTCGGAAAGAGAACGTTCAAAGACACCAGCTCTAGCTCTAACATCTCCGCGATAACCTGCGGCAGAATCGAAATGATGTACCCTCTTGTTGAATTTAAACTTGTTAGGAATAGTCACGTACAAGTGAGTCCAAGTTCTAGTAGTTCCATCAGGAAGAAGTTGCACATTATGGTCACAACCGTGAAACTCATTAACATCCTGAATGAATATATCTCCTATTCCGGCTTCCTTAACGAGTTTAGCCAAATCAGATGCAGTCTTTTCATAGCCAGGAGTGTGAACATCATCCCAGAAGGTTTTCACCTTGTAGGTTTGAGGGTCTATAGCGACTACCTTACCATAGTGACGTATGAAAGACTTACAAGCATTACAATTGTGATCTTGTCGAATTGTTTCGTCCTCAAAGGAGAGGAGATAACTCATCCACAAAAGGTCTTTGTCTACATTAACTACAAATAAATTATCTGCAATCATAGCATTGAAAGCAGACTCTACATCTTTCTTGAAATCTTTAAAATTCATAATCTTTATTCGTTAAATATTTGATTGCATAATATAATAGTTAGACCAGTCATAACTGCGGTCTCAAAACCCATTACTTCCTTAGTTACTAATAGTATTGTTCCCATCAGAACTATTACTAGTAATCTTACCAATTCCTTTTTCCACCATTTCATGCTCTAGCTTCTTCAAAGTTTCTACACTCTCCTCATTGAACTTATCCACTCCCAGTTCACTAACCTTATATATCATAAGAATTTGGTGAAATCTTAGATAAGGATATTGGTCAATGATTTGACTCAATCTAGTTAATATCTTGAAATTAGCTTTCTTTCTAAATTTGATAGCTTCTTCAATTTGAGCTTCCATATTTATTAAGTATATCTAATTCCAATTCCTTAACTTTACTTTCATACAAAGAATCCTCAGCGTAGCCAATTCTGTCTAGGAATTTGTAGTAATCCTCTTCTGGGTTATACTTACTAAGGATAAATTGTTTATAAGCGAACACACAGCTTATCCAACTATCGAACTTGAAGTAAGACATTGTTCTGGAATTATACAATCCGAACAGATTGTTATTGTCCTTACAAAGTTTCGATTTAAAATTGCCAGATTCCAGAACAGCCTGAGCTGTTATAATTGCTGGATTTGGAAAATCGTAATGCTTCAAAGTATTGTACAATACTTCTTCGTTTACTTCATCCAATAAGTAGAATGGATGCTCTGGCAGCAATACCATTTCCTCCTGTTTCTGATTGAAATGTATCAGATGATGCAAAGAATAACCAGTTGCAAATCCGAATACAATACTAATCATGAGGATAATTAAAACTTTCTTTTTCATATCTCAATTGAATTAATAAATCTCGCATCATTAGCTAATTGATATACAGTAGTATTTAGCTCTGGTACATAGACTATATAGTAGTAATCAAAGAATTGATTATTATCCTCAAATCCTATGATTACTCCTTTTCGTCCTCCATCTACAATGCAGTCTCTATACATATATTTTGCAATATCTTGACGGATTCCGTCATGATTTATTACAGCCTGCAATGCAGAAAGTCCGTAGTAAGATGTATTTACACCCCTTATCTCATGTCCAAGCAAATCTTTATCAAAAGGAGAACTTACTATCATAACAATACTTTAGTTAGGTCTTCTATAGTTAGATTAGCTATCTTCGATAATTCACAGATTTGGTTTGAGAAATCTAGCCTTGTTTTAAGTTCTAAATCCCTCCATTGCCGTACCTCCTCTCGACTCTTTCTAAGTTCTTCTTGTAAGTAGGATATAGCTGCCCTTGCTGACTTTAATTGCTCTATAGAACAAACGACAAAGTGCTTAGCTCCCTTCTTATTTGTAGAAGGAAGAGCGGCCTCAGCCTCTTCAATACTATCGAACTGTCCTAAGATAAAAGGAATATTATTACATTCCTTAATTAAATAGTATTTACTCATCTTTAATTCCTAGATAATCCTTTAATAATTGAATGTTTCCTTCTCTCAAATGCCGAATAAAAGCTTCTCTTTCTCTCTCAAATAGCAGAATTTTACTCTCTAACAGGTCTATCCGTCTTTGTTGATTTTCCTCGTATTCTTCAATAGCGTCAGAAATTGCTTTAAGTATAGAAGATTCCTTCATAGCGCTACTCATTGTAGAACTCTTCGTCCCCATTATCGTCGCCTATAGGATTCTCCCATCCATACTTTACAGCAGTAGCCTTAAACAAAGGCAACCCATACATAGCATAATTCTCTTCAGGATAATTCTCTAAGCCCTCTTCTAGAACTTGATTCCACCTTAGTACCACGTAGAACATTAGGCTAGCTGAAATGCCTCTCTGGTCTAGAGCCTTCTCAAAACCAAACTCCACGTCAGACTTAAGTTGCTCTAGGATATTCTCTCTAGTCCATTCCTTAGGCTCTGGATAAGGCTCATCACCATCGTACTTGAAGCCTATTTTTTCTAACTGCTCTTCTGTTAAAAACTTTGCTAATCTAGAACCGAAACGGTCATCGAGAACTACGGCATAGTCTTTGTAATTGTCTAAAATCTCATTTAACGTTTTCATTTTTTACATATCTTTTAGGTAAATATTTTGAGGATATTCCCCGAATACTGATAGAGTTACAGCACAAATCCATACCCTGTCATTGTAATTCTTACTTTTGCATAAGTAAGTTGCTCCACATTCATCCTCCTCAATTTTAGACAACGTTATCTTAGCTGCAGCTGGGTCAACCATCTGCAATCTAACAAACTTATTATCTAGAGAATCAAGAAGTTCATCTGCACCACCAACCATTGCTAGTTCCTCTGGTGTTCCGTCATAATCTGGCCACCAATAGAACCAGACTCCTCCAACCTTTACAAACTCAAATGTTTTTCTCATCAATTATTAATTATATTAAACAAAAAATACCCCAACAACTTCCGCTGCTGGGGTACATAGTAACGCCAACGGGATTCGAACCCGTATGGCAGGCGTGAAAAGCCTGAATCCTAACCATTAGATGATGGCGCTATCCTACTGCACAATCAAGCTATAAGCTTCTTGCAACAGTTTAATAGTTGGAACCATATGGTTATCAACAACTATTATTTTATAAATGTTCAGAATTTCTTTGTAGGTTAAAGATGTACAAGTTAGAAATATCTGCACATCTTCGTTTACAGAACCATTTGACAATCCCAAATCTACTTTAATCATACTGGGTAATGTTCCAATCTGAGAAATATCCCAAGTAGATTTAGTTCTCCTGAAAACTTCCCGCTGTTTGGAAATAAGTTGCTTTTCTTTCAATCTAGACTCAATAATAGTACCATCAAACGTTAACGAACCTCCATCGGTATTACTATTATTTAATGCTAGCTGAATCTTCTGAACTGCAGAGTCTTTAGGTTTTGGCTTAAGTTGCACTCCTTCCTTCAAGCCCTTAATAATCTGCAATGAAGGAATAAAGTCTTTTATTTGAGTTGCATTCCACACAAGAAATTTTCCAGGACTATCTTTAACAGTAACTATATACTTAGTCCCTCCGTTCAATGGAATAATCACTTGTAAGTCTGCATCACTCATTTTACTTAAATGGTCTGATACTCTAACTTTGACGTTTCCAATGACAAAGTAGCGAGAAACAGTTGTTTCTGCTTCGATAATCTCAGTAGCAGTTGCTACTAAATACTTTTCTAATCTAGTCATAAAAATTAATCTGATTTAATGGTTAAGATCCCCCACTCGGATTCGAACCGAGGTCTCGAGATTACAAATCACGTGTTCTAACCAACTAAACTACAGGGGAATAAATGCCGAGACTGGGGGATTCGAACCCCAACCTTCACAGTGACAGTGTGATATGCAAGCCATTACACCACAGCCTCGAAAATGCAGGTATTTATCTCGTTACACCTGCGAGTCCGGCAATCCTTTCTTATATACCGCGTGAGCTGGCGGTTTTGTAGGGCTAATCAGACTTGAACTGATAACCTCCACATTATCAGTGTGGTGCTCTAACCAGTTGAGCTATAGCCCTATTATGTGGACCTAACGGGAGTCGAACCCGTGTCCAAACAACCCTCGTTACAAGGATAACGTGCGTCTCATTTTTATTACATCAGCTAGGGAGTTCTAGCATTTAGGTAGTTTTATAAGTCTTACAAGAGTCCATACTAAGTATTTCTCTAGATGCTTATCTACAAGCTACCAAACTATAGGGCTGACCGAAGTCAACGTTCCACCACTCCATTTACGTTGGAGAACGGGATGATACTTTAGAGATTCGTCACATCTCATGGAACACATCTTCCATCTGTTTTATGACGTAGGAGATTCAGTCTTACTAACTCTTAGAGTGTTCTGATTAAGAGTATATTACTAGGATTAGAGCCTAGCTCTCCATTATATCAATATACTCAACCTCTTCTGTTTCTAGGTCTCTCCCGTAACCCGACTTAGTTAATAGTGTCTACCAACAAGCCAGCAGCTTAGGCTGCCATTCTTACTTCGCTATAAGTAGCATTTATTGTTTTTTCTTCGTTTAAAGAGATTGCGCTCTACACGTCCTTATAATTTGTAATCGCCTGTCAAATCCAAGTAGGCCCATACCCAGTTTATCTTTAATTAGAAAACTGGAAAAAGAAATTATAACATTATAGTTGTACCCTCAGGTAGTGTTCGTAACTTAGTATTAGTATAGTCTCTAGCACCCTTACTAAATATCTCAGGATAGTAAGAACAACTTCCTAATATAAATAGTGCAAGTCCACATCTTTGAATTATATCTCCGTTAGATACTGTTCCATCCTCAAACCATTCTATTACTTCTGCAAATTCCCCATCCTTTAGGTCTTTAAGTTGGATTATATCAGAGGCCCTATTTACTACTTTTGCCATAAATACATTGTTTGATTATGTCTTTAGTAATTATTCCACTATCACGAGTAAGAGAATCTAGTTTCTCTATATCAAACTCGTCTTTATGAAATTTGAATTGAATCCACGTTGGTTCACTTGGTCTGAAATCTAGATAAGTCTTACACTTGTCAGTTCCTAACACTTCATGCACCATAGCTAGAATACGCTCACCAGCAGCTTTAGTCTTTACAAAGCCAGAAACATCTGGATAGCCAGGACCACGAGAGTTCCAATATTCTCCTTCTTCTGGACGTTCGTCAACTGGTTCCCAATTCCATGCAGGAATACCTTTTCTAGGATGTTCAATTCTGATTGCGCTTTCCATAACCCATTTAGATTTCGGGTCTGAGGGATTTTCTGGATGGCAGCCATATTTGACTATTCCCATTGGATTTTCGCTTCTAACTTCAAATTTTAACTTGCAATGTCTACAAGTTCCAGATGTTAGACCTCCTCCAGAAACTCCACTACTTATAACAGAATCGCACCCACAATTAGGACAACCCCACAGCTCATATTCGCTATATAATACTGATAACATTAGTTATTCAATTTAAATTCTACTTCTCTTAAAACAACATACGACTTGCCATCTTCTCCTTCTTGAACACATCCGTTAGCCTGCAAGAAGCTAATAATGAACTCCATAGGGATATGATAACTATCTGTAACAAGCATACCGTTACTTATATGGTAACGTTCTTTTCTTTCTAATCTAGTGGGATTACCGTTTAGAGTAATCTCACCAGAATATTCATTCTCTTTATCAGGTTTAATTCCCTTTATGTAAATAGAACTGCCTGATTCAGCTAAGTAGACCTGTTGTATTACGCTCATAGTTCTGGAACATCTGAACGGTCATCATAATAGCCTTCATCCCCAACGAGCTGAGCCAAGCATCCGTGCATATACGGAACTAATTCCGGTCTTTCTCGATAAGTTCGGAATAAAAGCCAACTCATGCTCATAGAGTTTCCAGTATGTCCGTTATCAAAGAACTGAAGTTTGTCCTTAATAGCATCAACTAAGTCGTATAAGCTCTCATATTGCTTCAAGAAGTCTTGATACTGTTCATCACCGAAATCTTGGAAAAATTCCGAGAATGAAAGAGCTTGCTTTATACATAACATTTCATACTCAAACAAGTCATCCTCTTCGAAGGAATGGTCGGTTGTAGCTGAGAATAGACGATTAAATCGTTCGATTCTGTTTTGAAACTCTACAGGGAGAGTTTCTTTGGTAAGATTTTCGTAATTCATAATCTAAAAATTAAGTATCTAATTAATTACTAGTAGCGGGAGAGGGACTCGACCTTCAGGTTATGAGCCTGACTAGCTACCTCTGCTAACACCCCGCGATATTACAAATGTTTTTTAAATATTTCACAATGATTGTATTCACCTCCCCAACGTATGGGATATTCTTCTTCCTTGGCTTTCTTATAGCCTTCGGCTTCCTTTTTATCCAGAAATATCTGACACTCAGTTTTATAGTTCTGAGGCGCATTAGCTGGATGATGATTCACTACGTATACTTTCATAATTATTTAATTTTGTTGTGGACACGCAGGGACTCGAACCCTATCTTCCGGTGTGCAAAACCAGCGCTCTAGCCATTTGAGCTAACGGCCCATGTTTGAGATTTTCTTTTTAATTGGTGACATAACTCATAAATTTCCACTGTTAGGATTCCATAACCTAACATCACCAGATAAGTCTTTAATTAGTTATATTCTGGATACATAAGTTTGTAACTATATATCTTTTAACGGCAACCATCCGTTTAACAATTCTCAAGTTCAGCTTGCCTATTATAACTACGCAGGGACTGGCTTCGACTTATTAGCATAAATGCTAACAGACCCCGACTGGATTTTTACCTTGCCAGGTTAGTATTTACTTAATAATTACTTTCTTAGCGCTTTCTCTAGCTTGCCTAATCTTATAGTCTCTAACTACTTCCTTCATATGGGTATTAAATTCTTTCATATCCTCCCATGATACAGGATTAGATAGTTTAGGCTTAGTAAATATGCTATAACTTTCTAGGCTTTTCATTTTCTTCTTTCTGTTTACGAGCCTTCTCACACGCTTTCCGTCTCATTACGTATGGACAATTACAGCACCCACTAGCAGGATTATACCAACAACAATAATCACATTGATGCATATCTAACAGCAAATTGTTTATTTCTCTTTGTTAATACTTTAATCGCTTCCCATATGTCCTTAATATCATTTGGAATTTCACCTTTCTTGTCCATCATATTCCTCTTTCTGCACTCTCTAGACACTTCCCTAAGAACTCGTCTTTTGATAGTAGAGTTAACCTTCCTTATTTTCATACAAATCTAATTTTTCAAATCTAACAAAATGTCCACCGCCTTGTTGAGGCGGAAGTATCAAGTTTGGGAAGCGACTACTCCATAGTGCTAATCCAAGAGGAGACGTGCTTGTAAAAAACTCTCCAAGTTCCGATATAGGTTTTTTCAGTTCTCTAAGTTTTTCCGAAATTTCCTTATACCTTTTACTCTTTTTATTAATCCCACTTCGCTGTGCCTCTAACTCAGCTATATTATCTAATATAGGTTTGACAATAGACTTGTAGTCTTCCTGAGTTATTAACAGCTTAACTTGACTTATACCATTTGCATAAGTAAGTTTAAACTTTCCAATAGGTTGTACTATCATATCTAATTAATTAAAAGTTGGTGGATGCTAGCCGTTTCTATTCCACCATTGCGTACTACAGTGCTAGCTACCGTCTAGACTACTCTCTTCCTCACATCGGTCTAGAGTTTGCTGGATTACTATTGCTTAGTTAAAAACTAAGGAGGGTTCAGCAAAAAGGCGTATGGTGCAGGATTCGAACCTGCGATGGGATTTCTCACGACGGGTTAACAGCCCGTCGGCCACTTGGCTAACCATACATATTATTTCCTCCCAGACATCTGTAAGTACCCCATTGGTACTTACCTTTTAATGATATTTTTACTCTTGTCCTCTATATGGAGGAGGTATTGTTCCCGACACTAACCAAGTGTAGTTCTTAGAACTCTGTTCAAAATACCATTTAGCAGCCTTCTTTACAACATTAATTACTTTCTTCATAACATTAAAGTTTAAAATTGTTAATAATTAATCTAATAACAGAGCCACAAAAGGAGTTTAGTTGCGGAGGTAGGATTCGAACCGTTTATGACGATTTCTAGGTTATGAGCCTAGCGAGATGACCAACTTCTCTACTCCACGATATTAGTAGCTAATTTACATCCGCTACTCAGGGATGCCTTTCACGATAAGGGACGCCCTTCTAACCGTAGGTGACGACTGGGTGATAACGTAACCAGACACGTTAACTATTGTAGTTAAAAGACTTGCACGTCGAGACTCGGTGGTCAGATTCGAACTGACGAATCAGCAGATTTGCAGTCTGAGCCATTAAACCACTCTGGTACACCGAGGTGACTACTTCTCCACCCCGTAAGACTAGCTATTCGGAGATAAGACCAGTTACAACTTGTAACTGCTGTGGAGCCTTGTTTCGTCGTTCCGATTAAAGGATTTGAACCTCCCACTAATGCTTTATTGGTATGGGCGCTCTACCATACTGAGCTAAATCGGAAAAGAGTGGATAATGAGAATCGAACTCACATCCTCGGCATGGCAAGCCGATGCACTAACCATTGTGCTATACCCACAAATGTGCAGGTAGAGAGACTCGAACTCTCCCCTCCAGATTGGAAGTCTGGCGTGCTCAATCCATTAACACCACACCTGCATAATGGAGAGTTTTACGATACTCTCCTAAACGAATTACTCAGATAACAGCTCCTGCATATCAATCTCGCCAGCTACCTTAGTAATAGCGATTTTGAACGGATTCCCCTTGATTTTGTCAAACAAGTGAGCATCACGAGTTTCTTTCACCTCGTCAGGGACGTTAAATTTCTTCTTGCCTTTCTCTATGGTTTTCCATGTAACCACCTCGCAGCGAGTTATCTCGTAAACGCTGTCGTTTCGGTCAACGTAAACCTTGAAAAAGTTCTTTTTGTAGTTGAACTTCTCAACCCTTTTGAAATTCTTGGGATGAGCGTGGAACTTCAAGTCGCATTTTCCATTAGCTAAGAAAATCAATTCTGCCATAATAATACTCCGCATAGTCGGAGATTCAAAGTTAAACTATGTTAATTCCAGTCTTTCGTCTGGCACTCCACCTCGTTTTAACCAATAGCTACTATTATTCACTATTTGAGCTAAGCTCTAAACTGGGATAAAGGTATTAGTCTATGTAAATAAACGGTTTTCCAAATTCTTCCATGAAGGATTCAAACCATCCCTCCATTTCTTCGTCACTATCAAAATAGATAGATTCATCATGTCTTTTAGAGAACTCTAAAATGATATGAGGTTTCTGATATACTATTCCATCCTTGTAGAAGGCATATCTCTTCTCTAAAGATGAAATCATTTTTTCTTCCGTATAAGTTCCAAAACATGGGTCCCAATAATACCAATAATCTCGATGTATTTTCCAAAACAAGAATCGGTAATCGTCCACATAATGTACCCAATCGGGATGCTTTCTAGTTTTAAAAACTAAAACTCTCTTTACTAAACTTCCATTAATATACTTGTCCATACTTTAATCCCAATATTCTGGGCAGTTTTCAGTCATTAATAATCCCTTTTCGCAAAAGCCTTTATCATAGAAAATGCAGGATGAACACGAAAGATTGTCCCTAGATTCATATTCTTGAATACCTTCTTGAATATCTCTTTTTGCTTTATATCTATCCTTTCTATTCTCTTTCTTGTATTCATATTGCATCATTCTGCTTCTATAAGGAGAAGTGCAATTCTTAAGCATCTTTGCGTATTTAGAACTATCAAGGAAATCCGTAATTGACTCACAGACCTTCAACGCCTTATTCCTTATTATAGGAACATTATACCTTACATTGGCTTTAATCCCGGCAACAGGTACGTAAAATTTACCGCAAGCGTTGTAAACCTTTTTAGCTCTCGAAATCCACTTTCTTTTAGAAAGTTCTCTTCTTAATTCTCTATCCATAAGCAATAAGATTAGTGTAGAATCTAGAGTGGGATTCGAACCCACGAAACACGGTTTTGCAGACCGTTCCCTTAGACCGCTCGGGCATCTAGACATAAAGGGGAGACTAGCTCCCCAAGTTTTATAGTACCAAAGAGTTGTAAGCACCTCTACGATACAGAGACGGTTTACTATTTGGATCTTTAATCCAGTAGTAATTAATTTCGTTGCCGTCTTTAGTAACTACGATTCCTAGTTTCTTGTCAATCGCAATAATTTCGTCATCATAGAAGTCATCTCCAACTGCCAGATTGCAAATGATGGGATTTCCAATGATAACTTGCATAAGTTTGTTTCTAGT